GCGGTTCTGGAAACATCGGAAACCATCGGTTCATCGGGAATCAGATCCGTTGCGAACGTTCCACTTCGACTTCCTGGAGCAGCGGCGTCAACATGATGGAGGTGACAACGCCGCGCAACATCGTCTCCAATAACCAGTTCTACCTGCGCTACATCGGTTACTCGAACACCCAGCAAGGGAGCGTTCTCGCCATCGATCAGTACGACAACGTCGTCGAGGGCAACATCTTCATTGCTTGGGATTGTCGGACTTGCATCGAGATCGTCGGCGGTCCTACCCGGTGTCGGATTGTCAACAATTCGATGACCGATATGGACCACGATGGCACCGGCAACGGCTACGGGATCTACTTCAACTTGGGCACGTCTCAGCTGGAGGGCGTGACCATCATCGGCAACATCTTTACGGCCACTAGTGCAGCGGAGCACACTTCCATCGATAGTTCGGACGGTACCGGTACATACTACGTCCGGCACGCCGTGGTCATGGGCAACATCCAGCAGACGGTCGCGACGATCCCGGTGGCCAAGTTCCTGTACTCGACGTTCCTCGGAAACGTCAACCGGAGCGTCAGTTCCACTGCCGGAACGTCCATTTCCGGCACGAACGCGTCGAACGTCTATGGCGACGACGACGAGACCGGGAACCCGAGCACCAGCGCGCCGGGCGCGAACCAGTAGGAGGTCGAGATGCCGACGCGGCAAGAGCTTTTGGCGAGCATCGAATCCAAGTTGTCCGAGATCGAGACGGCCAGGGCCACGTACATCACGTCCTTGGAGGAGGATCTGGCGAGTCTTCGAGCCCAGGTCGAGGCAGAGGAAACTTCTTGCGGATGTTCGACCTTGACCAAGATCGAAGATGGCAAGTACCAGTGCTCCAACGCGGATTGTCAAAAGGAGTTCGAGTTCGCGAGGTAATCTCCGGCGCAATCCATCTGGTATATTATATCCAGGACTTTTCGATCCTGGAGGATGAGATGACCGAAAACGACAAAGACAACGACAACGTGCGCAACATCTACGAGAAGCCGGAGGAGGGTTCTCAAGTTCCGGAATCCGAGGATCCCGAAGATGGTGCCGAGGAAGTGTCCGAAGATGTCCCCAAGGAGGATGCTCCGAAGCGAGATCCGCAACGTTTCATCCAACTGAACCGGTTGCACGCCGCCGAAGCCCAGCTGGCCGGCCTCAAGGTCCAGGAGGCCGAGAATCGGATCCGGCAGGCCAACCGCGAGCTGGAGCAGGCCCAGAAGGACCTCAAGCAGGCCCAGAAGGACCATCGGGAAGCCCAGATGGAGGGACAGCAGGCTGCGGACCGGATTCTCAAGGAGATGGCGCTCTCTTCTCAGAACGTCATCAATGTCGACAACAAAGTTGTGGTGCCCCCCAAGGGGCAGGAGTTCGTGGTCTTCTTGAATGACTGATGATCTGAAAGAAAGCTTCATTCCGACGCGCAGGGCTGCCGCCAACCAGTTCCAGCCTCGGCTCATTAACGCCGACCCCTCCTATCATCGGAGGGAGCTGGCGGCGAGCGTGTTGCCGAAGGGTGCCACCTTGGCGATGACGCCTTCGCGTCGCGAAGGTTCTGGCTACTTCTCTGGGATGCCATACGGCGTCACGCCGTATTCCGGTGGCGGAGGTGGAGGGGGCAGCTCGCTGTACCACATGCAGCGGCCTTACCTGCCGCAGGTCGAATCCCCGGACCGAGTTCAGTATCCGAAGAGCCGGGAGGAGGCCAACGAGGACTGGCGACTGTTCCATCGTGTCGATCCGATCTTCGGATGCGCGATAGACATGTACGCCGAGATGCTCGTCAGCGACTTCGACATCGTGGTCGGGGACGAGAAGAGCCACGAGATCCGGGACACGCTGGAATACATGTGTCAGGTCACGAACCTGATGGATCGTCTCCGGTACATCGTTCGCGACTACTTGGTCTTCGGCGAAGCCATCCCCCACTGTTTCTTCGATGACGATCTGGGCATCTGGACCTACATCGGGATGCATGATCCCGACTACGTCGAGGTCATCGACGCTCCCATCGTCAACATGGACCCAATCCTCAACTTCGTGCCGGACGAGAGCATCCGGCGGCTGCTTTCGGATGGATCTCCGGAATCGAGGGAGTTCCGGTCGAGGTTGCCCGCCGAGTTCGTGGCCAAGATCATGGCGCGGCAGAAGATCAGGCTGAGTCCGCTCAACGCCACGTTCATTCCGAGGAAGCTCCATCTTCATGAAGTTCGCGGAACGAGCCTGGCGAGTCGGATGTGGCGCATCTTCATGGTCGAGGATGCGGTCTACAACAGCACCATCGCCACCTATCGAAGACACGCGGCCCCGGTCAAGGTCATCAAGTTGGGTGATCCCCAGACCGGGTGGATCCCGGCTCCCGGTGCCGAGGTGAAGTTGCTGGAGATGTTGAACCGCGCCGAGGCCGACCCGCAGGCGTGGATCATCTACCACTACGGCATCAACTTCGAGGCCTGGGGCACGACCGACCGCGCCATCTCGATTCACCAACAGCACGACGTCATCGAGAAAGTGAAGTTGCTGGCGCTGGGTCTTTCGAAGAGCTTCATGACCGGCGAAGTGACCTACGCTTGTAGCCTCTCTCGCACTCCTGTGCGGAAGGGGGATTCCTCATACGTAGGGGTTGAAGAGATTCGGAAGGGCGATGCTGTAATGGATCGCTTCGGGAAGTCTCGTAAGGTAGTTGATGTCTTGGAGTATCCGGCTCCGGACGAGATGGTCAAGATCACTTTATACGGTGACCGCGAGCTTACTCTTACTGATTACCACGAGCTTCCTGTATTCGCTCGACCACATAAATGCTTGTGTGGTTGCGGGGAGGATCTTGGGGACGAGAAGGGAACAAGTCAAGGACGACGGCAATGGCGCTCCTTCTCTCCGCAGCATCACAAGAATACCCTCCGTGCAGGTCGAGACCGCGAGTGGATCGACTACAAGCACGGGGACGCTGTCATTGCGTCTTTCCCCAGTGAGCACTATCCTTATCAACGGTTGCGCGCTGACGAAGTTCGTATGGGGGACTGGTTGATGATCCCTCGCGGATTCGAGGTGTCCGCTACTCCTTCTTCAGAGGAAAATTTGGCTAAGGCCAGGTTGCTGGGATACTACGCGGCGGAGGGTTCGACGGAGTTCACGGTTTCCGATTCTGGAAACAAGACGACGAGGTTCTCGTTCGGGAGAGTGGATTGTGCCAAAGAAGAGTTCTACGTTGCGGATGTGGCCGAGCTGTTGGAATCTTTTGGTCACCTCTGTACCATCCAGCGTTCCTACAAGCAGCCTGACTCGGAGGTTCCATCTTTCACGGTGTATGTTCCCACGACGGCAACCCCGCTGAGCACCTATCTGGAAGAGAATGGAGGAAAAGGGAGTGGCACGAAGCGACTCTCGTCCGAGGTGATGGGCTGGAACCTGGAGTTGAAGAAAGAACTCCTGAAAGGCATGTATCGAGGCGACGGCTATCTTTTCAAGAATGGTAATCGCCTCGATGTAGTATACACTACTACCTCGACTCAACTGATGCGACAGCTCGAAGTTATTCTCGCTCAGTTGGGGTATTCATGCTACGTGCATACCTCTCCTGAGCGCAGGGACGAGAAAGGGTACGTCCACCAGGAATGTCATTATATTACTTGTTCCGGAAAGCAAGCTCGACCTCTTGCTGAGCTGGTTTGGTCGGAGGTTTCTGCTGTCTGGGATGAGGTAGATTGGACTGGGTTCGAGAAGGATAACCATCAAGGTGAACGTCACGAGGTTTTCGTAGACGACGAGTACATCTATCTTCCGGTCAAGTCGGTAGAGACTGTGCAGGTGGACAAGAAGCTCAATCCTTACGTTTATAGTCTGACGGTACAGGAGACGAGCAGCTATACATTGAACAACGTCGCATCGTTCAATTCGGCCAAGAGTGGTCTTCAGGTCTTCTTGCGCCGGCTGCTCTCGCTGCGTCAGTTCCTGGAGAACTTCTGGCTCTATCCGAAGTTCTTCCGCCCCATCTCCGAGATCAACGAGTGGTTTACCGCGAAACCCTCTGAGGTGCATCATCGCTACCGCATCAAGCGGACCGCACAGGAGATCGAAGAGGAGAACATGATCCTGATGCCCACTCTCAAGTGGCGCAACAAGCTCGATCCGGGCGTGGATCAGGATCTTCTCCAGGCCTATGCGATGCTGGCGAAGTTTGGCATCCAGATCTCCGATTCGACCGTTGCCGGGGCCGTGGGTCTCGACGCCACCGAGGAACTCGAAAAGTCCATGAAGGAGTTCAAGTCCAAGCGCGAGAAGATCGAACAGACCCTCGGCAAGGACCTGGCTCGGGAATTCCTCCAGCAGACGCAGCAGGCCGGCGCTGGAGGCGCGAAGCCGCCCGGAGGACCCGGAGCAGGGGCCAAGCCTCCTGGAGCAGCCGGAAAGCCTTCTGGAGGCATGGACGACGTTTCGAAGCCGCCGGGGAGCGCTCCTGGTGGGGGAGAGGCCTTGGACGAGGGAATCGAACGTCCGGCAGGCGGTGGTCTGCCGACTGGTGTCGGTGACTAGCACATGGGTGAGAACTATCGTCAGATCGTCCAGGAGGTTCTCAACTCCTATCCGGACGATCAGCCTCTTCTGAAGTTCGATGACTTCTTCGTCGGAGGAGCCTACAAGCAGCAGTTGCCGGACTTCGCGGCGAGCCAGAAGCCGCTTACCTGGCAGCTGACAGGCATCTCCGACGTGGAAGCTTTGAAACGCGGTGAAGTACAGCAGGAGGTCCTTGTCGAAGCCGAGAACGATCTTGACGTATTCGTTCCTGAAAAGGTGGATCTCCTGGACGAGGAGCAGTACGAGAAGTTGTTCATGGCAATGAAGTCGCGAGCTTTTCGAGTCTTCAACTTCTTGGACATCAAGTCTGCCGCTCTCGGAGACATCCCTATCAAGGAGAAGGATCTCGTACTGGACGAAGACGACTACTACATCATGGACTACCTGCGCGGAGCGGTGTCGGATTACTACGCCGTCGCCTCCATCGCCACGTTGCTCGCCTACGAGAACATGGGGATCTACACTGTCCGGTTCCGGCAGCAGGATGGTTGTCCGATCTGCAAGGCCCTCGACGGCATCTTCTTCGAGACGCGGTCTCTCATCAGCTTGCTGGGAACGGGGGATCACGTCTCGCACCGTTACTGCGATTGCCAGCTCGTTCCCGTCATCTTCCGGGAGATGTATAGCGGCCCGTTGGAGGGCTATCTGAACTTGGAAGAGACGCGGCATGGACCGGTCACGATCTTGAACGCGCCGTTGGAGTTGGAGGTCGAGCTGCGGCAGCTGTCCGAACAACTCGATGTCGACTGTATCGAGTTCGTCGACATGAAAGATCACCTTCGGGAGAACCTGGAGGTCACGGATATCGAGGGCGTCGTCGCCATCCTGGAAGACGGGGTGCTCTCGGTCCACAACAGCTACGTCGGGTCTCACGGTCCGCTGGACTTTCTCCGTGAATTCGCCGAAGCGGACAGTCTCCCGGATCGGATTTCGCCAGCTTCCCTCGAAGATGCCGAGATCTACTTGATGGGGGGAAGGCGCGTGGCGAAGAAGGACGGGAAGTACTGGGATCCCGAGACCGGCGAGCGCTTGAAATGAGGAGGAAACATGTCGTTCAAAAAGACAGGTGATGCGCAGCCGTTGAGTCAGCCTTTCCCTGCGAAAAAGAACGAGAAATCCGGAAAGCCATCTGACAAAAAGCCGGAAAAAAAGCAGGAAAAGTGAGATACTTCGTCGTCACCGATCCGACCGAGCTTCCGGTCGCAGTCGTCTTCCACGACTACCGTGATCAAGTTCTCTACTGCCGCTCCAAGAAGGAGTCCTTCCTGCGCGCGTTCAACGCGGTCTGCGCGCGATCCGGCATCGAGTTCGTCAAGGAAGATGCGGTTTTGCGCGCCGTGCAGCACGGCCCCGAAGATTATGATTGGATGGGGTTAATCCTTGATCAAGTTTGTGAAGATTATTGGTCGGTATCCGATATAGGTGAGGTTCGGCACACGGAAGTCAGTGTAGACGCGGTGATTCAGAGATATCTCGCCCCATAATCTGTTTTTTTCACAACTTTAAGGTTCCTAAACCAGATTGATATATAATATCGTCTGGAACTGCGGATTAGTGTGTTGAATCATGTCGTTCTGGAAAACAGCAAGTATCTCCGTCCTCGGCGTCCACGCGGATCACGGCTGGAATAAGGTCGCGACCGAAAAGTTCGCCTCGTTCTATATGGACGGCGGCGAGATTGACATCGAAGCCGCGCTCGACACCGTTGCCGACGCCTACCGGATATCTCGCGATCCAGATGATTATCTCCTGATTCCAACGCGGGCCAACTCGACGGATCGCCCGAACGAGAACATGGACGGTTGGCGCAGGGGAGAGCTGCTCCGGTTCGATCCTCGCATCGGACGCCGGGTCTATCAGACCTATCTCCTCAAGCCGCATTTCGTGAACCATAACGCCTCCAACTTCGCCCTGTCTCGGGGAGTCATCCTCGACGCGCACTACAACGACGTCAATCCGGCCAACGACATGGTCAAGGAAGCGGTCTTCGAGGCGACCGGTGAGATTCCCGATCGCGATGAGTTCGTCGAGACCTTGATCGCGATGGATACCACCAAGGATCCTCGCCTGGCGGAAGCGTACAAGAACGGTTCCGTCGACAAGTTCTCGATGGGTTGCGACGTGGAGAGCACCGAGTGCTCTGTCTGCGGCAAGACCGCGATGACCACCTTCCAGTTCTGCGATCACGTCCGCGCCAAGCTCTCGAAGCGTGCCTATCCCCTCGACGGTGGTGGCACGCGACGAGCTTTCGAGTGGTGCAACGGTACGATCTTCGCGGAGGAATCCGCCGTGGATGATCCTGCCGACAAGGATGCCATCGTCCAGGAGGGTCTCTTGCAAGCGGTTGCGAGCGGTGCGCGCGTGTTGACGGCTTCCGAAGTCCGTCAGATCACGGCGTTCGTCGCGAAGCATCCGCGCGACATTCCGGAGCCCCTCGCTGCCTTGATCACATCGGCCCTCCAGAGGGCGTCAGGAGTGAACTGATGACGCAACATCGACTCCAGCTTCTCAACACCGTCAAGGAGCTTCACGAGGCCGGGACGGTCAAGCTTTCCGATGCCGACAAGGCCAGGATCGAGGCGGAGACCGCCGATCTGATCCAACGTTCGCTCTTGAACTCGAAGCTGGCGATGAAGGCTCCTCCGGGTTTTGACGCGCTGCTCGAAGAGCTGAAGAAGGCCGAGGACGCCGATGCCGCCTTCGAGACCGTGGTGAAGTTCTTGGATTCTCTCGAAGGCATGGAAGTTGAGTCCGAGGAAGAGGAAGAAGAGGAGGAATCCGAAGAGGAGGAATCCGAGGCGAAGAATGGGGGGCCGGAGATGGGCGAGAAGAAGCCCGAACCTCCGAAGCCGAAAGAAGAAAAACCCTTCCCTCCGAAGCCGAAAGACGAGAAGAAGCCCGGCCCACCCGAGGGCGGTCCGCCCAAATCCGGTCTCCCGAAGCCCGGTGAACCCAAGGAAGACGAGATGAAGGAAGCGCGGCAACAGCTCCTGCGCCGAGCCCAGGAGCAGGAGACCCCCGAAGGCGGCATCAGCGATCTCCAGGAGAAGAAGCGCGAGAAGGCCGAAGCGCCGTCCGCTGACGAAATGGGCGTCGGGGACATGACGCCCGTCGCCAGAGCCGCGAAGATCAAGGTCGCGCTGACCAAGGATCGTAACCTCGTAGCCTCTCATCAGGATTTCGGTCCCGTGTTCTATGCGATGCCGGCCCCGGAAGTGAAGCGTGACGAGAACGCGCTGCGCCGGTTGGCCAACAAGGTCTTCGGGATCGCCCTCTACCAGGGCTTCAAGGAGGCCGCGCGCCTGTGCAAGGCGAAGCTGCTCATTGAAGCCGGGGTCGATGACGACGTCGTCACCGACTCCCAAGTGGAGGTGCCCCCGGCCACGCAGGGCATCACTGCCGATGAGGAGACCGATACGCGAGAGAAGCCAGAAGAAGGTGATTCCTCGGCGCTGCCGGGCATGGAGGTCGACACGCGCGAGAAGCCGCCGACCGTTTCCGACACCAAGACCAAGATGATCACGAGCAAGCGCAAACGCATCGCGTTGGCGAGTGCTCGTCATCGCGGCAAGGATATTCTCGACGAGGCCGAGGGCGTCACCCAGACGCACAAGCCCTCGAAGCCGTCCGGCGATACCACCGATGACGCCGAGTTCAACAGCCAGGAAACGCCTCCTGCGCCTGCCGGTGACGTGCTCGCCGACGCGGACAACGATATTCGGACCACTCAGGCGAACATGAGCGAGCTGTACAAGCACCGGCTGGAGAAACGCCTCGCCGCCGAGAAGGAGCAGTTCGTCCGGAAGTTCACGCGGGCGCTCAGGATCGCGGGTACCCGAATGCTGCTCAACCACGAAGAGCATCCGCTCAAGGTGGCAGCGGTCGATGTGCTCACCGGGGAGGACATCGAATTCAGCGACGGCGAGCGCTATACCGGCATGGATGTCGGGACGGCGGTCGAGTTGACCGAGCTGATCGCTTCCGAAGGTCATGAGAGCTTCATGACCCGGCTGCTCTCCCGAGCTGCCGATCTGCTCGAAAAGGACGATCAGTATCTCGCCGATGCGGAGACCGATCTTCAGGATCAGGCTCCTGTCCCGGTGGGAGACGGTGGTCAAGCGACAGCGAGAAAGCGTTCCTCGCGGAATCGGCGTTCGGCGCGCGTGCGCCGGGAAGCCGCCGAGGGGAACTTCGGTAAGGAAAACGGAGCACCTGTTTCCAGCTCCAAACAAGCTTCTGGCGGTATTCGTGACGCCCTCAGTGGAGGCACCCTGCTCGGTCGTAGGATCGGCAGGCTTCAGGGCTGAACGACACGGGATCGCCCCAACTGACGGAGGATAGAGATGGCCTTCTCGCCGCGTATGGAAGCCTTCAGGGTTTCGAGCCGAGCAATCGGCATCGACCTGATGCGCTCCCAGTACACGCGGAACCTGGGCACCTACGTCGCCAACGCCGCGACCACCTTCCGCGCGGGGATGCTCGTGTCCCTCAACGCGAGTCAGGAGATCGTGGTGTGCGACGGCACGACGCCTTTCGGTTTCGCGAAGTACACCAAGGCGCAGACGCTGTACGCAGCTGTGACTGCCGAGCAGATCCAGCTGAACGGCGTCATCGCCACCAACCTCGCCCACGGCAACCTCTGGACGCCGGGCGCAACCGGCGGCGTGCGCGTGACCGACATCACGGGTACGACCGTCTACACCGAGGGTGCCGGTAACGACTACACGGTCAACTATGTCAACGGACAGGTGACCCGCGTGGCGACCGGTACCATCGGCGACGGTGACTATGTACTGGTGGATTACCAGTATCAGGTCACCGAGCAAGAGCTGAAGTTCGAGGGGCGCAACTTCTGGAACTTCATCGACGACGTCACCATTCAGGGCGACAAGATCACCGTGATCAACGACTGGTCGTTCATCTGGACGACCCAGTACGATCCGGCCCAGACCTACGCCGTGAACGACGTCCTGAACGCCGGTATGTCGGGTGCCTCCAAGGCCGGTCTCGTGACCAAGGGCGGTGGTGGTGCCTACATCGGCAGGGTCTTCCAGGTCCCGACAGCGGACGATCCCTTCCTGGGCATCCGTTACGTCGGCGGCATGGTCAGCTAGGAAAGGAGGAGGACGATGAAGAATCCGTACAAGCGAATCGCCAAGAATCGTCGCCCCGTTTCCTCGCGGACCGCCCGCAGGACCTCGGAGCGTCAGCGTCCGGAACGTCCGGAGCGCAAGCCTGCCGCGCAGCCGCGTGACCGTCGCCAGTCGGAGCGCCGCCCCGAGGGGAGCGACGACAAGCGTCAGCGCTTGGCCGCTCGTCCGCGTGAGCGGTTCGGGTCGCGGAGGGACGAGGGTCTCTTCGAGGGAGGCGGCTCCTTCAACCCGCAGCGGTACGACCATCCGTCGAGCCGTCGGGCGACCGCGAGCCAGACCGACCGGCGCATGTTCGACAAGCGCGGCGAGGTCAACGCCTACGACAAGCGGGACGCGATGGTGCAGGTCAACGAGCTGCTGAACGAGATCACCAAGAAGAACGCCAAGGCGCTCTCGTTCTATCGCCCGGACACCGAGTCGAGCATCTCCAAGGAGGCCCGGCGCGACATCCTCGGCGCAGCGCTCACCGACCCGACCGGCCAGGGCTTCCACATCGTGGGCCAGGAGCTGGCTCTGCCGATCAAGGCGATCCTCGACTACGAGGGCTTCAGCCGGAAGATCTACCGGGTGCGGAAGCTGGCTCAGGCCGAGCTGTTCCGTCTCCCGGTCGACATCCGGTCGACCGCCTGGGTCGTGGGTCAGGACGGCCAGTCGCCCGAGTCGCGGATCAAAACCAAGTGGATCACGCCACCCGAGTGGAAGGTCACTTCGTTCCCGAGCATCGACATCCAGGACATCTACCAGATGAACTTCGATGTGCTCGACCGCGCTCAGGACACGGCCCGCCAGGAGATCGAGCTGCAAGAGGACAAGGCCGGCATCAGCCTGATCGACGAGGCTGCGCAGACCGAGAACGCCGTGACGACCTTCGCCACGCTGGGCATCGCCGCGTTCGAGGACGTGCGGTTCCAGGTCGAGCGGCACCGCCTCATGGTCGAGAACTTCCTGATCTCCCGCGCCGAGCTGTCCGACATCGTGAAGACGATGTCCGCAGCCGTGGATCCGGTCACCGAGCGTGAGCTGATCCTGGCCGGGTACATCGGGAACATCCTGAACGCCCAGATCCTGACCGCCGCCGGTACCGGCGTCGAGGAAGTCATCCCTCCGGGGACCTTCTACGCGACGACCGGCGCGGACTACATGGGCGAGATGGGTGTGCGGATCGAGCTGTTCAGCGAGCCCTACAACAAGTACTCCCACCAGGAGACGGTGAAGGGCTGGGCGTTCATCGAGATGATCGGTTTCGCCATCGCCAACAGCCGGTCGTGCGCGAAGGGCCAGAAGTAGCGAGAGCTGCTTGATGGGTGCGCCGGGAGGCGCTGAAGGTCTCCCGGCCCATCCTGGGCCATAACCCCGCGAGAGCGGGAGGTGGGGTAACACCCTGGCACACCACGAGGAATCTGGATGTGGGTAATCGAGTTCCCGTCCTGGGGCCGGACGATACCGTTCTGTCCTATACCCACCCTGCCAGGGCAAGGAAACTGGTCAAGAACGGAAAGGCGGTCGTCGCCAACGGACGACCTTTCATCATTCGGTTAAACCGAGATCCCAGGGAGGACAAAATGCCGAAGCCCGTACCAATCATTACGAATTTCACCGAGTACTTCAGGGTCGAGCGGGACGTGTACGTCCAGAATATGAGCAACACCCAGGTGTCGCTCCAGTTCGAGACGTTTCCCGGTCGGATCGAGAGCGTGCTGCTCCCGAAGACCAAGAACCCGCTCAACTTGACGCAGCTCATACCTTTCAGCGCGATCAAGCAGTCGGTCGATCTGCGGAAGATGGTCAATCGTCGTCCGCCGGTTCTGCGGCTGCTGGAGGAGAACGAGTACATCGAGTTCTACCAGAACCTTGCCAAGCGCCGGGGCGTTTCGCCCGAAGAGGTGATGGATGAGGCGCACCAGTCGCAGTCCGATCTCCAGAACAAGCGTGCTTTCACCAATCCGACCAGGAAGGCCAGGAAGACCATCGAGGAGGAGGCTGAGGAGCGCAAGAACGAGCCGATGGATCCGGACGAAAAGGTCACGGCTCGGGTCGTGGGTCTCTGTGCCAGCGTCGGGGACGACCTCGACGAGAAAGATCGCATGGGTGCTCGCGAAATGCTCGATGAGCTGCGCGAGATGGATCTGACCACGGCGGACCTGGAGTACCTGCTCGGCCACGGCTACTACAAGTCGGTCAAGAAGTACGCGCAGAAGGAGCTGGAGGAACGCGTCAACGAGCCTGCATAATCGCCTTCCATCTTTAATTCTCCGACATCAACCCGTGATATTGTATCTTGAGGTACCACTACGTCTGAGGTGACTCATGGGGCAGGCCAGAGAGACGATTCGAGATATCATTGTTCCCGCCGGGGGCAAGATTCGTGTCTGGGATGCTCCGATCAGTATGCCTCTCAAGGATCTCTACATCTGGGCCAGTACGAGAGGATCGAAGTTGTCGCTTGCGCTCGATTGGGAGGTCTTTTACGGTGGCGGCTGGACGGGAAGTCCCTTCGGTGAGAACGACCGCGAAGGTGTCGCGCCGAGTGCGCACAAAGGGGGTGTCAGTCAAGGCACCGGTTCGTTCGCGGCAGCGGCTGAGCTTGCCACGATGTTCTATTCCGATCTGGATCATCTGCCGGGGAATCGGATAGCACCTACGCCACCACAACCGGTTCATCGAGCCCCGGGTTTTCCTATTGTCGTCGAACTGGATAATACCCTTGGGGGTACTCCTGTAAAGATCACGATTATCTTCCTGACTCAAGTGGTCACGGATCGCTACTAGGAGGAAGTATGGGACAGGCCAGGGAGACGGTTCGAGAGGTTGTTGTTCCAGCCGGGACTACGATCCGTATCTGGGATGCCCCGATCAGTATGCAGATCAAGGATCTCTACATCTGGGCGACCACGCGTGGCGTTCAGCTGGCGGGTGCCCTCGACTGGGAAGTCTTCTACGGAGGGGGTTGGACCGGGCAGCCCTTCGACGAGAACGATTCCGGCAGCACACATCAAGGCGGCGTCAGTCAAGGCAGCGGCACGTTCGCTGGCGGTGCGGAACTCGTCAGCATGTTCCATTCTGACACGGATCATATGCCTGCGAATCGAGTGGAACCAACACCGCCTCGACCGGCAGTACGCGCAGCAGGTTTTCCCATTGTTGTCGAGCTGGACAATGGCGGTCTCGTGGATATTTCTATCGTGATCACCTTTTTGACTCAGGTGGTCACTGACCGTTACTAGGGAGGAGTCATGGAAAATTTCATAGAGATTCTCAAGGAATACGGTCCCTACGTAGGTCTCGCGGTCGTTGTTGCGGGCATCGTTCAGGCGCTCAAGCTGAGCTTCAAGAAATTCTTCCAGAAGAACCAGATCGGGATGCGGATTCTGCCATTCATTCCCATCGTGCTCGGCCTGATCGGGGGTCTGCTGCTGCCGCTCGAAACCGTCAAGGAGCAGCTGCTGACCGGTGGAGCGCTCGGGACCGTCTCGTCTCTCATCTACAAGATGGTGACTCGGACATTCGCCTCGAAGGCCAAGCTGGAAGAGAAGGCCAACGGACGGGAGGAGTAGGTGCGGCGCGGTATTCCCGATGAAGGTCTGAAGCGGATTGCTTCGCAGCTGGATAAAGCTGCGCAAGCTCCAGATTTTCTGACCGACATGGGACGTACTGTGCAGAGTCTTGGAGGCTTCGAGCAGGGCTACGACGAATGGATCGAGGCGGTAACCTCTCAGCTCCAAGCTGCGGGCCTCCAGGTCGGTGATTACGGCTCCGAGCTGGCCTACATGAGGGAGAGCAACTACACGCCGGAGGAAGCTGTACAGGAGCTTCTGGGAGGTTGAGATGAAGCGTGGGATTTCGGAAGATGGGTTGAAGAGGATCGCCTCGAAAATGGAACGTCAAGGAGTGTACGCAACTCCCGAGGTGGAAGCGGAACAGCTCTACGACAAAGTGCTTCAGTTCGTCTCAGAAGAATTGTCGCACAGCTACACCGATCCGGGGATGATCGCGGATGAGCTGACTAAGCTGATGGCCAATTTCGGAAGGGACATAGAACCTTTGGCCGGGGCGGCGGGAGAAATGGATCCCGAGGAAGCCCGAAAGTACTGGGAGGAGAAGGGTTATTGATCCCAAGATGTCCTGGTTGAAACGAGCCTGGGGATGGATGAAGCGGCACTGGAAAGCGGTCGCTGCTACGGTGGGGATTATCCTCGCCGCCATCGCCGGAATCGTCATTGCCAGCAATGTTCGAAAACGGAAGAAGCAAGAGCACAAGATCAAGGTGCTCAAGGCCGAGAAGGAAGTCGCCAAGCTCGAAGGCAAGCGTGAAGTCATTCGGCGGCAAGAAAATGCCGTCGAGAAGGACATCGAGGAGATCGACAAGAAGATCGAGGCCAAGAACGAAGAGATCAAGGTCGCTCGCAAGGAGATTGATCGGCTCTCTTCGAAGGAAAAGCTTAAAGAGTTCAAGAATTTGGGATATGGAGGCGACGAGTGAGGTTCGTGGCTTCCATCCTGGTCGTTTTGATGGTTATGCTGCCGCGCGTGGCGCTCAGCGAGGTGCCGGAAACCATCGAGCTGGAGCATGACGGCCATCCAGGCTACTGGTTCGCGGAGGAGACCGCGACCAAGATGCTCAAGGACCTCAAGGAGCTGAAGCTGCTGCGCGAGAAGCTGGAGCTGATCGACACGAAACTCGAACTGCGAGACCACCACTTGGAGCTGATCCGGGAGGATCTGCGCATCACCGAGAACATCGGGGAGAAGTGGCGGCTCGCATTCGAAGAGCAGGCTCAGCTCACTCAGATGTGCGAGGAGGAGAAAGACGCCTGGTACCGGCACCCGGCCCTCTGGGGCGCGGTGGGCTTCGTGGTGGGCGTTGGAGTTACGGTAGGAATCGGCTACGCCCTGGCGGGCGCGAGATAAGGAGAGCCCGATGTCAGAGGAAGCAACGGTCACTGCCAAGATCACCTATCCCTCGGTTCCCGGTGGGCCGAATGTCGCGCCGGTCTTCGGGTCTCCGATCATCAATCCGGCTTCGGCGACGGGACCGGTGTTGGAGTTCAACGAGAAAGTCGAGGGCAACTACATCATCCCGCCTTCCGGGACCGTGGACGTCGACTTCCAGACGCTGTCCAAGGCGAGCTTCGTCTACATCGGTACCGACCAGCCGATTCGCGTTTTCTTCAACGGTGGCGCGGAGTACATCGACCTGGAGGGTAGCCCGGCAACGGACGAGTCGGGAGGCTGGATCGCGATGTTCAAGACAGACATCACCGCCGTTCAGATCATCTCGACAGCTCCCATCAACGCAAAGGTCGTTGTCATCCTGCTGGGAGATTGAGATGCGGCTCGAAGGCATCAGGACGATCAACTTCTACCGGCTGGCCCAGCAGTGGGCCGTCGACTTCGACCGTCGCCAGCGCATCATGGACAGCATCATGTGGCATCTCGGCGACTACATCCAGGCCGATCGTCCCGGGAGGGCCGTCTGGAACAACCTGATGGAGAACAGCCAAGGTCCGGATGTCTATGTCTTCGACGGCAGGGAGTTGCTCGACGAGAACTTCGACGAGAGCGACGAGCTGATCGAGGGGCTCTGGGAAGTCAAGGAGGACCTCGAACGTCAGCTCGGCTTCGACACACGCCTGCTCGATGACTGGGCGGTCGAGTTCCGCAACCCGAATCCGGAGGAACGTGAGCTAGCAGCATGATCATCCAGCCTGGCATGGAGGAACCGTCTGTTGCGGCCATGATCGAGCTGGCTCGGACGAACTCGAAGCGCCGGGTCGACATCGAGCTGCGCAATGCCGCCGGAGAACTCGTCGACATCAATGCCAGCACACCGGCCAGTGGCGATCCCGAGGGTGAACTTGACCTCGAAGTGACCGACCTGGGGGGCAATTCACTCTTCATCGAGGCTTATTATCCCCCGAGTGACGCGCCGAGTGCGACGGACCGTATCAAGCGGCCTTCTGCCGGGAAGTACTACATCACCTGGGGTGAAGAAGACGACGAGACCGAGACGGCTCAGCGGTTGCTGTTCAACTGGCACAGCCGGGAGGACGCCAGCTCCGAGGATGTCTACCGGACTCAGGTCCTGGACATTGTTTCGCCGCGCGTGCTCTCGCTGCTGCCGTCTCTTCGGGTGATGATCGACAAGGTCATCAAGCCGAATCTGCCGGAGCAGTACTGTTTCCTGGGCTACACAGACGGGATGCTGCTCCTGTTCTTGCGTCTCGGGTTGAATATGATCAACGAGGCCCAGCCGTACCCGACCTGGGTATCGCTGGAGTATTTCCCCATCGAGATGTTCTCGAACATCTTGATCAAAGCCGCGATCTACCAGGGCATCACGAGCCAGTTGCTCTTCAGCATCGATACGGACGTGCCCCAGTACAGCGATTCGGGACATTCCTTCGTACTTCAGCACGCCACTCCGTTTGCCGGCTATCTGAGCCACTTGAAGTCGGAGTTGGACATGGCGATTCCGAACTTCAAGCGCCACTTCGTGAACAGCGGCACGATGAGCGCCGAGGTGAGAATGGACATGGCCTTTTCCATGCTCCTTGCTTCTGCGCCTTACGGCAGCTTGTTCCGCAACCTCTGGCCTGGCGGCGTCTCGGGGGTCTAAATGCCGGTCAAGGAAATCAAGATCGACCTCTTCGACGGTAGTCGGGAGGGGAACAAGAAGTTCGCCAACTTGCTGGATCCGGGGAAGTGGCAGCAACTGGTGTCCGAGTACGATGAGGGACGCGGTGAGCAGTCTTTGGATGATCTTCTTGCGGAGCTGATTGAGAGTCGATGAACAACGGTGGGTGTGAAGAAGCCGGCAACGGCAACGGGACTGGAAATGGCAACGACGGGGATGCCGTCTGCGGCCAGGACACGGCGACCAAGGGTTGCAAGGTTCCCGGTGCCCACATGGCGGTGGGCTACTGGGGGCGCGATATTCATGCTCAAATCTTTGCCAACCAGGAACACGCCCGCCAACGCGCGCTCCTGACGGAGCAGATCCTGGCAGGTTCGATTCGCGCGGCTCTCTGGAGGGGTGTCACCGAAGGACCGCAGTGCGCTTGTTACAAGGAGAGCAACCAGCAGGCCGACAGGAAGTGCGGGGCCTGTCACGGCGTCGGCATCGTGCCTGGCTACGTGAAGTTCGGTTACGAGACTTTCTGGCTCTCCGGAAGCGACCCAGACGCCACGCTGACGGACGTACACCTCACCCAAGGGTGGAAGTCGTCCAAGGTCATTCTCGCGGACGGAGCGGTCACTGGTGTCATCGAGAGCGTCGACATGTCGTTCAATCGGGACGCTTTCGGATCGGCCTGGTCGGCGCAGGCGCTCTACTTCTTGCCGGAGGAGTCCGAGTCCTCGGTGGTGGTCGAATACTCGTTGGACGGCGGAGACACCTGGGCATCCCTGGATACCTTGTGCTCGGTGAACCCGACCAGCGGCACCATTCGGTTTCGGGCGACTTTGAACCGGGATTCAGTGGACGTGATCTCTCCACAGTTCGAGATCATCAGGGCTCGCTTCGCGCGGCTGCCGCTCTCGCATCCGTCTGCGGGTCAGTACCGGATGGGTCCTTGGATCCTGATCATGCGCGAACCACCCAAAACACGGGCTCGCAAGTACGAATACGGTGATATCCCGGTCGAGGATGGCCTCTCGTTCTGGACCGCCGGACTCGCTTTCTTCGATCCGACAATCGAGATGGGTAGCCAGGATGAGTTGCTCAAAGGTCCGTTGGCCTTCATCGAAGTCTTGGATGGCGCTCGGATAGGTTCGCGCTATGTGACGACATCTTGGCAGAACTCTGATCCGTTCGGATACATCCTGGTTTCGCAGACCTTCGAGATTCGCATCGCGGATCCGGCAGGCCCATTTCATTTGGTGTGGTGATGGCGAACGATTTCTCAGAGCCGCGTGAATATCGACCGGCGGATCCCTACGATCCGAAGGATCCTCCTCGTTTCGGACAACTCATCGAGACGACCAAGGACGCGGTTGCCTCCGAACTTCGGAGATTCTTTGATTATCGGTCCCAGACTATGCGGGCCAAGATCTCAGAAATACCTACTATCGAGAAGTTCGCGCACATGGGGAGTGGGTCGACCGAGCGCAGCATGGAGACGGTGATGAACCTCATCATGTCCCAGGCTGACACTCCGGATCGATTTCCAATGATTGCCATCACTTCTGCCTCGATGCGGGAGAAGCGTTTGAGCATCGGGGGCAACTTCGCCTCGGACGGCCAGTATCCTTCCAGCGTGCAGGGCACGACGCAGGGAAATGTCGATCTCAATCCCGGTTGGACGCTCCAGCTGAAGACCTATCCCTATGCCAACAGCCGAGATCCTGAACTTCGAGAGATTGCCGAAATCTCTACCATCTTGTTCGAGGAAGTCATCTTCGGAGACATCCACAACGCTTCTCCCGAAGACGTGGCGGCGGCGATCAACATGCAGGCGCTCTTCTACCACGCGGTCACGACTCCGGATGGATTCATGCGGATCGTAGCCGGCGGTCCTGCGGCGTCGGGGGTTCCTAACTCCATCGAGATCATCGGGGGTGATCCGGAATGCCTGGCGGCGCTCGGGTTCACGGTAGGGCAGTACGATACCTATGAAAATCTGGAGAATCCTCCGAAGCAGCGTTTCGTGGTGGCGGCAGAGATGACCATCAACATCGACGTGGTCACGGATTCTCTGAATACCCGGACCGAGCTGGCGGATCTTGTCTACGATTATTTCGCGTTCTACATGGAGCGTCAGTACTTCCAGATCATCGGGAGATCCTACTACAATCCTGACCTCGAACCTCCCGAGTGGTACCAGCTTATCCTCAAGGGCGAGTTCAACTGGGCCGGCGAGTATGCCACTCCGAGGGCTGGTGGCGACCAGCGCGAGCAGATATACTCCATCCGGGGTTCGGTACCTTTGATCGCTGTCGACTTCGTCAATCGGGACGTCAATCGTGGTACCGCTACCTGGATAAAGCCCGAGAATGTTGTGTATAATCCGGAACTTCCCTCCGGAGACTACTACAATGTCCACCGGATCGACCTCGAAGAGTAGTCTTCTTCCCCGTCTTTAGATTCCCGACGACTGTCGAGATATAATAATCCGAGATTCAAGGGAGGTTCATCCAAATGGCCATCTCGATTTCGAAATACGTCGATCCGGGCGTGTATATCCAAGAAGTGATCGCTCCTGGAGCGGTTTCTGTTTCTTCAGAACGCGTCATGTGCATCGTCGGGATCGCGCCTCGGACTCGTCGCGAAGTCGATGAACCCATCACTCGCGGGAAGGTATACGAGGAGACGCTCACCGTTGCCGCCTCGACTCCTCACACGGCCCAGCTGGTGAACGTGTCGAATCGGGACCGCAACGAGGCCAAGCTGTACCTGAACGGCAATGAGCTGGGTCTGGGAGACTGGTGGTTCCTGTCGGCCTATCTCGTAGGGAACGAGTGGGCGGGCGCGACCATCGATGTTTCCAGTGGTACCGGAACGGCGCAGTACTTCACCATCTCCCTCGACGGCAAGCGCGTGGTCACCCTCGACATGAACGCAGCGGTGACGGCGGTCGGTGGCGCTCCGGCTGCGGCCACGGCCACCGATATCTGCGACGCCATCAACTACGAGCTGGGCAACGCCGCCGGTACGTACTATTCGGATTACGGTGCGGATTATGCCGGCGTGGCGACCCATGCGACGGGGGCCGTGAACGAGATCATCACGATCGCGTCGCCGAGCACGACTCCGGCCTCGGATGTCAAGGTGTTCCTGTCCTTGGCGACCACCAACGACGGCGCGTCGGAGATTTCAAACGCCGCGTGGGTTCCGACCGCGACGGCAGGCATCCAGGCCTCGACCTGGATCCAGATCAAGGACGAGAGCTATATCTCGACCGCGACCTACACCCTCGACTACATTGCCATCGACATCCTGACCGATGTTCTGGCCAGCGCCACGGCGACCACGCCGCTCGACAAGATCGTCAACGTCGGGACCTACCCCGGCGGCACCTCGTTCACGAAGAACACCGACTACCAGGAGACGGGTAACACCCTCGACTGGACCAGCACCGTCTGGGCCAATTCGACGATCACCGGTCTCACCGGTCCCTACAACATCACCGCAGCGACGAACGACAAGCTCTACCTTTCCATCAACAGCGGCACTCCGATCACCATCACGCTGACCGCAGGCGTCGGGCGCACCGCGACCCAGATCGCCGCTGACATCAACACGGCTCTGAACGCATCGACCTACTACGGTCCGGCCTACGCGCACGTCGCTTCCGATGACGGCTTCGGAGCGATCAAGCTCGACGTTCCCGATCCTTTCGAGAACTTCCCGCAGCCGAAGGGAGCGTCCTCGTCCATCGAGTTCTTGGATACGTCCGACAACTCCTTCGCCACCCTCTTCGGCACGATCACGCTGCCCTACGAGGTCTACGGCGTCGGGCTGCGGCCCGAGTTCGGCGCGGAATATTTCGCGACCTACGACTACACGCGGCCCTCCACCGACTACGAGACGGCGCACCGCGTGTTCGATCCGGACCAGCTCTACGAGTACACGTCTCCGTTGACCCTCGACAACTACCTGCGCAACAAGCTGTGCATTGCGGGCGAGGTCGCCTTCGAGAACGAGGCGAACAGCGTCTGGCTCGTCCAGATCAACGACTCGACCACGCCGGGCATCCCGACCCAGAACCAGATCAACGCCGCCATCGACGTCTGCGAGGAGAAGAAGGGCATCACCGAGATCGTGGTGCTCGACACCGCTCGGGCGACGGCGGTCTACACGATGCAGCACGTTTCCGAGCAGTCGTCCATGCTGGAGAAGCATTATCGGCGCGGCTGGTACGGGATGGCCCGTGATACCGATCCTGGCGATCCGGACACACCGGACACGTTCATCTACCGGTCGACGCAGGTTCTCCAGCCGGGGAACACGTCGCCGGGTCGTGGTCGTCACGTTCTCTGCGCGCCGGGCGATGTCGAGCGCACCATCACGCTGGATACCCAGCAGGAGATCACGCTCGAACTCGACGGTACCTACCTCGCGACCGCCGTCTGCGCTGCGTTCACGGCCCTCCCGAGCCCGTCCAGCGCTCTGATCGGCAAGTTCGTCAAGGGTTTCAACGAGGAGGGCTTCGGGACGTACCTGCGCGGCGAGCGGCATGCGATGGCCGACAAGGGCGTCACGGTTGTGACCTTGGACGCGGGTCGCTTCGTGCTGCTCGATCCGTTGACCACCGAGGCCGGGGGCGGCAAGGTCGTCCAGTTCGAGGAGCCGTCCGCGAGCGCCCAGAAGGACGCCGTCACCGACACCATCGACAACTTGGTGTCGACCAACCTCGTCGGCGTCGTACCGGATGATCTGGCGGACTTCATCTCGGACGTCAAGAAGTGGATCATGATCGGGCTGCTCGCCCAGATCAACGCCGGCACCATCGCGCCGTACCGCGACGAGGCCGGCTTCCCGAGGGACATCGACGCTTCGAGCGACATCCAGGTGTACCAGTCGAGCACCGATCCTCGCACCTTCTATTTCAAGTACTGGTTCAACCTGAAGTACCCGGCGAAGCGGTTCTTCGGCGAGTACAGCGTGGATAACCCCTTCTTCGCCCCGGCGTAAGAAAGGGAGGAGGCTAAGATATGCCAGTTCCGAACACGACGATTCGTAGTAGCCACGCGGTATCTCTCCGCGCCGCCGGTACTACCATCGGCCAGATCCAGACCTGGGCACCGAACCAGTCTCGGACCGTCACGCCAGCCTACGAGCTTCGGGCGGAGACCTCCGGGGAGGTCATCGAGAACGTGCCCGGCAACGTCACCGGCCTCACCATCCAGGTATCCCGCTATGACCTGTTCGCGTCGAAGATGGAGCAGGTCTGGGGTACCCCGAAAGCGCTCTGGATGCTCACCGACCAGAACAACAAGATCGAGGTCGAGGAGAAGTGGAGCAACCCGGACGGCACTAGCGAGAAGTTCATCTACTTCGACTGCTGGTTCAGCCAGCTGGGGCGCAACCTCCAGGCGCAGGGCGACCGGATCGTGATGGTCAACGCGACGTTGAACTACGCTCGTGTGCGGCCCGTTTAAGCCGTGAGATGAGATGCCCGTACCCGCCACGCAGATCCGTACCTCTCATGCGATCTCGATCAAGGCCGGGAACCAGATAATCGGTCACATCCAATCGTGGGCTCCCAATCAGGCGCGGGCGGTGCAACCGTTCTACGAGATCAGCGCTGTCGGCACCGGGGAGCCTTTCGAAAACGTTCCCGGCATCGCGACGGGCCTGACGATTCAGATTGGCCGGTACGATCTTTTCACCAACAAGATGGAGGAGGTGTGGGGGACGCCGAAACCGTTTTGGATGTTGACGGACCAACACAATCCCATCGACATCGAGGAGAAGTGGATTCGCTTCAAGAGCGACAAGGATCCTTCCATCCCGTGGCTCGACAAGAAGGCGGGAGATCCTTTCTCGTTCGGCAAGAAGCTCAACAAGAAGGTCGAACAGGCCACGGGAGCCATCTTGAGCGCCGCTGGGGTCAAGGATGATCTGGAGGACGTTCAGGTGGGTGCCGAGTACTACGTCGAGAAGTTCTGGTATTCCGGGTGCTGGTTCAGCCAGCTGGGTCGGAATCTCCAGGCGCAAGGTGATCGAATCGTGATGGTGCACGCCACGTTGAACTATACCAAAGTACGAATGATTTCGTAAGCGGTGCCGTAGGCACCATACCCCGCTGATGCGGGAGAGAGGAGCGAAAGCCACCATGTCCGAGGAAGAAGTCCAGAATCCAAAAATGATCCTCATGGATCTTGCCAGGGAACTAGACGGCGAGACCCTGGAGCATACCTGCATGGTTCACAACCACAAGTGGACGATGCGGCTGCTCAATGAGGAGGAAAGCAACTGGCGCAACGGGTTCGTCAACATGGGGACGCGGCTGTCGGCCATCACGTCGTGGAGGCTGCCGACACTGGCCATCGGCATCCGCGCCATCGACGGCGTCCCCATCTTCGAGTTCTTCAAGGAGCAGTGGTCGACTACCGAGGAGCTGCGCAAGGCGCTCGAAACGATGGAAGGACGCGGCAAGTTCTCGCAGAAGTACTTCGCCGCCGAGCACCTTATGGAGTTCTTGTCGAGCCGATTCCCGGAGGTCTTGGAACCGCTGTGGGAGGAATGGCAGAAGCTCGAAGAAAGGAGAGAAGGGGCGCAGGCCTCGATAAAAAAATCCTTCGGGGAGAATTCGGGAGAGGGCACGAAGCCCTCTGGGACCGAATCTTCCCCGTCTGGAGACGAATAACATCGAGGCTGCAAATCAAGGCCAAGATCCTGGCCCGGAGGCGTATCCCGGTCGGCGATCCTCGTTTGAAAGGATCGAATGACACTCAATGGGTCTTCGAGCTGGAATCGATGAACCTGGAGGACGAAGAGAAATTCGAGCGGGCGAATGAAATCGCCAAGGTGGTCCGAACGGAGCTGCTCAACATGTTGGGGTTGAACCTGATGCCGGTCGAGGATGAAGAGACGGGTCTTCTGCGTGCGCCTGAAGTCGAGGAGTGTGTTCCGTTGGCCTTGGCCATCGGACGCGACGAGTTCGTTCAGATGGTTCTCGAAAAACGCGACGAATTCGCTACTCAGGAGCGCGAGCGCCGCAAGCTGGAGCTGGAGGAGGCCGGCATAGTCCCGACGTACCCGACCGAGGGAGACTTCGTGGAGATGACGCCCGAAGAGCTGGACGAGTTCATGAAAAGCGACAGCGATGTCGAGTTCGAGAATACGCCCGAAGAAGTGCGCAAATTTCTCGACTGGGGTTCCAAGGAGACGCAGCTGTACCTGGAGAACCTCGTGCTCAACAAGGATGATATCGACGAGGGTTCCCTGGACCAACAGCCGGCGCGGACCCTCGGTCAAGCTCGGCGTGATCTCATTCAGGAGCTTCAGCGGGAGCGCCAGCAGGACGGCAAGTTGATTCCGGTCAGGATCGAATCGGATTCGATCCTGGGAGGCATTCCGGAGAAGCCGGAACGTAGCAGAATCACGGTGGAAACCAGCGAATGACCGATCCCAAGGAATACCTGCTGAAGTTCGATTTCTCCGAGTTCGAAGGAGAGGCCGATCGCGTCAGCCGGGCCTACACCGACTTCGGTTCCTCGGTAAGGGAGGTCGTCAACTCGGTTTCCAACGATCTGTCGGCCCTCCAACGGGAGGCGGGTGTCGTCTCGTCCTCGGTGGCCACGTTGACTCCGCAGATCAACCGTTCCTTCCAGTCGGCCCGGATTCAGCTTGGCCATACTGTTCGGGGGATGGATGACATTGCTCGCCACGGGGACAAGATCGCCAACGACATGACCCGGCTCTCGGGGATGCGCCTGGGCGCTCTCGTCAACGAAGGTGGCGCTCCTCCTGGCCAATCGAAGGCGGCTGCGGAGGCGGAAGCAGCGGTCGCCACGGCTGACGTGGCCAAGGAGACTTCCGAAACTTCGGAGAAACAGTCGAAGGACGTTGAAAAGCGTATGAAGGAGGCGGATGAGGCGTCCAAGAAGCAGACCGACGCCATCACGGCCTACATCAAGGCCGAGATCAGTTCCGCCAAGGGCGCGATTCGAGGTCTTCTTTCTCACGTTCCGGGAGGCGTTCTGAGCGGTGGCGTCATCTCCGGTCTCATCGGGGCGATGATCCTCGGCTACACGGAACGAGATCGTCTCCGGGCCGAGGCCGGCGAAGTTCGAAACGTCTTCGAGGCGACAGGAGAAGCCCTCTTCGGTGGCGAAGCGCGGAGAGCTACCCGTTATTTCGCCAACTTCCAGGAGAGAGCCCAGTGGTACTTCGGGGTCGGCAGGAAGGAGACCCAGGGCGTTCTCAAAATGATGGTCGATGCCGGCTACAGGTCCAAGGAGATCATGACCGCTTTCGACAAGGACCTGGGCCGCGTGGGCGACAACGTCACCATCGCTTCCATCGCGGTCGACAAGCACTTCAATCAGGCCACCGGCACCTCGATGCAGGGCATCATTCAGATCACGACCGAGCTGGGTGACTCGCTCGACGTCGCCACTGATAAGTACGTTCGGATCGCCTTTGCGGGGCAGCGCAGCGCGATGGGGATCGAAAAGTTCACGAACGCGGTCCTCTCGGGGGCGTCCGCGATGCAGCAATACGGTGTAGATGTTGAAGACGTGGCCGATGTGATGGGCAAGATCCAACGCCACTACCAGGACATGGGTCTGAGTCCGCAGTATGCCGGCGATCAGGCTGCGAGGGTGGTGGGAGGTCTCACACGCGGTCTGGCGAGCCTCAGCCCCGGCATGAAGGCCGTTCTCGCCCAGAGGATGTTCCCGGAGCTGAGCGCCCTCGACGCCCTTCAGAAGTGGGAGGACGGCTTCCTACGGGCAGGGAAGGGAGAGGACAACAACTTCATGCTCCGTGCGACCACGGAGCTTCAGCAGTGGGCTACCGAAGGGGGTCGGGGGCGCGCCGAGGCGATCAAGGTCATGGAGATGCAGGGCCTCGACAATCGAACCGCTGCGACCCTTCACGATCTCGGCGGCAAGATCAAGGAGCAGAACAGTCTCCAGGCCCTCACCAACGATGAGATGAAGCGCCTGTCGGACGCTTTCAAGACGGAAGGCCAGCGTGTTTCGTCCTTGGAGAAGACGCAGAAACGCCTGCGCGAGGCCATCGGGCACATCGGACGCGGTCTGCTCAAGATCCTCGTGGGCATCCTGGGGGTGCTGGCGGTCGGTCTCAAGACTATCCCGCAGGTGATCCAGGCAGCTCTGGACAAGGATGTCAACAAGGCGGCTTCCGCCATCGCGGAGGCTGGAGCCCGGCAGTCGATGCTGTTCGCCCACATGAGCGCCGGGGCCAAGGACGTCATGACCGGAGGGGGACTTCTCAAGGATGCGCTCGGTGGAGAGTTCAAATCGCTGATCGATCCCATCGAGGCCGCGTTGAGCGAGAAGTTCGAGACTCCGCAGGTCGACTGGGGTGTAGCCGTCGAGCGGAAGGCTCGGGAGCTGCTGGGACAGCAACAAGGGGGCACCAAGGCGGTTCGGCGCGGGATGGCAGCTCCGCGACCTAGCCCTGTCGGCCTTCAGCCGGGCCAGAGGGCCGTTCTGACCGGTGAGGCTCCCAGTGGTACCAAGAATGTCCTGCGCTCCGGTCAAGCACAGATGGGGAGCGTCAGCACGAGCGTGCAGGCGACTCCTCCCCCTCCGCCTTCGACTGGCAGGGGGACCGGCATTGTCCCGACGACACAGCAGAAGATCACCCAGCAACAGCTGACGGAGACGAGGATTTACCAAGCCGAGCATGTGCTGACATCCAGCGGCAATACGATGGGTGCGGATCCCTGATGGATGGCGATCTGAAAATAGCGATTGACGTCGCGACTTTGGACCGGAGCACCGAGAACGCCTCTCGGGCATATACCAACTTCGGTGTCGCCGTTCGCTCGGTTGCCGCCGCCGTGGAGCGGGATATAACGCATCTACTCGACGAGGCGGCAGATGTCTCGTTGCCGTTGAAGCCGCTCATGCAGACTGCCTCCACGTTGTATCCGGAGGCTGATTACATCTCGATGGAAAACTACCTGCGGCAGTGGGAACGTCAGGATCGCGCCATTTCAGACACCTTCGAGAAACTCGGGTCGATCAAGCTCGGCAGTGACATCAGGGTTCCGCGCTCCGAGTTCGAACCGCCTCCTGTCGATATTCCGGTCGTGGAGGTCACTTTCGCTGCGAACAAGGCCGATCAGGCTCTTCGGAAGGCGGAAGATTCGTTCGACGAGACAGAAGAGGCCGAAGACAAATCCATCAAGCGCATTTCCATGTGGCGACGGTTTGTGGAACGCGAGGTCAGATCGGCCAAGGGGGCCATCAAGGATCTCATCTCCCAGATTCCTGGCGGCATTGTCGGTGGTTTCGTCTCCGGTCTCATCGGCACCATCATCCTGGGTTACCAGGAGCGCAACCGTCGTCGGGCCGAGATGGGGGAGATGTCCAACGTGTTCGCGGCGGGTCTCGACTCGATCTTCTCGACGGAAACGCGCAAGGCGGTCCGTTGGATGGGCAACTGGGCCGAGCGCGCTCAATGGCACTACGGCATCGCTCGGCAAGAGGTACAGAAGACCGTTGCCGAGATGATCGATAACGGTTTCAAGAGTGCAGACTTGATCGAGACCTATGACCGGGGTCTCAAGTCGGCTGGCCGCAATGTCGTGGTCGCTTCCATTGCGCTGGATCGGCACTTCAACTTCGCCACCGGTACCAGCATGGAGGAGATCGTGAGCTTCGTGCGCGAGTACGGGATGGAGCTTCGCGGGGCGACTGACTTCTTCTTCAAGATGTCGATGGCCGGTCAACGCAGCGGAATGGGGACGATGAACTTCATCCGGGCGGTCAAGTCCAGTCAGGACAGCTTGAGCCGGTTCGGGATCAACGCTGAGAACGTGGCCGTCCTGATGGAGGACGTCATCGGATTCTACGAGAGCATGGGGCTCAATCAGCGCTATGCCGGTCAGCAGGCTGTGGGCGTCGTCCAGGACCTCATGTCAGCCTTCTCCAACCTCGACAGCGGGATGAAGGTCGTCTTGGCCAGGAGGATGTACAACGACGAGGAGACGGACGCCTATTCGCTCCTGATCCAGTTCCAGGACGGTCTGCGGCGCATCGCCGGAGGTGAGGAGGACCAATACCTGGAGAACTTGATTCGCTCCTACATCGAGGTCATGCGCGAGACCGGTCTCGGGGGTCGCTCCCGGATGATCCGTACCATCCAGCAGAACCTGGGTGTCCGCAATCGGACTGCGGCGCTCTTGTACGACGCGGGCGATCTCATCGCCAAAGGGGGGAAGCTCAAGGATCTTACCAAGGAGGAACGTTCCAACCTCAAACGTGCTTTCAAGGTCGAGGCCTCTCAGGTTTCGAGCCTGCATCGGACGCGCCGCGAGCTAGTACGGGGCATGGCCATGCTCGGGGAAGCTCTCACGGCCATTGTTGCTGACATTTTCGGCATTCTCGTGATCGGTGTTCGAAGCTTGCCGGCGCTCCATTGGGCTTGGCAGAATCGACAGCTCGACCGGGTGGTCGGTAACATCGTGGCCGAGCAACGGCAGCGCATTGCTGAAATCTCCGACCACTGGAAGAAGGGCGAGGAGGGAATCAACCTCGTGTCCAAGGCACTTGGCTCCGAATTCGCCGAGACCATCCAGCCGTTGATCGATGCTATTTCCGGCCCTGTGAAGGTTCCGAAGAGAGCTGCTCCGTGGACGGCTGCGGTGACGGAGCTGGAGGAGGCCTGGGCGCGGCGTGAGGAATATCGGCAGCTCGGAGAACGCTTCAACAAGCTTTATCTCGACAAGGAGATCGAGGAGACCACCTTCGGCAGCATGCTGCACGACACCCCCTTGTGGGAAGCTCCGTTGGTCGGCGTGAAGTTGCCCTACCAGGACGAGTTCACGGGTGCGATGCTTCAGGCTACTTCCGATGCTGACATCGGTGGTCAGACCGAGTGGGCCAAGAAAAATCCGGGCAAAGTCGCGGAGATGCGCCGCAAAGTCAACCAAGGTTGGGAACTCGATCCGGTGACGGGCATCATGGAGAACCCCCAGACCGGAGAACGTTGGAGCCCGTCTGAAGGAACTCTTCGTCGAGCTGCGGATCGGGACTATGGGGCGCTCCCGATTGAAGTGGGAAAGCCCAAAATTCCGCGTAGTACTGACGCGGTGAACAAGGCCGACAAGGCGGCTGCGGAGAATATCTTCTAATGGCGGATGTTGCCGATACTGCTCAGCTCGATAGTGTTCGGTACAAGTTCACCGAGCTGGGAGCCGCCGTCCGCGATCTGGCCCGGCAGAATGAAGACCTTTTCAAGAAGACCGAGGATCAGCTCAGGTTCGGGTTCAACACGGCACTGTCCGATCTGACCGAGAACCCTGAGTTCGAAGAGACGGCCAAGCTGCTCGGGATCAGCAAGCGTTACGCCCAGCAGGTTTCGTCCACTTATGATGCCATTTCCGGCAGCATGGAGAAGTCCTTCGAGACTTTCGACCAGACCGTTCAGAAGGCTGAGAAGAACTTCGAGAATCTCTCGAACGAAGCCGCCAATCTCGTTCGTGAGGGGGAGGACATCGCATCCAAGGTCGGCAAGGGGAAAGGCGAACGGGATGCCGACCAGCGCGCCGAGCGCAAGCGCGGAACGGTTCCGGGGGTTCCGGACCGCATCTCGAAGATCATCGTCTCCGAGATCAACACGCTCAAGTCTCGCGTTCGGGGGATGCTGTCCACCTTGAAGATCCCGACTCCCGGCAACATCTTGTCCGGTGCAATCGAGATCATGGCCTACGGCTATCTCGAAAAGGACCGTATCCGGGCCGAGACCGGCGAAGTGAAGAACATCTTGATCGCGGCCTACGACGATGGCGTCCGAGGCGCGGTTCAGTCCGGCACGCGGCACATCGCCGGCATTCAGGAAACGTTTCAACGCTTCATGGGCATCAACCGTCAGGAGGTCCAGGCGGTCTCGCAGGCGTTCGTCGACGGCGGCTTGAGCGTGAGCCAGATGCTCGCCAAGGTCGATACCCAGATCAACAACGTCCAGAGCAGTGCGTTGACGGTCACCTTCGCTCTCGACAAGATGTTCGAGATCCCTGCGGGGGATTCGGCGAAGCGGATGGTCGGCTTGATGGCCGACTATGGAAAAAATGCCGATGAGGCCCGTGAGTCCTTGATCCAGATGTACATGGTCGGCAAGCAGTCCGGGACCGGCGCGCTCCAGTTCGTTCGCAATGTCGAGACCGCCGGGGAGGAGCTGCGTCAGTTCGGCTACGACATCGACGACACCATCAACCTGCTGGCCCATGTCCAAGAGGACTTTGCCGGCATCGGCGTCCCCAAGCAGTTCGCGGGACGACAAGCTGCCCTCGGTATCCAGCAAATCGCTTCGGGCATCACAAAGATGTCCGATAGCTGGAAGATCATCGTGGCCGAGCGTCTCGGCTACGGGAGGGGGCTCCAAGGGCGGCAGCGGATGATGGACGCCTTTGCACGGGTCCTGGAGCGCAAGAATACCAACGAGATAGTGCGCACCGTGCAGGCTGTCTATGACATCGCGATGGAAGCGGTCGGCGGTGCAGATGAAAACCGTGCGCGCTACTACATCGAGACCCAGATGGGCTTCGGGTTCGAAGGTGCTCGTGTCGTGGCCAAGATCGGCAAGGATGTCAAGGAAGGGAAGGTCGTCGAGGCCGCGAAGAGTGCCAAGGAGGACATGGAGATCCTTCGAAGATCGTTCGGTATAGAAGCTCAGAAGCAGAGCAAGTTCGAACGTTTCATGAACCAATGGTTGAAAGGCTTGAGCAAAGTCGGCCAGGGGCTGCTGGGTCTCGTGGGCAATACTCTCGCCATGCTCATTGCTTATTTCAGGGCTCTCCCGGCGTATCTGGCGAATGCCGTCATGGGTCGTACCCAGGCGAACGAGCAGCTTGTCGCGAACCTGCACGCCTTCGATGTCCAGGCTGCGGCGCATACGGAAAAGATGAGCCGGGGCTTCGATCAGATGATCGCCGCGATGGGGAAGATGGGCGGTGATGTCCTGGGTTCGTCCCTCAAGTCCCTCAGGGCTGCCTGGAACTTCGATCCCACCGCTGCGATGCAGCCCGGTGCAGGAGGCGGCGCTCCGGGAGCTGTCGGCGAGATGTGGCAGCCCACGCAGGCGACCGTTCAGTTCGCGCCGATCTCGTTGTCGGCCCTCACCGAGGGCGGCGCGGGGATCAAGCACGTCGTCAATGTCAGCGTTCCGGTGAAATCGGTCCAACGCGGTCCGGGGAGCGGTCGTGGCGGCGAATGGGTCGGCGGCGGTGTTTCGGTAATCGCGACGGGGGTCGATACGCAAGGGAACATCAATCTCTCCATCATGGGGAACTGCCCGCGCTGCGGTTTCATCTTTGGATCCACCACGCCGACTTCCGAGACCGAGATCATGGGCGAAGGTGAGTATCGTGGTCTCGATGTCGAGGCCTTGGCGCGGGTTATCCAGCGGGAGATCGGGGGCTATACCGGTAGGAATCGGAAGCTCGCCGCTGCCCACGCGCATGCTGTCCTCAACCAGGCCAAGCAGCGCGGCACCAAGGATCTCTACGAGGTCACTACGGGAGGCCTCGGGTGGGGACGACAGGGGGGCAAGCGGAGGTTCGCGACACCGACGCCTCCCACCGAGCAGACGGTGGAGTTCGCACGGAGCGTTCTACGTGGAGAGGTCGAGGATCCGACCGGTGGGCGTGCTACCACCTTCACGCATCAGGCGCTCGGGACTGAAATCCAAGGCGGCGCGTTCGCGCCGTTCGCGCGAGAATCGCAGATCGTGGCGGCGCTTCCGATGGGACGCGGCAAGACGGCCTTCTTCTTTACGGGCCGCAAGGACATCGAGAAGGAGGCTCCGCAATATCGTCAGACGCGCCGTCAGTACGAAAAGGCTCTCGCCGAACGCAAGTCAGCCGGCGTGGTGCCCTCGGCAACAGGTCAGACCGGTGTCATGCAGTACGGGGAGAAAGTGACGCGTAGACCCCAGGCACCGAAGGAGTGATAGATGGCTGATTTCGGAACATGGTTCGTGGACACTTTCGTCGACGAGACGCAGCCGAAACCGAGCACCGACAAGATTCTCGAACGGATCCTCAATCCCTACGAGGACATCGCGTATCGGGTGCCGTTCATGTTCACATCCGATCTCCGGACCGCCCAGAACATTCCGCCAGTCCGGATGAAGGTGAACCCGCAGTCGGTCACGTTCACGCAGCAGAAGCGCATCACACGGCGAGATACCCAGAGCGGTGCGGTCTTCTTCCACTGGACGAATGCGCGGGGTCGTAACAACGACATCATTCAGATCCAGTTTTCGGGTCAGACCGGAAACATCAATCTTCGCAGCGGCGCGAAGAAGGCGAACTGGCTTTCCGATTCGCTCAAGCAGTTCCAGGAGTGGACGAAATCGGTCACCAAGCAGAAGGGGCTCGATGTCGCCAACTATTCCGGGGCTGCGAAGTTGGTCAACTTCTGGAATCTGTACAGTCTCACTCGGGAACCGATGATCGATCCCGTCAGCGGGATGCCGAACCAGTTTCACGTCCTCTACAGCAGCCCGATCCTGGGCAATGCGATCATCGATTTCATCGGACACTTCGATCGCGTCATGGAGTTCACTGATGAGGCAACGGAGCCGTTCAACAAGAGCTATTCGTTCAGCTTCACGGCGCTCAGCTCAATGCCGTCGATGGATGATGTTTACAAGTACATCTCCCTGTCCATAGGCCGGGAGTTCTTCAACGACTTGGAGTAAGATGGTCACGGAAATCGACCAGCAGTCGGTCATCGCCACGGATGGCATCTACCGCGCCGCGTTCCCGGCTTTCCGTGTATTCGTCTTCGGGCAGGAAGTATCCGGGGACGTCGCGGAGATCCGAGTCAACCATGCGGGTGGCAGTCTCGACCGTTCGCCGGGAAACTGTGCCATCACGTTGGTCAATCCGCTCGACAAGTACATTCTCGATCATGACGACATGCTCGCTTTGAGCAACTCACGGGAGACGCTGGTCTCGACCTTGGAAAAGAACGTCCAGGACTACAAAGGCACCGAACAGTACCTGCGTGGGACTGCCGGCGAAGATCCCACGGTGCTCAAGGAATTCCTGCGGCTCATCACGGCTCAACCGGGGAAGTACGCCGAGCTGACGGCAGAGGTCGAAGCCGCCTACGGCGCGCTGGAGACGGCGCAGCTCAACTACCAGCAGTACTGGGAGGAAGGGAAGGTCCCGGACGGCATCAAGTACGAGGTCATCAAGGAAAAGGCGTTCAAGCTCTCCCAGGCCGATGAAGAGGACATCAAGTGGCACATCGAGAAGTTCGGTGAGGATTTCGACTTCTCCAACTTCAACTTCAAGTATATCTATCCTTTCCAAGAGGGTGACAGTGTTTTCCATCCGAACGATCCGATCCGGGTGGCGTTTCGAGACCCCTTCAATCCGCGCATCTGGTACTGGATGTTCACCGGCTTCCTCGACTCCGCCACGGAGGATGTGGGGGTCAATCAGGAATCGCTCGTGACGATCACGGGGACCGATGTCTCCAAGATGGCGAGGTACAGCCTCATCCAGCTGGACACGGGCATCTTGGACCAGTCCATCCGGGATCTGTTCGCCAATGTTCCGGGTATTGCGGGGACGACTGCGGAGACCAAGTTCGTACCGATGCAGCAGCTGTTCGCCGGCTTTACCATTTTCGAGATCTTGGAACTCTTGTTCTTTGGTCTCAACACCTTCATCGGCTCGCTCGACGAGACGACCGACCGGTTCATCGCGGGGCTGTCGGAAGAGGATATCAGGACCTACCTGATGGACAACCTCGGGAAGAGCCCCAGCGATGTGGATTCGATGTCGCCGACCGAACGCATCGCGCTCCTCCGCGAGTTCCGTCTCGAACTCAAGGCGAGCCGGTTCACGGGTGCGAACATTCCTCCCATCTCCACGCCGCAAGGCATCACGTTCAAGCGCAGGAACAACAAGTACGGCACCCACGCCTACTTCGTGGGCGATGAGATCGATGATCTGGACGCCGCCATCGGCGGTGCAGACAGTCACATCAGTCACGGCAATCTGAAGAAGCTGAACGATGTGATTCACCACCGGGTGCGCCGTGAGGATCTGGTGAACATGTCCGCTGACGCTGCGCCCACCTCGTGGGATGCGCGGCCCGAGGAGATCATCACCGAGATTGGGACGAATCCAGACAAGTATCCGGTCGGAGGGGGTCGCGTGATCTACGTCGCGCCCTCTACGCTCGGTTCCCAGCTGGAGAAGGGAGCGCTCGACGAGACCGTCGTCAATTCGGTGGCGATGCACTCCGAGTTCAAGGACCGTCTCACGTTCCTCTACGACCTTGCGGAGCGCATCGAGTTCTGTTGCTACGCCACACCGAAGGGCGACATGGTCTTCGAGATGCCCTTCTACGACTTCGATCCGTGGCTGTTCGATGACGAAGATTTCCACATTAGTAACGCCGAGATCCAGGCGGAGGTCAGCATCGACCAGAAACTGCTCAGCGAATGGGAGGCCTCCAGTGATTATACGGAAGACGAACTGAAGGAGATGCTCAGCTTGCGTACCAGGATTGAGCTGGAACGCGAAGGTTTTCTCCTGGACGACGAGGACGTGGAGGATTTCAGCTATATCAACCATTTCACCATCGAGAAACACGAAACGTTGGGATACTCCAACTCGATGAACGACCAGGGGATGATCACGGCCTACCGCGCTCTGCCGAACATCATCCGTAACTACGAGCAGGGCAATGATCCCAACAGCCGTGTCTACGAATACGTCGTGGCACCCGGTCTCGCACCGATTCTGGGCTTCCGTCTCGCCGAAGGAAGTCCTTGGGGATTCACGACGGGACAGACGACCGCGCGGCTATATGCGGCGCTGGAGCTGCGGCGCACGAATGCCGAGGCGCGGAACCTCGGTCTCCAGATCGTGCCCAAGTTTGGCCTGATGGTGAACCGTCCGCTTTATTGGCGGCAGCGGAACTACATCGCCAATATTGTGAGTAGCCAGCACAGCATAGTCTGGAACTCCAGCTGCGACAGCATGATCAACTTGAACCATGTCAAGGGTTGGACGGGAAGCCTCGATGGCGACAAGATGGAGAAGTTCATCTACTTCGGCGGAGACATGCCGTTCAACCTGTCACGCCTCGTCTTCAAGAAGCAGGGTGGGAGTAGCTGATGGCCGGTCGTTCCAACGCGAATCCGAACTCGTCGCCCTCCCTGCGTGGGAGAGCGCGCCACAATGCCTTCTACAGCTCTCTTCATCGAGTTCGGGTGACCGATCTGCACATCGAACGGGGAACCGTCGAGGTGACACCCCTCAGCGGCGGCACTCCGTATGAGGTTCTGATGCCGTTGGTGGGGCTGTCGATTCCTCCGCCGCAGACTTCCGAAGACAACAACTTCGCCCGGTCCTCCTGGGGAGTCTACTACCCCCAGGTGGATGACATCCTCGTCGTGGGCTTCGACACGCTCGGTTTTCCGATGGCGCTTGGTTTCAGTGCCGTCGATTTCAATGTGATGAAACGCCGCGATGATGCTTTGGATGAGCGTGGGGGCATCGGTTGGGCCGATGCTTCCGGCAAGCGGTTGCAACCGGGTGATGTTTCGTTCCGGTCGGCGCGCAACTCCAGCATCTACCTGGGAGATCGTGCCCGACTCGGGAGCGGCCCCCATTCGATCACGTTGGACAAACCCAACGGAGAGACCGTCATCCAGTCGGACATCGTCCATACTCGTTACGGGGCTGCCGGCGAAAAACGCGAGGGATCTGCGCGTCGGATCCTGGTGCCCGGAGTCGATACTCAGGAGAGCTATATCTACGGTATCTTCGGGACGGTTGCGCAGGAGCATACCAACTACGTGCGTCGCGGCGCGATCACGGCTCCTGGCGGACAGTTGCTGATGGTGCAGGAGTCGCGCGGAGAAATCATCGACGACCTGACCGGCCTCATCATGGTGCCAGCGACTTCGTATCCGGATCTCGCGGTCGCGCTCGCCGGCACCGGGGCTCGGAAGTTGACCACTGTGAAGGATGACGGCGCAGGCGTTGTCGACATGTATGTCGAGGTGGTAGATAACCTCGGCAATCGGGGGATTTCGGCCAAGACCGCTCTCGGCTTCCAGTGGTTCACTCCGGCAGCAACCTGGACCATCTTGAACAACCTCGTCAACTGGACGACGAGCAGTACGTACAGTCTCACTGCGGGAGCCAGCATGTCGCTCACCGCAGGCACGGCGCTCACTGCCAGCGCAGGAGCCGCCTTGAGCTTGACGGCTGGTGCAGCGCTTACCGCGACTGCCGGAGCGACGATGGGGTTGACGGCGACCGGCGCGATGACGCTGACTGCCCCTTCAATCACGTTGGCATCCGGTGTCCTCAACCTGGGGGCGAGCCCGGTGGTCGCGACCGCGAAGGACGCGCTCACTTTCAACGCGACCGACCTCACGATGGTGGCCACGGCGGCGATGGAGCTGGTGGCGACCGGCGAGATTGGTATCGACACGGCGGCGAAGCTCGTGCTGATCGCCGCCACCCAGATCGACATCGGAGCCCCGATTGTCAATCTCGGAGGTGCTGCGGCTACGGAATTCTTGGTGAAGGGAACGACTTTCATCACGGAACTGACCACTTTCATGACGGCGCTCAACACGTTCTTTGCCGCTTTCGCGGCTGATCCCGCGCTGAACGGTGTGCTTCCGGCCACGAAGAGTGCGCTTGGAGCGCTCATTCCGTTCGGCATCGATTTCCAGGCGAGTCTGGCGACCGCGTTGTCGACAGTCTCGAAGACGGTGTAGGAATGCCCGATACGCCAACCCAGGCCCTCGCGACGTGCGTCTTGCGATGGATCTATTCACAGATTGCCGCCATCCTGGAGGCGCTCAAGGCAATCTTGTTGGCGCTCATCGCGTTCATCGACGCCTACATCTTGTGGCTCAAGGCGTGGCTCGCGCAGTTCGACATCCTGTCCCAGATAGAGGAGGCGGCGTGGGCCATCGTGCAAGCCTTGATTGAGGAGATCCGAAACCTGCTGACCAATATCCCGGACGGGCCGCTCAAGGAGCTGTGTCCGGAGTTCTACCAGCTCTTCACCGATCCGGCGCTCCAGTTGTTCGATACAGCCGTGTCGGGCCTGACGATCTGGCGCGAGCGTTACAAGAACGTGGTTAGCTTCATGGATGAGATCGAAGCGCTCCTGCTGTACTGGGAGGCCATCAAGGCCGATCTGGTCGCAACCGTGGAGATTCTCGATGACGCCATCTACCTGGCGCTCATGGACGCCGCCGACGAGGTGCCGTGATGTCGTGGGAACTGAAAATAGTCGAGGGGGACATCGTTCGAAATAGTGTCAACACCGGCTACGAGCAGGTAACGGGGAAGGACAAGCTCAAGCAGAACGTCGTGATGACGCTCCAGACGGCGATTCGACCGGATACCGGCATTGGGACCGGCCTCGGGAAGGTTCTCGGAGATCGCAGTGACAAAGAGCCCGATCAGGTCTACAGCACGCCGGCCATGTTCAAGTTCCAGACGTTGGTGCGCAACGGGCTGAGCCGTCTGAAGTACAACCAACGCAACTACCTCTTCAGCCGGCGCACCCCGTCCGAGATGCTCGACGATTTCTCTCCCGTCCAGGTATGGGCGACCGACGATCCTCGCAATTTTCGCTGGAGGGTCGATGTCTACACGATGGGAAACCTGCCCAACTTCGTGGTGGGCGGTACGATTACGTGAGGTAAGCCATGACCATTCGGAGAAGGACCGAGACGGAGTTCGCTGACCAGATTGCCGATGGGATCGCCCAGCGGGACGAGACCGTCGACACCAGGATCGGCTCGATTCGGGACATCTTCATCACTCCGCCGTCCGTGGTGATGAAGGACATCAACGACAACATCGTCTACTTGTCGCAGCTCACGAGCTTGCAGAACGCGGAGCAGTTCGCTCCCGCCGATCTGGATGGCTTCGTCTTCAACGAGGGTCTCGTGCGGTGGGACGGTGCTCCGTCGCTCGCCATCGTCACCTTCGCGCGCATCCAGCCGCCGACTGCCAACATTCCCATCCCGTCGAACTTCCCGTTGTCGACGGTGCAGGATCCTTCGACGGGTCAGATCACGGAGTTCAAGACCATCGAATCGGCGGTCATGTACGGGCCTGCCACAGTGCCGGCCTCTGCGTACTACAATGCCGATACGGAGCGTTACGAGATCGATGTGGCTGTTGCCAGCGTGGTGAAAGGCGAATCGACTGCGGTGGGGGCCTACACGATCACGCAGTTCCGACGTCCCTTCCCGGATTTCGACTATGTGTACAACAAGGAGGCTACGACCAGCGGACGCGGCTTGGAGACGAATCTCGAACTCGCCCGGCGTTACCAGATGCAGGTAGAGGGCTCGCAGCTGGGGCCGGCTCGCGGTCTTCAGCGTTTCATTCTCGACAGTTTCAGCAGCTCCTTAGATGCCTACGTGGTTTACGGAGAGAACGAGAATCTGCTGCGGGAGATGTACGATGCCGGCGCGGTCGACTGCTGGATCCTCGGCGATTCGCCGGCAACCGTTTCCATGACGACCAACTATCCCGGTATCGAGACGTTGATCCCTTTGGAAAAGCAGCCGGTGGTGGAGGTCATCTCGGTTTCGGACTCGGGGACGACTTATATCGCGGGGACCGACTACGTAGTCGTGACCGGCGAGACCATCTACGCCTACAGCGACCGTGGCCAGGACGGCATCCGCTTCATTGCCGGGGGATCGGCCCCCACCTTGAACGCGGCGATCACCATCGTCTACTCGTACAACAGCCTCATCACCACGATGACGGCCTACTACCGTCAATCCGAGTACTACGTGATGGGATCGGACGTCTTGTTCCGCTGGGCGCAGGCTCAGCAGCTGGAAATCGAGGCTAACTTGAAAGTATCTTCGGGCAATCCGGACTCGGTGCTCCAGCTGGTTCGCGAGCGTGTTTTGAACTACATCAACGGGCTCCTTCTGGGCAATAACGTCGAGGAGTTCGATATCGATGCGGAGGTTGCGCGCGTTTTCGGGGTCGATAACTGGACCTACACCACCCTCGCGGTCGAGGGTGGTACGGGAGTTGCGGACATCGAGATTCCACCGAACCAGTATGCGCGGCTGGAAGAGGCGAATCTCATCGTGAACTTGGTGTCGTAATGCGATACGCGCTGTTCAAGTACGGGACCGGAGTGCTCTACGGGCCGAGCACCATGCTCGACGTGGTGGATCCGGAGCGGGGACCATCGCCGGGAGGTAACCCCTTCATTCTTAAGGGGACCGGTTTCGATCCGCGTCAATGGGATGACTTTTTCACCGGAGGTGTCCTCGATCCGTCGAAGTGGGTCGACATCTCCTACGGCTCCGGATCCGTCAACACCGGACCGTTCCATCTGGAGATGGTGACGGGCTCGACCGCCAGCTCGGCTGCTGCAATCGAATCGGTTGCGTTGTGGGGTTCTACGCAAGGCGAGATCAGATTCAGTCTGCCCGTGATTCGAGAATACCCCGCTGACGTCGTCACGTTGATGGCGCTGTCACTCTGGGTGGGAGTCAACGATTACGCCGAGATGCGCATCGAAGTGGGGACGGAGCCGGGGACACTGGTGCTGCGTTGTGAGGTCTACCGGGGCGGCATCCTCGCCGACGAGATGATCAAGCCTCTCTCGTGGACGACTGGCACCTCGATGTTCAAGATCCTGCGCTGGAACAGTGACGTCTACTTCTACGCCAACGGAGAGCGCGTTTTCAAGAGCGTTCGGTTCACGAGCACTGCTGCGAAGTTCCGAATCTATACAACGAACGGCACGACTACCTACAACCTCCAAGGGGTCCGGGTCGAGTGGTTCTACTATCGGCCCTTCGCGGTCTTCCAGAATCAGCCGGTCCACGATACCATCGTTGTCTCGGATTTTCGGATGCGCGGTCTAGTGACGCCCAGCATGGACGACAAGCGCCAGCCGGCTGCCTATAAAGGTCTCGTGGATGTCCATGTCGTCGGCAATGGGGTATACACCAAGAGCAATGCCTACGAGTACTACTATCTGGACGCGCTCAAGGTGATCAACAGCGCTCAGGCCGATACGAGGTTCTCGATCATCGATGACGCGCAGCTCTTCACGCCGCAAGGTGAGCAGAAGGGTCTCGGAGGAGGTAAGTGATGGCCCTCGAAGGTGTGAATCGCTATGCAGAGCTGATCAAGGCCATCCCGCCGGGGCCGTTCTACGATTCGCGCGGCATTGTCGTTCCGTACCGGCACGGAAACCACGAAGTGCGCCTTGAAACCGACAATCCGAATACCACTTATATCCTTTATATTGCAGGAGTTTATTCTGGTTCTGTCGTGTCGGACATCAACGGGAATGTTGTCTTCAGTCGCCATCTGGATCGTGGCGAGAACGAGATCCGACTCGTCAATTCCGAGACCAACAATACCCTCATCAGCTACGTGACTGTGCGGGAGTACGCCCTGTGGCTCATAGCTTATGCGGAGACCTTCGAGAGCATCGACGACGACTGGAAGGAAGCCTACGACGACATCTTCATCGAGACGGTCACCGTCAACGGCATCGAAGGTCGTTTTGGTCGCGACATCCAGACCTACAACAATATCGGGCAGTCCCTGGACGACTATCGGTGGCTCCTTCACGAGCTGCGGTTGGCATACCGCAACTATGGGGGACGATTTCGGGGTTTCGAGACCGCTGTGGCCGAGTTTACCCAGATTCCGCAGTTCGGCTACTCGCGCCGGCTCTGGGGTCCGAACTGGACCTTGGATCAGTCGATGCTCATCAACGCCCGTTGGAAAGAACGGTCTCACGTCGTCTCTTACAACGGAGCTGGAATTACCGGAGTCGCGCTTGACCGTGTCGAAGCAGATGTTCCTTCTGGAGTTGCGGCACGGGTCATCCAGTACGATGCCACGCTCGATTCCCTACGGTGGGGAACTTTCTTGACGCCCGGTCCTTACGTGCCGGCGAACGATGGATTGCTGTTCCTGCCAGGACCGCCCTCGACCGTACCGGCGTTCATTCTGGGACTCGCGGGTCCTTTCGCTCTGGCAGCTGCGGAGACGACTCTCTATATCGATGACGGCACCGGGACCATTATTGTGCCGTTGGTCACGGGATGGCCGACACCGACAGCGGCACAGGTGGTCGGCGACATCAACACGGCGATGGGGTACGCCTTGGCGTCGGTCTACAACGGCAAAGTGCTCCTGGTGAATCCGGCCTCGCAGCCACTCCTGGAGATTGAACACGGCGCGAACAACGCCGCCGTCCGGATCTTCGGCGTCGAGCCGGGCAATCTGACATTCGCTCCGAACGTCATGAACGGGGTCACCATTGTCAGTATTTCGGGATCGGTGGACGTCAACGCCAACTCCGAGATCGCCTACCGATATGATGGGTCCGTGACGCCGCCGACCAGGGAGCTACGCTGGCGCTCGCCACTCGCGGCCTGGTCGCCGTGGGTCTCGATCAGCGGAGATGGCACCTACTCGCTCATCGATGGTTTCGGCTACACCTTGAAGGTCCATTGCTACGAAGATGACATGGACGTTCTGAGCGGTCCGTGGCCCGCCACAACGTCCGTTCTCTTCTCCGTGGGGTACGGCAAGGAGGCGAGGCAGATCGAGCAGACAGGGGGACTCTGGGTGTACGTGGATCGCACCCAGCTGCCGGCCATCAACACTTTCGACTTTGTTGACGTCTTCGATGATGCTTCGACCCCGGGCGTGGCCGAGCTTCCTGATAACTGGTGGCTTGGGCTGCCGCTGCCAACGACTTCTACAGTCATTCTGGAATCCAGGGTCGTGACCGACAAGATCGATCTCTATGATCCTTCACCGGCTTTTCGGGTGCATCTCCAAGATTCTGGTGCGCGGGTTCACGAGCTGTTTTCGAGGGTTCTTCAGTACCCGATGCCCCGACCGGGTCCGAGGGGTCAGAACTATCCGCAGCAGAGTCCGGGCCTCTTCTACGACTACGAGGGCTTCAAGGCGAAGTTCTCCGGCTGGGTGTCCAGCACCACGGTAGGGCCAACCACAGCCACGCTGAGCTTCTCTTTCGACAACGGGGCTACCTGGGTGTCCAGCGCGCCTTTCCCGGTCGTACAGGATACTGGGGGCTTCTGGTACGAAGATTTCACCTACATCGAGTTCGAGACCATCATCCCCGCCGGTCTCACTGACAACGGGGTCTTGGTGGCCGTCACCATCGATGACCCCGTGGGCATCGATGTGATGTTGGATAGCTTCCGTGTGGACGTCGAATACATCACCTCTCGGGTTCTGACGAGCAACACCGTCGTCAGGACGCGTCATCGGCAGTACTTCGGCGAGCTGGCGTGGACGTGGTCCGTAGATCCGCTCTCCCTCCTGGAGAAGGAGTATATCGGACTGCCCCACAAGCGCCCCGACAAGACAGTGCCGATCTCCGGCGTCACGGTCACTGACATCTCGATGGACACCGATCCGGGGAATGGCACCGTCGACTACGAGTACAACAGTCTCGGGGACATCCACCGGCTTCGTTGGAACGCTCCGAACGCTGCGTGGGGTCCGGGGCTCGGCTGGGTCTCGATCCTGAGTGCGGGAGCTTACGTGCTGCCGGCGAGCGACGGATCCTCGATGACGACCTTGGTGGACTACGCGTTGCTGCCCGTGCTGGACGGCACTCCTCCGGGAGCCACGATTACCCGGAGCGTGACCATCACCGATACCACCATCCGGCAGGGACACGTCCGGAGGATCTCTCCGGCTCATTCGTCCATCGATATCTTCGATGTTACCGAATATAATTCGGATAATGTGCCGATCAATCTCAAGGGAGCCGTTACAGAAGGTGATTTTTCCTCCTGTACCCTCACAAATCTCGATATCCATGCGTCGAGCCCCTTCCGGTACTCGTACCTCCTCCCGAACCTGCTTCCCGTGGAGGACGAGCCGCTGACGTTCTCGGTGGCCGCTCCCTACGTGGCTCCCCTTCTCTATGATTCGGACCAGGATCAAGAATATGCCATGTTGTTCGAGGATGGGATTCTTGTTCCGAACGATCAGTGGTGGTTCAATTCCGCATCCGAAGTTCAGGTGGCTACTGCTTACTACAACTCTGGTGCCACTTACACCATCAGCTACAATCCGATCTGCGTGATTGAGACGCCGTTGTTGGATCTCGGCGCTCTCACCTACCAGGACTACGTCTGGTTCGCTGACTACATGCTCTGGGATCGGATGGAGCACAACGTCATCGGACGCATCGTGACCGTGCCGCTCTTCTTCAATCCGGACATCGGTCGCACCACGCTGGAGTACCGCTCCTCAATGGACATGGCGGTCTCCAAGCTCTACATCGAGGACGCAGACGGACGCAGGGAGATCTCGACGGCCAACTGGAGGTTCATCGACCCGACCACGGTCGAGATGGACGCTTCCCAGTTCGTCGGAGGCGCGGTCTATTACCTGGAGCACGAGGAAATCCGGATGTATCGGCAGAGCGCCTTGACGATCACTTTCGAACACCGCTCCGGCGTAGATGCGCCGTCGTGCCTGGCAGCCGGCTGGAACACGATCCAGCGCAACGAGAACGTCGACGTGAACCAGAGTCCGGCAGGACACCTGATCCATCAGCTGCGCCTGTCGGTGAGCAACATCCGCGATCTGAGCGACTTCAAGATTCGGTCCTTGGTGCTCAAGGGCCTTCACATGTTCGGGAGCAATCCGGACATACCGGGGTTGACCAATGTATAGGATTACGATTGAGGTGATTTTGGTTATGTTAGCTTTCATCATCTTTTCGTCCGGCTGTCACGATGGATGTGAACCGGAAGAGATGAAGTGTGAAGGCTCCAGGGTCATGATCTGCAACGCCGAAACCGATTGGGAGGTCCACGACGACTGTGCCGACGTGGAGGACTTCGGCCAGGATCTGGAATGGGTGTGCTGCGAAGATCCGACTGACGGAATCCCGGCGTGCCTCCCGATCGAAGCCTGCGAAGAACTGGACGGAGGTGTGTGATGCCGCAAGTATCTGGGGATCAGGTCCGGCTCTACTGGAAGTACATGCAGAAGCAGTACCGCTTCAAGGTGGTCGACAAAGACGACGCCGGGGAGATGCAGCTCATCGGATGGGCGCTCGACACGATGGGCATCCAGGACCAGGACTACTTTCTGCACAACTACACGACCACTGTCGGCAGCAAGATCTACATCCCCTTCGAGGTCGGCGTCGGCACCCAGAAGCAGCTCGTTGGGCAGATCATGACCTGCGCCCACGAATGCCAGCACATCGTGCAGTCGCGCCGTGATCCAATGTACGAGATCAAGTACCTCACCAGTGATGCTGCCCGGACGCTCTACGAGGTGGATGCCTACCAGGCGAACATGGAGATCCACTGGTGGTGGTATCAGAAGACTTTGAATCCGACGATTCTGGTAAACACTTTGAAGGGTTACAGCATCGATGCGCCGAACCGGCGCGTTGCCAAGAAGCGCTTCATCAGCGCGAACAAGATGATCGAGTACGGTGGCGTCACTACTGGGACGGCCATCAAGACGATCCGGTGGTGCAACCGGAACCTGAAGCCGGCCCGGTCGCGGACGGTTCGCGTGATAAAAGTGTAGGAAATGATAATTAGAGATAAAGAACGAGAAGTTCGAACCTGCACTAAGTGTATGGAAGTAAAGTCTTTTTCTGAGTTTTCTTACTCAAGAACTGGTTTTGCTAATCGAAAGAGTATGTGTAAGAATTGCATGTATGAACATCGTCGCGAATACATGAAGAATTACAAGAAAAAGAAACTCAAGACTTTTGTTGAGGTTACATCTGGAGTTAAAACATGTACGCATTGCAAAGTAGAGAAACCGGTAACTGAATTTAGAAAACTTGTTACAGTTAAGGACGGTCGTCAGAGTTGGTGTATCCGATGTACTCAGAAGCAGAGTCATGAGCGGGATAAACGGTTGAACTTCCCCCCTCGCAAGGAAGGGGTAAAAAAGTGTTCTCGATGTGAACAAGTCAAGTCTGTACGAGAATTTAGTCCGCATAAATACCATAGGGATGGTTTAGCTTCTTGCTGTAAAAAATGTGATGGACAACGTAGTGTATGTCGCAACAGACGTGATCCGCAGTCGAGATTGGCTTCAACTTTACGGAGTCGTTTGTTGGTAGCGTTGCAGTATCGTGATGGGACGGGCTATAAAGGAGGATCTGCCGTAGCAGATTTAGGGTGTACAATTCCAGAATTGAAGAAATATTTGGAAGATCAGTTTTATCCGCATCCCCATACTGGGGAATTGATGAACTGGGATAATTGGTCTAACTCGGGATGGCAGATCGATCATATAAAGCCTCTTTCTTCTTTTGATTTATTGGATCGGGCACAATTTTTGGAGGCATCTCGGTATACAAATCTACGACCTTTATGGTTGGTAGATCATATTAGGAAAACAAAGCGGGAGCAGAAAGCTCTGAAACTTTCTGAGGAGAAAAAATCATGAGGGGCAGCATTTATCCGGATGGGGTCGTTGTTGACCACACGGCGCTCCGACGCACGGAAACCAGCAAGTCCGAGGAGATCCTTCGGAATCGCCTGGATTGGACATCTCGGGGGATGTACACGGGCGGCGAAGTCACGGTGAACACCAGCGGTGCTCCGCCCTATCTCCACATCGATGTCGCGCAGCTGTCCGGATTTGCCCCGAACGGTGAATTTTTGCAGACTGCCAGTGACTACTACGACATCGCGCTCGATGACGAGACGAGCGGTGTCGTGAACCTCGTCTGCGCGGTCTACACCGAGAACGAGATCCACAGGCAGCCGCACGAGAGCGACGGAGAGACCTATCCGACCGAGGCCGAGATGGCGTGGCGCATCCGGGTCTACTCGGAGGCCAATTACGCGGCGCTCCCGGCGACCGACGACAACCTGGCCAACGATGCCAAGAATCGGATGCTCGTCGTCAGCAAAGTCACGGCCAATGGTCCGTCGACCTCCTTGACGGCGAGCAGCATCCAGAGCCCGACGTCCTACGACAGCATCCTCTACGCGGAGCCCCGCGAGTTCACGTCGATTCCTGGGATTGCGATTCTCGGCGTCTCGTCGGACACGCCGGTCGGTGACGGCACTTTGGACTACACCTACAGTGTGGGTCCGACCTACGACTTCACCTGGACCACAACCAACGGTGTCGGCGTGACGTTGTCACCGACCGTGGACGGCATTTACAACCTCACGGACGGTGCAGGAGCCTACCTGCGAGTTCAGATCGTCATCTCGATGCTGCCGACGAGCGGCACCTTCCCGATCTCCGAGACGGTCACGATTCATAACCTCTACTACCAGGACATCCCGCGCCTGACTGCCGAGGACGAGCTGCACCGGCACTTCATCGGGACCGGTGTCGTGACTCCCACCAACCCGCACGGGACATCGCTGAACGATATCCTGGAGCAGGAGTTCACTCTCCTCGAAGAGCACCAGGATATCGAACACTGCAACGGCATCTGGAAGGGTTCCAGTCCCAACGTCTTCGCCACGGCGGTCAACAATGCCTCCCCAGCCGACCAGCTGCTCATCACAGCTCCGGTGGCAGGCGATCTCTACTACGTCAACGGCAAGAAGCTCAGCTCCGTCGACGTGACCACCGTCGTCTTCTCCACTCCGGCGAACCAGACGGCCTATATGTACGAGATCTATGTTTCCGACGAGGAGACGGTCCAATACCTCCAGAAGATGTCCTATCCGGCGTCTCGGACGGTGACGGGGACTTGGATCATCGACGCGAGCCACGATTATCCGTTCGGCTCGGCCATTCTGGAGGTGCAGGTCACCAACACGCCGTCGCTGCGGTACATCTTCAGGTGGGACAACGGGGATCAGGTCACGCTGCTGAGCACGAATCCGTCCCAGGTCATCAGGCTCTATGCCGAGGATGGAGAGCACTGGATCGATCTGTACGTGAACATGACGCCGGGCTCTGGCGACGAGTTCCTGCCCGGACTCGGTACTTTCACCGATTCAATCACCATCGCGGCCTCTCTGGATTTCGACCAGCACATCCAGATCGCGTCGACTCCGTACTGGTACGATGGTGCCTCCGCGACCTGGGTCATGGGCTACCCTCCGACGACGTGGCCGGGCCGTGTGACTGTCGATAAGCGTCCGTGGGGCACCTTGTGCTTCGAGAATATGGCCGACACGGCCCTGGAGCAGATTGCCTGGGATCCCAACAACGAGCTGGGGCGCTCCGGGGTTCTGCTGCGGCGTAACGGCTACAACAACGAGTTCCGGCTGGACTACGGAGGCAGCGGCCTCAACGCTGACATCAACGGAGGATCCTACTACTGCCGGGGACGCCGCATCAGCATCGATTCGGTATCGAGCCTCGCGTTCTCCACCAACTCCACGTCGCTCGTCTGGGCCGACTACGAGGGGACGGTTCGAGTGCTGAACGTGAATGCTCTTTTCGCGGGGGATCTGACGGCGGCGATGCACTACATCCTCGGCTCGATGACCGATGTGCCGACCAAGAGCGCGATCTATCACGCCACCGACCTTCACGACGCTCCGGAGCGGGGCGTGATCCTCTGGTATGTCGAAACAGATGCCACCAACATCATCTACAACTGCGACTTCTCCCAGAATGTCAATCAGGTGCTCCACCCGTGGTCGGTCAGCTCGCGGAACGTCGGTTTCTATCCGGCGCAGGCAGCCTACGATTCGTTGTTCACCGCCTTCGAGTACGCGAAGGTCTCCGGTCTCAAGGATCCGTACAGGGATGCGGCGGTCACCATCTACGTGACCGGGATGTGCGGCATCAACCGGGAGATCACGCAGCCGCCCAATGTGAACGTCTGCGGCACGCGAGGCGCAGCCCTGACCCTCGCCAGGGTGGAAGTGGTCCACGTCGACATTACAGGAGCTTGGAAGCTCTCTTCCGGTTGCCAGATCTCCGGCCTCACCATCGACATGTACGCGAACAACGGGACCGTCTTCGCGCTGCACAACAACACCATCGTCGAGAAGTGCAACTACACGGCGTTCGGTACGACCAATGACGCCATGTTCGCCCTCGACAACGGCGAGCGCACCATCGTGGGGGTCCGGATCCGTGACAACCTGATCGCCACCTACAGCGGAATGTTCTTGAACGTCGCGCCCGTCCCGGACGGCTACATCGATTGGGAGATCATCGGCAACAATGTCGTGGTCGCCGCCAACTCGAACTATCCCGTGATCAACCTCGACAGCGCATCGGCGATCCACATCAAGCGCAACAACATCGCGATCTTGAACGCCGGTTCGAACCCTACTCCCGGAATCTATGTCCAGACGAGCGGCACCTACCAGACGCGGGAGATCTTCATCGAGGACAACGTCATCAAAGCCGACTGCACGAGTCTCTCGAACACACCGACCTGCGTCTACTTCGAGAACGTGCAGTTGTCTACGATCAACGGCAACACCTTCGAGCCTCGGACGGTCCCCGGCACGACGCTCTTGACCGGGATCGCCACTCTCGGCGTCTCCAACATCGCCATCTGCGACAACAAGTTCAACGCCCTTGGCATCGGCGTCTACATCGCGGATTACTTCTATGATGTCGAGATCTTCAACAACAAGTTCTTGGCCTGTTACCACCGGGGCGTCAAGGTCGAGACCTTGAGCTATCCCGTCCTGAACAGCGTCTACGGCCTTCGGGTCGAAGAGAACGACATGAACATCTTCATCAAAGGCGCGGTCGGCGGCAGCGGCTACGACGGCCAGTTGATGGGGGTCGAGATCGATCTGGGGACGCTGGATGTCGCGGATTCTGCGGTGACGGATATCTCCGTCTCGAACAACAACTTTTTCGGGTTCACCAACTCCACCGGTAACATCCGGGTCGTGCAGGCGCTGGTGAACTCCAACTCCAACACCATCCAGCGGAACTTCAAGATCAACGGCAACCTGATGTCGGGAATGAACGCCCCCAACGGCAGCTTCCGGGGCGTGTACGTCTTGGCTTCCACTGCGGGTCAAGCAGGCTACCCCATCGAGAACATTTCCGTCAGCCACAACCATATCTATGCGGAAGTCGATACAACTTCGTTCCGGATCGCGGGTCTTGACCTCGCGCACAAGATGACGGCTTCGGTCATCCAAGGGAACCAGATCCGCCTCATCAGCTCGAACGTGAACAGCAACGGCACCGGTATCTACATCGGCCAGGGCACGAACTCCGCTTCTTCCAGCGGGGTCGTGGTCGAAGGGAACACGATCACGACCCTTCGCGCCGGCATCTACGCCAATGTCACTTCCTCCAGCGTGATCGGCAACCGGGTCTTCTGCTTCGGGGAGGGGATCTTCCTGGAGGGCATAGCTCCTCCCAACGAGTCCCATCTGCTCTGCGACGGCAACAATATCCGGGTGCTCGGGCACAACAGCAACCCATTCACGAGCGTTGGGGGCGGAGGGGGCTCCCATTGCATCACCGTCAGGACGGAGATGCTGCGCTTCTCGATCACGAACAACATCTGTCATTTGGAAGGTGTCCTCAATGCTTATCTGCCGGGATCGAAGGGTCTCATCGATGGCAGCAGCTGCATCAAAGTTCGAGACGGCGCTCAGTACGTGATCGAGGGCAACCACACCCGGATCGAAGCCGGGGACGTCGAGGGAACGGACGGCAGCGGAGGCACGCGGGCTCACCACATCTACGTCCGGGCCGGAGCTGGCCTTTCCTATCCGTTCTACGGGGTCACCATCGAGGGCAACCACATCGACAACTGGAGAGCCCTGGGAGTTGCCTCGGTGTGCTACGGAATCTACGTTATTCCGGGCTCTGGGTGGTCGCACGCTGCCGGAGATGCCGGTCGTGCGGCCATCATCGGCAATCACATCGTCTCCTCCACCTGGGAAGCGGCGACCCCGTTCAACAACGACGCGGTCAACGGCAATCCTCCGGGGACGACCATTCCACGCCCCTTCGAGATCTACATCCCCGATTTCGGAGGTGACAGCGGCATCTACTCCACCGATATCTTCCTGGGTGCCAACGCCATCATGTCGCCGGACGACCCGCTCCCAAGACCGCGTGTCTACATGTGGAATCTCCATCTGACCATCGGTACCTGTCAGTCCAACTTGACCAACTGGGGCGAGCTGGTCGGCCCCCCCTTCGCGACTCACTTCTGGTAGTCTTCCCATATTGACAGCCTCTTAGACTCCGTGCTATATGGAGAGAGGTATTGATCCCTCATTCTGTATATTGAGGGAGGAGGAAGTGGATGGCTCCCCAGACGGATGAAGTTGATCTCATCGAGCTGCGCAGGTTGATGCTCGAAGCGCTGGAGAAGATGGAAGCCGAGCACCCACGCGTCACCGCCGAGGTGCTTCAGACGTACCTGGAGATGACGACCGGCAAGAAGTACAGTCTATCCCAGCTGGGCAACAACCTTCGAATCTTGAAGAAGAAACGAATCGTGGAGGATGTCCGGAGCAGAGGTCATCGGTACTGGGCTCTCACCGGCAAGAAGTACTCCGAGGATGAAGTAGTGCGCGTCCTGGTAGCTTTTCCGAAGAGGATGCACGACCAAATTGTGGAGTTCTCGAAGTTCGCGAGCTTGTCCAAGACCCAGTTCGTCGTCAACATGGTCGGAGTGGGGCTCCGGAGCTTGAGTCCTCTCAAGAGAGAGATGGATTTTCCGGCTGTACCGGAAGTTCCGGAATCGGCGCAAGTTCCGAACACTGAATGATCTTGGACCTTTACAGAGAGGAGCTTTTTATATTGACAAGCCTCTAGCGATATAATAAGAACATCGCTGGAGGTCCGTATGCAGCTGTATGGAAGTCTGGGAAGGATCGAAAATGTAGTTGTCCCGGTTCTGACTGGGATGCTCACACGAGTACGGGAGCACAAGGAGAAGGTCATGGCGGATGATCGTAGGTACAAATGTCCTCTCTGCGACTTCGGAGAGAAGGGCGACAAGACCAAGCGCGCAGTCAACATCCATCTGGGGACGGGCCACAAGGACGTCCCGAAGGAAGAACGTCCGGCACCTATCGAAGTTGGCGGCGAGTCTCCAGAGATGCCTACGGCTGCGGAACCTGGAACCGAACCTCAACCTCCGACGCAGGAACCCCCGGTTCCGGAACGGGAGTCCAAGCCCGTTTCTCCGGAAGACGCCCCACAGCCTCCGAGCGCGGCTCCTCCGTTTCCCCCTCCGGACGCCCCACAGCCGCACCCGACGAGCATCACGCCGGGATCGGCCCTTCTGCTCAACGGTCCAGCATGGCAACAGAACCCCGCGACCAAGGCGTGGGAGGCTGGTATCGCCGACCAGTTGACCGTCCAGGTGCTCAAGAAGGAGTTGTCGACATCGGGGGATGTGGTCCTCATCTGCCGTGCGGAGAAATCCTCGGTTCTGTGGTCCGTCCAGGAGGAACTCGTTCTGAAGGGGATCGTGAAGCTTCTGTATCTCGCTCCGGGGAAACCTCACATCGAATCGGAGGCCGCGCGCCCGGAAGATGGTCCTCGTAACATCTCGGATCCCGAGCACAACTACTTCGAGAAGCAGCGCAAGGCGCAGGAACTGCGGCAACAGCAGGAAGCGGAACGTGAAGATTACGGTACACGTCTCAGGCGCTATACCGATGCGAATCGCCGCAAGAAGAGCGCTGAGAAGGAGTTCGAAGCGATCCGCGAGGAGGACTACGAGAAGCTCAAGTCCTATGTCAAGAAGTACGGAGAGCCTTCGGGACCCGGCAAGGACGACTGGATGATTGTCGATTTCGACTACAAGGCTCACATCGTGCGCCGACCCGGCGACAGCGGAGTCAAGCTCGACACGGAAGTCATCGTCCAGTGGCTGCGTGATCACGACATGGAGGAGTGCTTGAACCACACCCTCAACATCACTGCCTGGGAGACGGCCAAGAAGGAGGGGAAGGTTCCTGCCGACTTTGTTCGTGAAGTCGAGGAGCCTTACAAGGATGCCGACGACTTCCAGTTCCGTATCGATCCTCTCTGATCTTCCCGAACATTCCAGTCCAGTAATTTAAGAGGTATGAATGTCGTTCTCCTCATCGACGGGAACCCTCTGCTCTGGCGCGCGGCCTACGCCGGCTACGGAACCGGCGACAGCTCTCTGGCGAAAGGGGTCTTGAACTACTTCTACTCGATGATTCACAAGTTCCGACCGCAGGACCTCGTGGTGTGCTGGGACAAGGGAATGTCCTGGTGGCGCTCGCAGCTCTACCCCGATTACAAGGCTCACCGGATGGAGAAGAAACGGGAGAGCGACATCGATCTGGAGATGGTCCAGGAGCAAGCAGGCTACGCCAGGAGGTACTTCGAGGCCCTCGGGGTGCGTCAGGTCATCTTGCCTGGCGTCGAGGCTGACGACGTCCTCTCGTGGCTCTCAGAGCACTATCTGAAGCGCATCGAGCACTTCCCGGATTGGAAGATCGTCATCGCTACCGGGGATCAAGACCTGTGGCAGCTCGTTCGGGAAGATGGGCGCATCCTCATCTGGGATCCTCAGAAGGAACTTCTAGTAGATCATTCAAAGGTAGTGGAGGTCCTTGGTGTATCTCCGGAACGCATCCCCGATCTGAAGTCGATGATGGGGGATGCTTCGGACAATTTGCCGGGGGTGAAGGGGATCGGCCAAAAGATAGGCTCGAAGTTGCTCCGCGAGTACGAGACGTTGGGCAATATCATGAGCCTCGATGAGAACCTCATCAAGGAACTGAAGAAGCGCAAGACGACGGCGCGGATCCTGGATGCCGATGACGTTCTTGGGGAGACGTACCGTCTTGTGAAGTTGCCCGCTATCCGCGAAGCCGCGCATTGCCTTTCTTCACAGGACCTGAAGCTTCTTCGAGAGCAGCTCGGGCAACCGCTCGACCGGGATTCCTTCCGACTCCAGGTGATGGCGGAGCGCATCGGGAAGTCGTGTGCGAACATCGAGCCGTTGGTTCCCACGTCGGCTTCGGATCTGACGGTCATGGTGGATGAAATGGAAGTATATCTATCGAATCAGACCTGGACCGATCTTCGAGAGGTCGACTGGGCGATCCTCGGATGCAACCAGTGCGCTCTCCGGGCCGACACGGGCGAGAAGGGGCCGACTCTTCCCCAAGGTCATCAAGGGGTCGACATCATGCTCGTGGGCCGTAACCCTGGCCAGCAGGAGCTGGAGAACGGTGTTCCGTTCTGGCCGGATGCGCCGGCAGGAGGTCGGCTCAATCGCTTCTTGGAGGTGGTTGGTCTGGAGCGACACGAGTGCTGGATCACCAACGCGTGCAAGTGCTACTCCCAGGCCAATCGTCCTCCGACATGGCCCGAGGTTTTGGCGTGCTCGCGGTATCTCCGGGCCGAGATTGACCTCGTCAAGCCCAAGCTCATCATCTGTTTCGGTAACGAGGCGATGAGTCTCGTCACTCCATACCGGAGCCGGGTGACGAAGCACTGCGGCGAGATTCTGGACAAACCCCGCAGTGTGATCGGTGACATCGACGCGCTGGTGGCAATCAGCGTACATCCGTCGGCGGCGTGTCGGGGTGGTCAGGGAGAATCGAACATGCAGTACGCCGAGACTAACGTCAAGGCCCTCCTGGACAAGGTGACCCAATGAGCAAGCGTCTGGAAATCGACCGGAATTCCCCTGGCAACGAAAAGAAGCACTATGACGGCAAGTATCAACCCATCGATTTCATCGAGGACTGGAAGCTGGGCTTCACCGAGGGCTGCGTGGTCAAGTACGTGTCGCGCCACAAGAAGAAGAACGGCAAGGAGGATGTCAAGAAGACCATCTGGTATCTGAGCGTTCTCAAGGCGCGGTTCCAGTCGGGGAAGTTCGAGAAGCGCGAGTATCAAGGAGAGATCACGTTCAAGGAGTTCAGCAAAGCGCAGCATCTTGGCATCCTGGAGGACAACATCATCTACTGCATGCTCGATGCACTTCGGTATGGGCGCGAGAGCCGGGTTGACGACGCCATCAACTACGCGGTCGACTTGCTGAGATGTTACGAGACGACTGGCGATGTGGTCGACCGGGCCTTCGGAGGTGAGGAGCCGGAGAGCTTGAGGCCCAAGGGTTCCGTGACTCGGCAGCCCTTCAAGTTGATCGAGGATCGGATCTTCGATGCGAACCCTTCTCCGCGTGGAGCACCCCATCCGAGGCGGTTTCATCTCGACGACGAGCGTGACAGCTATACAGTACGTTTTCAAATCAGCGGTCAGCACGGCTACTTCACGGTGGGCACCTACGCGGATGGTACTCCAGGTGAGGTGTTCATCCGTCTTGGCAAAGAGGGTGCAGAATCGCACGGTTTCGCGGACATGTGGGCCATCGCGGTGTCGATGCTGCTCCAGTACGGAGTCGATCCGAAGAAAATCTATGACAAGTTCAAGTTCCAGCAGTTCGAACCTTCCGGTTTGACCGGTGTGAAGAAGGTGACCTTCTGCAAGTCGATCCCCGACCTGATCATGAAGTGGATGGAACGCCGGTTGCCACCTACCGGAGGTCCGGAAGACGATGATTATGGCGACGCCATCGAGGAGATGATCTCTCAATGAGAGTGATCGTCCAGATCGGCTTCCAGAAGGCTGCTGGGAGACGTCGGGAGGGGCAGCTCGTCCAGGCCTGGGTGAACGACGAGGAATGCTCCTGGAGCGACGGCTGCGGGAAGTACCTCACGTCTCGCGCGGAGTCCGCTCAGGGCGTTCTCTGGTATCTGTGGCAGGGAGATGTGGGCTCCGACGACACGATCCGCATCGCGGTGAAGACATCTTTGGCCAAGATCGGCACCGACGAGGCGCGAACCTTCGAGACACTCTACTACATGAACCCGGATGCCCCGGTGCGGCAGATCGAGGTGAAGGGAGTGGGTCGTCGAGGCTATCCTCTGCTCAAGGGACGGCTCATCGAGGCAGCACACGTCTCCGAGAAGGACAAGCGTGAGGCCGAGATCGAGGCCTTTCTGGAGGGGGACTTTTGATCGATGTCTTCTTGAGACGCTGGCGCATCTGCGTCCGGCTCGATCCGACCCATCCCTACTACCAGCGGGCCTATCTGGTCGTGCGCTCGTTGCTGTCGGCCTACGAGATCGAAGAGAACCTCTGGACCATCAACTTCCACGACATGAACCTCCTCCGAGCCCGTTTGGACCAGCTCGGCCTGGTGGAGGGGCGCACCATCACCGATGATGCCTGGGACAGGCTCGCTTATCTGGGTTCTCGGCAGGTGCGCAACATCGACATCAAGCGGGGGGTCAACAACGATCAGGTTCGGGGTGCCCTCAACGGGAAGCTCAAGTGCGTGCCCTACGAGGACCAGCTACCGGCCATCTCCTTCGCCGTGAACAATCGGAGAGCCGGGATCTTCGACGAGATGGGGGTGGGGAAGAGCCTTGAGGCGCTCGCGGCTATCGTCGTCCTCGACACGTTGGTACGGCGTTCTCTCGTCATCTGTCCTTACACGGCCCAAATTTCCTTCAGACGGGAGGTTGAGAAGCATACCTACCTCAAGGTGGTCCAGGTGCCTTCGGGGCGTAAGCGGGCGTTCAAGTTCATCCAAGAGCACCAGGAAACCGAGTGGGACCTGATGCTCATCCACCCCGAGAATCTTATCGGAGGGGGCGGGCGAGGAAACATCTACGGAGACACTACGAAGCTATTGCGTTCGATGCTGTGGGATTTGATCATCGTCGACGAATTCCACATGTATAAGAACCTGACTGCCAAGCGCACGAAGTGCGTGTTATCCCTCCTGAATGAGTCGAAGGATCGGGCTGGGAAGCGCCCGAGGACCATCTTGCTGACCGGGACTCCCGTTTCGGAGAGCCCGTTGAACGCTTACGTGGCCCTGAAGGTGTTGACGCAGGGCTATCTGCCCCACATCAATAAGTTCGAGCATCATTTTGTCGTGAAACAGGCGATCAGCTACGGATCGAAGGGCACTCATGCCAAGGTAGTGGGATATCGCAACCTGGACGAGCTGAAAACGATGATCGAAGCTGTCTCCATCCGGCGCACCAAGGCCGACATGCATGGATTTCCGGATCGCGTCTTCATGATCCGGGATGTGGAGCTGTCCGGGAAGCAGCTGGCCCTTTATCGCACGATCTGTGGCGAAATCGTTGCCGGATTGCCGAAATCCACCGTCATCAACCTGATGCGCTTCTTGTCGAACAACACGACAGTGCTGCGCCTGCGCCAGGTCATGAATCATCCGAATCTTCTCGATGAAGCTGGCGAATCGGCCAAATATGTCGAAATTGACAACATTCTTGAGGAGATTCTGGCCGATCCGGAGCAGAAGGTCATCCTGTGGACCGAATTTCGACGCGCAGTTGAGAATCTCTACGAGAGGTACGATCCCATCTACGGCGCGTACCAGATCTACGGCGGCGTCACCAACGAGCAGCTCGAACAGATGGCCTTCGACTTCGAGAACCGGGACAAGCCTCGCGTGGTCGTCGCCATTCCGGCCAAGGCCGGGACGGGTCTCGATTTCCTGGCTAGGGCGCGCACCGCCATCTACGTCGATCGTCCTTACAGCTTCACGCTTTACAAGCAGAGCATCGACCGCATCCACCGCCGGATCACGAGCGGCCAGATGTCGCGGCTGGATACCATTCGGGCGAAGCCGGCGACGATGATCTTTCTGGATGTCATCAACTCCGTCGACGAGCTGATTCGTGACCGCCTGCACGGAAAGCAGGACCTCGCGGACGCATTGACCACTTCGGACGAGAAGTTGGTCGAGCTGGGCCGTGAAGACCTGTTGAGGTACTTGAAATGAGCGACTTCGTCACCGAGCAGGTCCACGCCGACCTCTACGAGTACTCTCTCGCTTTGTCTCAGAAGTATGGCGTGCGCCCGGTCTATTTTACGAACAAGAACCTCCTCGATCCTCGGGAGTGCTTTGACGATATCATCTATCTTTCTCGATATTTTTGGACCTGTTTCGTCTTCACCGGCTTGCTGACGCCGTGGCACGATGATCCCGATCCCATTGGACTTCTTCGCAAGAGTGTCGACTACGTGCGCCGCTGGCTCTGGATCTGTGAGGACATGGATGTCGATTGGCGCAGTTACTGCGTGCTCTCCTTCTGCATGACTCCCTACGAGATGTATGAACGTCCTACGATGCTTCTTGGGCAGCGCAAGCACTGGACCTGGATGCGCAAGTTCAGGAAGTACACCAAGAGTCGAAAGCTCGTGGATGAAGTGGCCTTCTTCATGCTGGAGTTCATTCGTCTTCAGATCGAGCACAGCGGACGCGCCTCCTTTTCGAAGCGTGTCTTCATCGGCCCCGACTTGAGCAGGGGAGTCGAGAAGGGAAAAGCTCCTCCGAAGACATTGGTGCTCTATCAGCAGGTTGCGAACCGTATCAATCAGATTCACAACGAAGGGGTCGACTATCTCGATTGGTTGGTGCTCAAGTGCCGCAATCTTTACAAGATGGCTCCCGAGCAGCCTCTCCAGATCCAGACGGTTGTGAACGTCAACCAGCTCGATCCCGATTTTGACCTGCTCCGTATCCGCGCTGCCGACGAATGGCGCGCGGTGCGGGAGTTCTTGGGGCTCTCTTTCGAATGTGAGTTCCCAGACGGGGCGATTCCGAAGGGATGGCAGCCGGCTTCCGACGACATGATCGACCGGAGCAAGATTCGGAGAATCACCGCTGACGGTTACTACTACTATGCGGACGGCACCCAACGACGCGGTAAGCGTCACTATGCCACCAACAAGTACCTGACGATCCGAGTGTCGCCCGAGAACTTCGAGGAGTTCCATAAAGAATGGGATGATCCGCGTCTGTTGACGGCTATGCCGACGTGGGAAGAGTACTCGCGTTACGGAATGTATCCTGATCTGTGGGACGAGAATGGTACCAACATTTCGCCCTACCAGGCGATCCGGGACGTGCGCTGGAGGAGGGGATGAGCAAGAAGAAACAGAATCCTGAGCTGGGACCAGAGGTGCATGAGCTGGTTCTCGTTGTAGATCGCGAGGTTCTGGAGGACTTCGACGGCCTCGACGGATGTTCGATCACCACGCAGCCTGACGATCTGGACCAGATCTCAGCGAGTCTGCGGGGGGCCTTTTTCATGTCGCGTCGTGAGGCCGAGGAGAATCCGGTCTATAAGCAGATCATTCCTTACTTGATTGTCTCTTCAGGAGACCGCTACTTGACGTACCGGCGATCCGGGGCCGAGAAGCGCCTCACCGATCTTTTCTCCATCGGCATCGGGGGGCATATCAATCCTGCCGATAGCGCCGAGCGTCGGATGGGGCTGATCCGGAACAACGTGCGGCGCGAGGTGGCCGAGGAGCTGAGCCTCGATGGAGCCGAGTCCATCTGGGACGAGCTGTCAGATGACTTTGCCGTAGTCGGCGTCCTCTATGATGATTCGAACGATGTGGGTCGGGTCCACTTGGGAATCGTCTTGCGCATCGACGTGCGTCCCGCGCTTGCCAAGCGCCTTCGGATGGGAGACGAGGGCAAGGAGATGTCCTGGAAGGTTCAGGAGGAACTGGAGGGTATCTACAACGTCCTGGAGGGGTGGAGCAAGGTTTGCGTGGACGCGCTCGCTGACTTCGTCGAGGTGCACGCTCAATGACCGATCTGAAGCAGCTGAAGGAGCGCATCATGGGGGGCTGCCCCGCTTGTGGCGGAGACGGCTACATCGACTTCGATCTGTGCAACTGCGCGATCAAGTTCCGCGCCTTCAGCTGGCTCATCGATGGTGGATTTCATGAAGATACTCTCGATCTGGTGAGTTCTTCGAACTACGTGCTGCCGATGCTGGAATCTGGTGGAGAGTCGGTGGACTACTTCTTGCGCAATCCCTTCGACGTGATGGACAAAGGGTTGAGCCTTTACCTGTTTTCTAAGGAGAACGGGCGCGGCAAGACGACGCTGGCTCACTACCTCGTGTACGCGTTGGCGTGGCCCTTCTGCAAGACCGAGAATTACAGTCGTCAACGCACCTACGGCTTTGCCGACATGCATTCCTTGCTGGAGGCGTTTCTGGAGCGCGAGGATGTTGGGGACGCCTGGAAGTCGACGGTGTTGGTGATCGATGACCTCGGCAGTGAGAGTAGGAGCGCCGCGTGGAAGACCGACACTGTCATCTCGATGCTGCACCGTATCATGCACTACCGTCGCAACAACAAGTTGCCCACGATCATCACCTCGAACTTCGCTCCCGCAAGCCTTGTCGGCTTCTACCAAGGGGTTCTCGACTCGGTCCTGGAGATACGTCCGGACGGCATTGTCGGAGGTAAGATCTTCCGTCAGGTCGAGGTAGGGGGCGGCGAGGATTTCCGGCTCATGGACGGTAGGAGCGATTGGCCGACCTGATGCAGATTGACGTCAACATCGAGGCCGAATTTCTCGCCTCCATTTTGCAAAACGCTGGGTTCGTCGAGGTCGACGTCCTTCGTGTCGTAGAGCCTGAATATTTTCAGGTCGATTCCTACCAGTGGCTCGTCAGGATCTTGCAGAAGCGCAACTGGAAACCGCCTGTCTTCGAGTATCTAGATCAAGAGCTGCTCTCCGTCGAGAACGAGGAGACGCGGTTCAAGTACCGTAACCAGCTCTACGCGCTCTACATCCGTAAACTGTCGTTCATCGAGGACGCATCCAGTACGTTCCGTGCTTACGTTGCATTCTGTATCGCCAACACCAAGACGCGGAGTGCCTTCGAGGGTTTCGCGCGCACGAGTCGGGTCGATTTCCTGCTCGACGAGATCGAAGAAGGTTTCCACAGCGCGAAGGATGTCATTCGAACCAACCGGCTTCCGGTCGTCGACTACGCCACTACGTACCAGGAACGCCAGGAGCAGCGACGGTACATCCGTGACAACCCGAGCATGAGCCCCCGGATCCTGACCGGCATCATGGGGCTCGATCAGCAGTTCGTTATCAAGGCACCGATGCTGGCGGACATGCTTGCTCCGTTCAAACGCTACAAGAGCATCTTTTTGAATGCCTTCGGTTACGCCTTTCTGCTTCAAGGCTTCGATGTGCTGCATGTCACCTACGAGAATTCGATGGACATGACGATGGATCGCTACGACGCCATGTTCTCCGAGCTGAACTACGACCGCGTCTCGAACCTGCTGCTCACCAAGAAGGAGAAGGAGGACCTCGACCGCACGTTCTCCTGGATGCAGACCTGGAAAAATCGGTTGAAGATTATCAAGGGCACTTCTTACGAGACCAAAGTCTCGGACGTGGAAGAGGAGATCGAACGTCTCAAAGACCGTGAGGGTTTTGTTGCAGATGTAGAGATATGGGATTATTTGAATATCATTGCACCTTCGAAATCGTTCAATCAGGAACGCCACGAGCAGCGTCAGATTGTCTGGGATTTGAAAATTCACGCAGAACGATACAATGTGGCAATCTTCGAGGCTTCCCAGTCGAATTTGGAGGGTGCACAGGCGGATCGTCTCGGACTTGGCCACCGAGGATTATCCACGGATATCTCTCGCGGAATCGACCTTTGTATCGGAATCGATCAAAATGAAAAGGAGGCCGAGGCCGGCATCATAGTGCTGTCTCCGCAGTTCTTCCGGGGTGGCCCTATTACTATACCTGAAATAGTTTTAGATTCTGATCTTCCAAGGATGGTAGTTAGTCGTGAATTGCATCGTTTATGGCAGCATGCTGCACGAATAAATCCTTACGTTCCGAATACTTAGAACTTTTCTCGGCACTGAACATAAATTAAGTGGTGTTTTTTCTTGACATGGGTTTTCGTGGCTGCTAGTTATACGGTCTGAGTATGTGACAGAGTACTGGTTTTTCGGGGAAGATATGGTCGATCCGCAGTCGTACATTCTGTCCAAGTTTCCCGATAAGGAACCCAACTCCTCCGGGGAGATACATGCTCGATGTCCATTCCATGATGACCATAATCCTTCATTCTCAATAAACATTGACCGGGGAGTCTTTGTGTGCGGCTCCGGACGGTGTGGAGTACGTGGGAATTTTGCTCTTTTTTACAAGCTCATGGAAAATATCACCTCTTGGCGCGAGGTCTACGAACGCCTGAAGGTGACTCGGCTCGCCGTGGATATCAAGGAGTTATTGGCCGAGAAGCCCAAGGGGATCAAGCAGTATACTATCAGTGAGTTTCCGCAGGCTCCCAACGCTCTCGTTGAAAACATCGGTCGCGTCCCGTACCTGGAGGAGCGTGGTCTCGACCGGAATGTCATCGATACTTTTGGGCTGCTCTACGGGCGTCTCGGCGTTTCAGCTGGCATCAGCGTGCAGGACTCGATCATTCTTCCCGTCTACGATCTCAACGGTGTCTATCTCACCTTCCAGGTCCGCTACCTCAACCCAAAATCGCGGCTGCGTTGGCGCAGTCCTTCGTCTTCACCGATTCAACGACTGTTGTACGGGGGGTGGCTGCTTCCTTGGAACCGGTCGGGCCGTTTCTGGATCGTGGAGGGCGCGTCCGACGTATGGAACCTCTATCGTTTCGGCATTCAGAGCGTCGGCCTCTTCACAAAGGAGGCATCCGATGCGCAGCTCAACCGCATCGTGCAGATCTGCCGTGACCTCGGACTTACGCCCGAGGTGTGCCTCGACGGCGATGCGGCGACACCGAAGAAGAACTACGGGAAGGTGATCCAGAACGAGCTGCTCGCGTCCGGTGTCAACGCGGGTCTCATTCAACTGGAACGCCACGAGGACCCTGGCGGTTTGTCCGCAGAACGAATCGCGGAGTTGTGGAGGGCGTGATGAAGCTGGACGTCATGGTGAGGATGACCATCGCCGGCCTGGAACGGGAGCATCCAGCGCTGGCGGCTGCGATTAACAGATGGTCGAATTTCTTGTGCCATGCCGTCGAACGAGTTTCCAGGATAACCAACACCCCTCCGGAAGATGTGCTTGGAGACATCTTCGTCGGCCTCGTCAAGGTCAACGACATGTACCGCCAAAATCTGTGGCGCTACAACGGGAACCTGTACCGCATTGTCGCCTTCGATGGAATGGCGGTCCTGATTGAGACGTTGCCGCACAACGTGCGTCTCCATAAACGCTTCTGGACCGACTGCAAGAACCTGGAGCTGGTCAAGCGCGGCAAGATCGAGTCGAGCGTCTACCGTGAGATCCATCAGCAGTATGTGAATCTGCTCGCTTCTCACTTCACGGCTAAGAAAGGCTTCGTGATCGACAGTATCAGCGAACGTGCTGTCACCGTCCGGAGTGGTCCGAGGAAGACGTTTTCCGAGAAGCGCAAGGTCAAGAACATGCGCAAGTCCGTCCATCTGGTCGACATCGATATCCCCAGCTCACGCGAAGAATTCGACCACACTCTCTATCCGTCTTCCGCCGAGATTTCCAGCTATCTATCTGACTACGGCTCCAACCCGGAGCAGCAAGTTATCTCCGACGAGACAATCATGGGACTCGGTGACACACTGTCTCCCGAAGCGCTCGTCGTCCTGGGCTGCTTGCTCGACAATCCTGCGATGCCCACACGGTCGATCTCTCAATATACCGGACTGTCTCATCGTCAGGTCGGTTTGTCGCGTTTCGAGATCGAGCGCGATTACGAAGTATCCAGTGGCATTCCGCTCCACACCTTCGGCAAGACGCCGATCTACCTTCGAGCGAGTCAAGTATGCTGATTCAACCAGAAGGAGACAGCTTCATCATCGATCATGGACTGGGCGTCCAGTTCTGTACGGCCATCGAGCGCACCAACTCGAAGAACTCCTATATCTACCTGTCTTGCGACGGGAGCGTGTTCTCGATGTTCGCGCAGTCCCAGCTGGCCTTCGTCATGGTCCACATCGAGGTAGCCGGAGGAACTCCTTTTCAAGGGGGTGTCGAGTCGTCCAAGTTCATCGCGCTCTTCAAGAAGCTTTATCCCGGCAGTCGGATCAAGCTGACTCCGGTGGGGAACAGCTTGCGAATCGAAGAGGACAACATCTCAGTTACGTTCCCCACGCTGGAGTTCTACCAACCGATGCGTATGCCGGTGTTCGAGACGCTCCAGGGTGACGAAGCCAAGTGGCTCATGAACGCGGTGTCGGCTGCCTATTCGTCCGTTGGGAAGACTAAGCGGTTTCAGGGAGTTCTGGTGGACAACACGGGAGCTGTGGCACGCGTGTTCAAGTTCTCGCACGCGGCGTGGCGCAGTATCGCCTGCACTCCGTTGAGCTGCGCTACTCGGCGCTTTGTGGTCTCCGATGAGATGTCCCGGGCGATCTACTCCTTCAAGGATAATGTGGTCGGTGTCTTCGTGGGAGAGAACCATCTGGGGCTTCGGCTGGACAAGGACGTCTTTTTCTACATGCCGCTCTGGGCCGATGAGATAGGCGAGTACGTGGGCCAACTTGGGCTCGTGGACGGTCTCCCGCAGGTGGAGGTGGCCGGTGACCGGTATGCCTTTGACCGTAAGCAGCTCACGGACGTTCTCGACCTCATCTCGGCGGTCGTAGGAACTGACGAATCTCAGGTCCACTTTGAGCAAATAGGCCGCAATCAGAACTGTACGGTATGGAAGGTAAGTGCGGTCACGTTTTCTAAGTGCGAGGCGTCTGAAACTATTCAGTGCGTAGAGCCGGGACCGTACCGAAAAATCAAGTTTCGTGTTCATAAAAACAAGCTGCTCAGTGGTCTCAAGTCTTATGGGGAGCGCATTGACTTGTACGATGCGGGGGCTCGACTGATCCTCGCTGACAACGAGAGCTTCAACGACGTGACTCTGTTTCCGAAGGCATCTGGTTAGGAGGGCACCGTGGCTCGGATAAAGCAGAAGGTTCACCTCGACGCAGAGGTGCTCAAGCAGATCAACGAGTTCTACTCTTCGCGACTTGGTGACGAGGTCATTGGGCTGGAGTGCTTCTCTGATCCCAAGTTGAAGGCGCATGTTTGCAACATCCAAGCTCCTTTGGAGAACGGGGAGCCGTGCGAATACTGCAACAATGTTCCAGGGCGACAGTGCAAGATCACCTGCCATATCCATTACTTCTGCTTGGCTGCTCTGGCGTACCGGCTCGGCATCGGGGAGGCCAAGAAGAAGCCGACCCTCAAGAAGGCCCTTACCCACAACCTCAAGAAGATGACCTACAAGCGGCTTTACGAACTTGTGATGGAGCGCCTGGCAGCCGAGAACCCGGAGGACGAACCTTCCGATGAAGCCCAGATGGGGCTTGGGATCGAGGAGGACGATTCGAAGAAGCATCTCAAGAAGAAGAAGGGGCCGGTTTTCGATGAAGACGGAAATGAACTCATCACCATCGCGAAGGCCGCTAAAGTGTACGGCTGCACCTATGTGAACATGTACAGTCACGTCCGGCGCAAGAACGTCGAGAAGGTCGTCGTGGACGGTATGACCTACGTGCGCGAGAAGGACGTGATCGAGTATCGCGACCGCAAGAAGAGCTGATCTACCGAGGTTTACGGATGGACGTCTCCTACGAAGATGTGAAAATCGCCGAAGCAGTCAACAACAGTGTTGTGCTCGAAATCTGGAAGAGGGGTACCCAGGAAAGGGTCTACTTCGATGTCATCTGCAAGACGGAGACGAAGATCGGGGAAGATCGATTCTTCTCTTCTTTTTTGCGTGTTGTCGATGTGCCTTGCTTGGTGATCGCCGCTACTCGGGCCATGGAGTACATTTCTGTCTGCCACAAAGAGATGCGACGTTTCGGGCGCAACACGAAAACGGTGGCCACGACCGATATCATCACGACATGGGCTCCCGTCGAGCACGAGGATCGGCAGGATGAACGTGTGATCCCCTACATCCGACCTGTTCGAGAGTTCAAGTGCGGGTCGGTCGTGGCGGAACTGTATATTAACGAAGGAGGAACTTACTTAGCTCGTTTCCAGCATGAGTGGCACAGCGACAGCCAGTGGAACCGCAGCGAGTTCCTCCAGCAGCGAGAGCTGCGAGATCTGATAATTGTCGCTACCGAGATGTGGAAGTACCTGGAAAAGTACCCTGACGGAGAGCCGGTAGAAGAAGTCGATGGGAATGTAGCCAGCAAGGAATGACCGATGTATTTTTCGGAAACCCAGGTCCCCAAGACGTACCATCTCATCGACAATCCGAAGAAGATCTCGTGGTTGTTTGGCGAGCTTTTGAAAGCTCCGGAGTTCTCCTTCGACATCGAGACCAACCATCCGACATGGAAGGGTAAGAAGAAGCTGCCTGATGCCTTCGAGGAATGCATCTGCGGCATCTCCTTCGCGTGGGGGCGCACGCAGGTCACAGAGCCTTGGATTCCAGGTATCGCGGCTTATCTACCGCTCACCGATGCCTATGATCGCCCTTACTGGCCTCACCAGGAGGCGGTCTTGAACGCGCTCAGAGAGGTCCTGGAGTCTCCGGTTCCCAAGGTTGCGCAGAACGGCAAGTTCGACATCTTCCAGCTGGCGATGCTCAATGATATTTTCGTCGAGAACTTCGCCTTCGACACGATGCTGGCGCACGCTCTCATCGATGAGGATCGCGTCGTGTGCTCTCATGCCCTCAAGTCCGACTTCGGGCTGAAGGGTCAGATCCTGAAGCTGGGCATGGCGGATGCCTACCTACGCGCCGAGGCGAGTCTGTTCAAGAGCGATCTCACGGAGGCCCTGGCTTTCTACGACCAGCACCTGAAGCGATACTCGAAGGTGCCTCTCGACAAGTTGTATCCTTACGGGTGCGCCGACGCCGACCTGACGCTGTCGTTGAAGTTCGTGTTCGAGCCAAAGGTCGAAGAAGAAGGTATGCTCCCGCTCTTCCGCGAACTAATCATGCCTCTTTCGCACGTCTTGACGGTGATGGAGCTGCACGGAGTTCCGCTCGACATTCAGCGAGCGCAGCAGGTTCATCGTGAGCAGGCGGCGATCATGAAGCGCGCACAAGATCAAATTCGCAAGATGCTTGAAAAAAACGATCCTGCTGCTGTGCATCAACAACCGATGGGGGCGTCCAGGACCAAAAGCAATATCAACGTCGGTTCTCCGCATCAGCTTGGAGAGGCTCTCTTCCGCCCCAAGGCGGAGGGGGGTCTCGGCCTTCCTGGCCGCAAGAGCAAGGACGGCAAGTGGGTCACCGATGCTGACACCATCAAAGCGCTCGAACATCCGATCAAGGACCACATCCTCGAATATCGTCGTGCCGAGCAGATCCACGGCCACTACGCCGAAGCCGCTCTGGACAAGATTGTCGAGCGTACAAACGGTGGCACCATCGGCTGGGTTCATCCTCACTACTGGATGGATAGCGTCACTGGCAGGTTGAAGCTCACCGAGCCTAATCTGACCACGCTGCCTCGGCCCGAGAACGGTGGCATCATCGTCAAGTCGATGTGGTGCGCCGACGAGGACCATATCCTCGTCTTCTCCGACTTCTCCCAGATCGAGCTGCGCGTCATCGCCCACGTCTCGCAGGAACCTGTCTGGATCGAGGGCTTCCTCGCGGGACACGACATGCACTCCGCGATGGCGCACCGTATCTGGAATCTCGATTGCCCGATCGGGGAGGTCAAGAAGAAGTATCCGAAGCAACGTTCCGACGCCAAGGCCGTCAACTTCGGAATCGCTTACGGCGAGTCGGAGTTCTCTCTGGCCGAGCGTCTCGGCATCTCCATCGAGGAGGCGCACAAGTTGATCCACGAGGACTACTTCGGGGCAGCTCCGGTTCTCAAACAGTGGATCGACGACACCCATCAGAACCTCCGGGAGTACGGCGTCTCACGGAACATCTTCGGGCGTGTGCGTCACCTTCCCGACGCGCAGCTCGTCATTCCGGAGAGCGCTACTTGGCCCAGCCGGGACTCCCGTCCTGTCTGTTATCGGAACGGTCCTCATCCGAGTAGTGTAGGTCTCACGTTCGAGGAGGCTTTCGAGATAATCTACGGACCTTACGGAGCAGTTGCCCGTTGCAGCCTGAGCGAGTCCCATCTGAAGGATCTCGTGCAGACCCGACGCAGTTCTGATATCCGTCCGAGCTGTCCTGATTGCGAACATCTCTACTCTTGCTTCGTTAATCGCGAAGTCAAGTACATTAGCGGCAAAGTGGGGCGCGCCCTTCGACAGGGAGTGAACCAGCCGATTCAAGGATCCGCCGTCGACATGACGTCCTTGTCGCTGATTGGCATCTACAACGATTTCAGGCGCTACGAGGTTGCCGCGTGCCCGATTCTTCACATCCATGACGAGTTAGTGGTGTACTCCCATAAGAGCGCGGTCGAGCAGGTCAAGAAGATCATGTACGATAACATGGTCACCAAGATGAAGGCGCGCACCAACTTCTCGATACCGATCTTGATCGATACCGAAGTCGTGCAGCGCTGGTCGGACAAGTACAAAGAGGAGGAGTAAGATGCCGACAGAGGATACCCGAGACCAACTCATCGAGAAGTACGGAGAGGATGATATCCTGCGCCGTGGGGTTCTCGATCAGAAGTTCAAGGTCGTCCTGGATTCCTTGATCCAGGAAAACGACGAACTCGACCGTCTTACCAGGCAGCTGCGTCGCCAGCTCGATGACGCGACCTCCAGGAAGCGGGATGTGCTCGTCATCCTGGGAACACTGTACTGGCTCGAAGAGAACATCTTCGATACCTCCGTTCTCAAGGAGGCGGTGAGTGGCGTCCTCGACCAGGACATGCGTTCGTATCGTGGGCTGATGGACCGTCTGGAAGTCCTGCTTTCGTTGACGCCTGCCGAGAAGCGCACCATCGCGCTGCGTGAGAATTTCGAGCCTCGCGAAGCCGGCAAGTTCTGCGGCGTCGAGGAGCAGAAGCCCGCGTTCTGGTGCCCCGAGTGCAACCTCGGCTTCAGGGACATCGATGACCTCAACCGGCATGCCAAGTCGAAGTGCAAGTACAAAGGCGAAGAGGCGTTCTACCGGAAGCGGGCCGAGGAAGAGCGCGCCAAGATCGAAGCCGAGGCCTCGTACTGCGCCGTCTGCGATTATCAGGCGCAGAGTCCCAGCGGCTTGTCTGCCCACAAGCGTGGGAAGGCTCACAAGGAGGCCGAGACGCAGCACTACAAGAAGGCTGCCAAGATCAGGCGCAAGAACCAGGATTCGATGAGGAAAGCCGGGGTTCCTGTCAGTGAGCCCAGGAAGTCGAAGCCTCGGAAAAGGGCTTCGAAGAAGAAGGGGAAGAAGTGATGCAAGCCAAGTGGGTCAAGTACAAGAAGGGCGGTGGCCCTCGCGTCAAGGGTACCAATCTCTACAGCCCTCCGCAGCCGTTCGGTCCGTGGACGAAGATCATGGGCGTCGTCGCCCGCTGCGAAGGCGCGCACGACACCGTGGTGATGTACGACGAGACCGGCGTCACTTGGGGCTTCATGCAGTGGACCTTCAAGAGCGGTCGGCTCCAGAAGCTGCTGGAGAGCTTCAAGTCCATCGACGTCTACGACTTCGAGAGCGACGGGGACTCGACCCTCTTCGAAGAGGTGTGTGGCTCGGAGGGGGGCGCGTTTCAGCAGTTCGGCTTCAACATCAGAGGCGGCAAGTTCGTGTTGGCGGGTGTCCACACTCTCAATCCGAACAAGAAGGCTGAGCGGAAGAAGATCGTCGATGCTTGCATGGGCCGTCTCAGATACGGAACTTTCTTGGATCAGAAGAAGCACGCGCTCCGGCTGGCGGAATTCTTCGGTGAGATGGGGAACGAGTTCGGGGTGGCTGAGGCCCAGACCCACTTCGCCAAGCAGGAGTTCAAGAAGCAGCTCGATTACAATCGTCCTCCGCTGGGCGGCAAAAGCATCAACTGGCTGTTGGACGGTGAGAACCCGGTGACCTGGGAGACGCCCCTTGCGGCCCTCTTCTTCAACCTTTGGCAGAACAACCCTGGCGCGGCCTATCGCTTGTTCCGGAATGCCCGGAGGGCCGATCCCGAAACATACTTCCAGGAAGCTTGGAAGTTGGCCAATCGGTCCAAGTTCGGCAACTGGGGGTGGGCCAAGCCGGCGAACAAGAGCCCCAGGGTCGTTCGGATCAAGCAGGCCATCAAGGAGTTCTACGGGATCGACTTGAAGTACTACAAGTAGCGTTCAGTGCAGTCCTCGATCAAGTACCGTCCGCGTCGATTCGCCGAGGTCGTCGGCCAGGAAGTCTCGAAGCGGATCCTGGTGAACTCCATCAAGATGGGGCGAGTTCCCAAGGCGATGTTGTTCTCAGGCATCCGGGGTACCGGCAAGACGACCTTGGCTCGACTTTACGCCAAGGCTCTCAACTGTCCCAACTTTCTTCCAGCCGAAGAGCCATGTTGTGAATGCGATTCCTGTCGGGATGCGGACATGGTCGCCAATTTCTCGATTCTGGAACTGGACGCTGCCTCGAACTCTCGCGTCGAGGATGTTCGCGAGCTGGATTCCATCCTGTCTCAGGTCATCATCCACAACTACCGGGTCGTCATCCTGGACGAAGCCCACATGCTCTCGAAGTCTGCCCAGGCGGCGCTTCTCAAGACCATCGAAGAGCCCCCGAAGAACACCATTTTCATCCTGGTCACGACAGATCCTCAGAAGCTCGAAGATACTATCAGGTCCCGCTGCTTGAGAATGCCTCTCCAGCCTCTTTCCGAGGCCGACATCTACTCGAACCTTCGGTACATCGTGGAACAAGAAGGCTTGGGCTATACCGAGGGCTTCTTGCGTGCTCTGGCACGATACGGCGGAGGTTCGCTCCGGGATGTTCAACAGATCCTCGACGCGATGATCATCGCCGCCGGAGGGGAGAACCTCGATATCGACGTGCTCCAGGGTTCGGTCGGGGTCATCTCTCGACAGGAATACGGAGACTTGGCCGATGTTCTCGACCAGCGTAACCTCCGGCTGTTCCTGGAGGAGATCCGTCGCTGGCATCGAGAAGGGCGCGATCTTCAGTATCTCTTCTCGGAAGGCATCCCTATCCTGCTTCGGGACTTCGGGGTGTACTTGGCCGGTGTCACCGGGGTCGAACTTCAAAGTGGGATTCCGCTCGAATCTCTTTCCTGTAATTTAACCTTGTCACTAGCGGATCTGAAGATGCTCAGCCGCGAGTGGGAGATCACGATGGAGTTCATGCAGCATACCTCGTACCCCCGGATCGTCTGGGACGTGTTCGCGGTCAAGGTATGCCGGTGAATGGCGGAGGGTACAAAGCTCGCATGGCACTCGGACTTGAAATGCCCCAAGTGCGGAAACTGGATGCGGAACCGGGGGTGCGCGCTGACGACCGAGTTCTATTACGCTCACGTCGTCTGCGGGCGCTGCGGTATCCACGAGGAGATCAAGATCCCCATCGAGCAGTACGTCGTCAGGTCCGAGGGTGAGCTAGTTCGGGAGGAAATCGAGGAGCCCAAGAAGCGGGAGAGCGTGGGAAAGAAGCTCTATGGCAGGAAAGGACAGGCCAGGTCGGCACGGCGCGTGAGCGAGGAGAAGAAGTGAAGTTCGGCATCGGTATCAACAGAGGACAGGTACAGATCGTCCTCGACGAGCATCTTCCGGAGACGGACGTCCTGGAGCTGCTGCGTTTTGACGAGAACGATGTCGAGACCATGCTGCGGACCCACTCCGCGAACCAATCATACTGGGAGGCCTTGGCGGTGCGTCTGAAGATGCGCTACGAACGGTTCAAGGACGAGTGGCAGCGGAAGTGGTGGGCGCACAACAAGTCCTACGCTAAGCTGGTGGTCTTCGCCTACGGCGAGCCGAAGCCGACCGACACCGCCGTCAAGGAGATGGTCATTCAGATCTACTCCAACGAGACCACGGATAACGAGCGCCAGAAGTACGCGACCGCCGCGTTCTCCGCTGCCGATCAGCGGCGCGGCTTCGCCGGCACCGAGGTCGAGTTCAGCGCTGCCATGTACAAGTACCTGTACGTGGAGACGCCGTGGTACTTCGAGACGGTCGAAGCCACGATGAAACGTCTCCAGGAAGAATTCGAGACCGTGGAAAAGGTGGCCGAACGCCTCAACTCGCAGTCGTTCCATCTGGATCTGTACGCCAAGATGCAGATGGCCAAGCGATACAACATCGATGGCGTCTCCGTACCCGACGCCCGGGTGATGGAGAAGATCCGAGGAGGAAAGGTATGAGCGAATTCACGATGCCCTATCAGCGTGAGAAGGAGCGGGACGAGAAGGGGTCCTCTCGGGACAAGCGGCTCTTCAGGCCGCTCCCCGACAAGGCTGGGCAAGTCGTCAACAACGACGTCATCATTCCGCTTTTCTCTCCCCACAACTGGAAGATGTTCAACCCGGATCCGGAGACGGCTGCCAAGTACGGAATGGTGGGAAGCGGGCTCGTCTCGATGAATCCGAGCGCTCCTATCTCTACCTTCTACTTCCGGCTGCCGGTCCACAACGTTCAGAACTTCAACCATCCGGACGGGACCATGAAGTTCGGACAGATCCTGTGTCCTCTTGCACTGAACAAGTACCTCGTGGAGAGCCTCGGACGCGGGCCGCTGTTCGATCAGCCGCGTTGCGCTTTCTGTGAGGAGGAGCAGCGGCATTGGGACGCGTACAACAAGTGCTGGGACACCTGCGGCACCGATAAGCGTTCGCTTTCCAAGGACGGCTACTGGAAGTTCGTTGACAACCATCCGGTGCTGTCGGCGGAACGGGATGCGGCTCGCAAGTTCGGGGTGGACACGCGCTTCGTGATTGGCGTCTTCGATCACGCCAAGTTCGTGGGCACGCGTCCCAAGGATGAGGGTGAGGAGACGGTCGAGCACCAGATCTGGTTCTCGCCGAAGAGCATCTACCAGAAGCTCTTAGCGCTCTATGAAGCGATGCCCGGCGGTTTCCGCTTCTTCGAGCCGACCGATGCGGGTTTTCCGGTCCTCTCCGTCGTGAAGAACACCACCGAGTGCAAGGCCGGAGATCTGCGGAATACGAAGTACGACATCATGTTCGTTAACCGGTACCATCCATATCCTCCCGAATGGGTGCAGTACATCATGAACCAAGGGGCGATGATCGATCCTTCGGACTTTGTTCACATGATCACTTACGAGGAAGGCCTCTATTACGCCGAGCGCGAGAAGACATCCGCTACCGAGTACGGGGAGGCTGCTGCAACCGGTGCTCCGGCAGCGGGCCAGCCAACCGGCTACCCGACAGGGCAGCCTACCGGTCAGCCTATGGGTGCTCCTCCCGCGCAGGGTTACGTGCCGCCTGGTGCTCCTCCCGCTCAAGGATATGTGCCTCCGGTGTCGACGGGCACTCCTCCGGGCGCTCCGCCTTCTTCCGGGGCTGTTTCTCCTGACGGCTACGCAGTGCCCGCCGGTACGATGCCTCCCGGTGCTCCTCCGGCAGGTCAGCCTCCGGCGGTGCAGCCGCCCCCTGGAGCCCCGCCGGGCGCTCCTCCGGCCCAGCAGAGTGGTGCTCCCATTCCGCCGCAGCCTCCGGCTGCCCAGCCGGTCCCGGTGTCGACTCCTGGCGGGACGGTGCCCGTGGTCGATCTCTCTCAGCCCCCCGGCGCTCCTCCGGCTCAGCAGCCCCCTGGAGCCCCTCCCGGCGCTCCTCCGGCGCAACCGGGTGCTGCCGCTCCTCCGGGTTTTCCTCCGGCTCAGCAGCCCCCTGGAGCCCCTCCCGGCGCTCCTCCGGCGCAGACCCAAACGCCGCCCACCACGGCTCCTCCGCAAGGCGCTCCTCCCGAGCGGACACCTCCGGGTGGCGAGGATCCTCCGGGTCGGCGGCGTTCCTGGTAGGGGGTCGTCATGTCGAAGGAGACCAAGAGTCGCACGGTCGACATCCTCAAGAAGATCCAATCGACCCGAGGAAAAGACTTCTCGGGGCTGACAACCCTCGATGCGACCAAGATCGAGAATGTACCTCGGATTTCGTCTGGTATCCTCGGTCTCGACATCGCGCTCGGGGGAGGCTATCCGCAAGGGCGCATCGTGGAGTTCTTCGGTTCGGAAGGATCGGGCAAGACCACGGCCACCCTCCAAGCCATCGTCGCGGCTCAGCGGTCCGAGGGGGTGGCAGCGTTCATCGATGTCGAACATGCGCTTGATACGAGCTACGCCAAGAAGCTCGGCGTCAACTTCTCCGATCTACTCTTCTCGCAACCTGACTGCGGAGAGGATGCGCTGGAGATGGGCCATGCCATCTGCGAGAACATGAAGCCGGGTGACGTCGTCGTCTACGATTCCGTCGCCAACCTCGTCCCCAAGGCCGAGCTGGAGGGGGACTACGGCGACTCGCATGTGGGGTTGCAAGCGAGGATGATGGCTCAGGCGCTTCGCAAGCTCACCGCGACAGTCTCCCGGACCGGGGTGGTGGTCATCTTCATCAACCAGATCCGGATGAAGATTGGCGTCATGTTCGGTAATCCCGAAACGACCACCGGGGGTCGCGCTCTGAAGTTCTATGCCACCCAGCGCGTGGAGGTGAAGCAGATCGGTAAGTCCAAGCAGGGCGAGCAGATCATCGGCCAGAAGGTGCGCTTCAAGGTCGTCAAGAACAAGGTCGCGCCGCCCTTCCGGGAAGCCGAGGTCGAGCTTCGTTTCGGAGATGGCTTCCCTCGTGCGCTCGACATCATCCGAATCGGAAGCGCCAAGAACGTTGGGGTCATCGAGAAGGCCGGTACCCATTACTCCTACCAGGGAACACGTCTTGGCCAGGGTGTTGAGAATGCGGCGCAGATGCTCGATGTCGATCCGGATCTGATGGTCAAGATCGAGAGGGAGATTCTGACTCGGTATGGGTACTTTGTCTGATCCCGGTGACGGCTACCTCCAGGTAGTCAAGGACCATCTCCACAAGCTCGACGAGGAGCTGCTCACCGAGGATATCGATGTCTTGTGCAAGTACATCGTTTTGCGATTTCTGAAGACGTCTCCGGAAGTGCATGCCGGAGTTTCCAAAGAGGAGATTGGTGAGAAGCTTCACGAGTTCGTTGATGACATCTTCCCGTTCTTGGTGACCTTCCTGACCGTGGTGAACTCGACGCCGCTTAGAGTGGAGGGGGAAAGCTCATGAGCGCCATCCGTTTCCTTGCATACAGTGACATTCATCACGATCGGCTGGCGGCGCGGTGCATCACTCTCGACGATACTCTCGCCATCGAGCGCGCCGCCCATCAGCGTGTCGTTGACGGTCAGTTCGACTTCTCCATCTTCTGTGGTGACCGCTTTCTCAAGCGGGAACCTGAGGATGAGATCAAAGTCAGGGCCGATCGCGCGTTGGCGGATGCGCTTTGGGAGCGTTCTGGAGTTCCGCACTATCATCTGGTGGGCAACCACGACTGGACCAAGAACAACCGGGAGTGGCATACTTCTGAATCGCTTCGGACTCTCCCGAATCTCGTTGTTCTGGACGAACCGATGACCATCAATAAGGAGACCTACGCGATCAACGCGCTCCCTGCCGACGTGCCGTTCGACATGGCCAACTACAAGCCCAATCCGGAGCAGCTCAACCTCTTTCTCTTCCACGCCATCGTGCGCGGATCATTCATGGAGGATGACGGTGACCGTACCTTCGCGGATGGCCTCGAAGCCAACCAGCTCGACCGGCCCGAGTGGGACTTCGTGCTCGCCGGGGATCTCCACGTCCCGCAGCAGCTGCCGTTCCGGAACACCCGGGGCGGGTACCTTGGCTCCGTGCTCCAGCGCACCCGGGCTGACGCGGACCGACAGCGCGGTTGGCTGGAGGTGACGGCGACTCGGGGTGCAGATGGTTGGAACGTTGAAACAACTTTCGTGCCGACCAGAAACTTCTTCCATCGAGCATCTTTCGAAGTTGGACCGGACACGCGCTACGAGAACATCGACATCAAGGACGAGGTGGTCAACGATGTCGCCGTGGAGGTGCGCTTGAAAGGTCGTCGTGCCGATGTGGACCGTATCGCCGACGACGAGCGGTGGAGCAACTATACCAACATCTTGATGGCTCGGAGCATCGAGATCATCCGTGACTATCAGGTGGAGCAGAACGAGGCTGTGGTCGACATGAGCGCCTCTCAGAGCGTGCTCGACGATCTGGACCTCTACCTGGAGAGCGGGTTTGCCGATGTCGGCAACCTTTCGAAGAACAAGATCTTCGAAATGGTCCGGAAGATGCAGGAGAGTTGAAATGCGGATGGTCGGCTATAAGTGCGTAAAGTGTGACAAGCAGTACGAGGACTTGTTCAACGACACCGAGGAGAAGCCCGAGATCCATCCGACGATGAAGTGCACCTGCGGCGGCAAGCTCAAGAAGTGGGACATCAAGCAGAACGTTCACCGCGTGGCCATCTTTGATCGAGGGGGAATCTGATGTCTGACCAGATAGGGCCGAAGGGCACCATCTTTTCGCTCGGTGGCGAACTCGTCCAGGAGCATACCTTTGTCTTCAGCTTGGCCGTGCTTCCTCCGCAGCACGTTCTCTGGAACGACTCCCGGATCGTCTCGGTCGCGAAGGTGGGGGACACGCAGGCGCGGGCGTTCCACACGTCGATGGTGGGAGTGAACGGTGGTCCCGAAGAAGCGAAGAAGGTCATCTGCGACATGATCGACGAGATGTGGAAGGTCAAGCCCTGATGTTGACGATCCGCTACATCAACCCGACCGGCATGTTCTCCTACGGGAGTTCGTCCAACATCGATGTCGAGCGGAGGGGGCTCGTGAACCTGATCGGGGTGAACGATGATATCGGTGGCGATTCGAACGGGTCCGGAAAGAGCAGCTTGTTCAACGCCCTGTGCGAGATCCTCTACGGCGAGAACCCGACCGGGGTCAGCGGCAACGGCGTCGTCAACGACGTCTGGGAGAGAGGTTATGCGGGCCGCGTAGAGTTCATTGGGGACGACGGCATCTACTACCGGGTGACTTCGTGCCGTGACTGGAAGGACGAGTTCTACGCCATCGACACCGACAACGGCGTTGTCTACAAAGGAACTTCTCTCTTCTTCGAACGCTACGATGGGGAGCAATGGCTCGACGAGCGCGGCTCTTCGATGTCCGAGACGCGCAAGCGCATCACGGAGGCCCTCGGCATCACCTACTCCAGGTTCGTCTCCATCTCTTACCTGAGCCAGCGAGTGGGCTATCGGTTCCTGCGCGGTACCAACAAGGAACGTATCGACATCCTCGCCGGTATCACCGGAGTCGAGGAGTGGGACCACATCCTCGCGCGGTCTCGTGCCGAGAAGGCCGTTCTACAGAAGACCGTGGCGGAGACTCAGGAGAAGATTGCTTACGAGACCGGGGCTCGGCAAGAATTGCGCCAGCGGCTTGCGCAGTTCGAGCAGACCGACTGGGCTGCGCAAGAGCATCGGTTCCATCAGCAGCTGACCGAGGTGACGAAGGCATCCGCAGCGGTCGAGGAGCAGATCCAAGGCCACGGTGCCGATGCGGAACGTCTCTCGCAGCAGCAGCGCGACATCTACGCCAGAAGCGGCATCAGCGGACTCTCTCAGGAGATCTCGGACCTGGCGCAGGAGGAGGCTCGGATTCGGAATCCTGGGAACCTGGAGGAGATCCTGCCGAACTTCGACCCCAGCTTCGAGCAGCAGGTTCAGAACATGCGCTCGAAGGTCGATGTAGCCAAGGGTGCGATTACTGTCTTCCTCCGTGACGGAGATCTTCGAGACTTCGAATCCTGTCCAACTTGCGGGGCGAAGATCACCAAGACCAGGAAGACCGAGATCGAGAAACATCTGAAGCATCTCCAGGGCGAAGTTGCCAGCTTGGAGGTTCAATACCAGGAGGCCGTCGAACGTCGGGACGCTCATCATCGGGAAGTTCAAGATGCTCGCGCCAAGGCCTACACGGAGATGAAGGTCAAGGCGGACGAGATTGCCAAGCAGATCGAAGAGAAGAAAGTTCAGATGCAGGCGAGCAACTCGGAGTATGAGCGTCTCACCGAGGAAATCCGGCAGCTCACTTTCCAGATCTCTCAACTTCAGCAGCAGCTCGGTGGCTACCGGACGGAGACGGTCTCCATCCAGAACTGGATTCAGCAGGCGCAGAAAGCGCTCCAGGACATCAAAGACCTTCAGGAGGCCGTTGAGACCCGAACCTCGAAGATCACCGAAATGGAATCTTCTATCTCGTCCTCGAAGTCAGACTTGATCATCTTGGAATGGCTCATCTCCAACATCCCCTACATCAAGCTGCACCGACTCTCGGTGGCGATGAGCGGTCTGTCTGACAAGGTGAACCAGAACCTGGCCGCTATGGGCGATACTATCCGGGTCAACATCTCGTCCTTCGGGGAAAAGAAGTCGAGCCGGGGAGCTGCCGACATCAAGGATCTTCTGAAGTCCGAGGTCAAGGTCGAGATCGTCGACGGTCCGAAAAATATCGATCCACGACTTTATTCGGATGGCGAGACCGCCAAGATCGCCAACGCGCTGATCCGGGCACTTCACGAGATTGCTCTTCAAAGCGGCCACGGATGCAACCTGATCCTGCTCGATGAGATCTTCGCCTTCGTGGACATCACCAATTCCCAACGGCTCGTGGACAGCTTCACCAACCTCCAGGCGGCGACTGCTTTGGTAACAGACAACAGCGGGCACGTTAACGATCTGCTGCCTTTCAGCGAAGTTTGGATTGCCAGAAAACAGAATGGAATCACCACGTTAGGAGTATCTCAATGAGCCACTCAGAGGATACGAGCAATCCTCACAGGCGGATCGATGGTCCTGAGGAAGAAGAAGAGTTCGTCGACTGGTTGGAGCGTACCTTCGACATGCGGGCGATCCGCAATCCGTACAATGAGAGCACCGTGATGGTGATCCTGACTGTGAACGCTCGGGCCATCATGGGTGGAATCCGTGAGCTGGACGATGGCCTCCTTCCTGTCTACCAACCGTTGATGTTCGCGGAGATTCCAATCGACATTGATCCTGAGACCAAGCGGATCAAGGCCATCGGTCCTCAGTTCTCCAAGCATTTCACGATCTTGAGTCCGTTGGACTGGATGTTCTTCAAGGTCAAGTCTCTCTACGTGATGAAGGCCAACCGGCCCCATGATGTAGCGCTGGCCGGCGAGTATGAGCTGGCGGTCAAGACCATCATCGGGATGGACTCCGACATCCAGATTGTCGAAGGGATGCCTCCGGATCTCCGCGCCGAAAATGTTCGTCCTCTCGGGAAGAAATGACCAATCCGAAGGTCCAATCGCGCCAGGAGCAGGCCGGAGAGAAGGCTCGCCGGGTCCAGCGGAAGCTCGATCTGGTTCAGTACCGCGTCGAGGGCAACGATATCCGCATACTCAGCGGTCCCTTCGTGGATCGCTACGTCCGCGATCTGTGGGAGCAGGGTCCACAGGAGCGGGACTACATTGTGAAGAACCTTTGGTTCCGGCACGACGAAGCCGTAGTCGCGATCCTGAACAGCTTGTGCTGCTGAGATGTTTGAACCGATCTACTTCGCGGACGATGATCCGCTCCACTTCGTGATCACCGGCAAGCCGTGGGTCCAGAAGAACAATCTCAACATCCTCTTCCGTGATCCTCGGCAGCGGCGTCAACCTTTTATTGATCACAGCCACGAGATGAAACAGGCCCGGCAGCGAACTTCCCAGCTCCTCTATACCCAGTACAGGAATCAAGGACGATCCAGGCCGATAGATTATCTCATCCAAGTTGATCTTGTATTTTATGTGAAGAGGGGTCACGAGCCTGATCTCGATAATCTCCCGGCCTTCATCCTCGACGCGATGCAGGGGATATCGGTTGCAGGAGGTATCAAGGTGGCCGCGATCCTCGTAGACGACAAGCTGGTACGCGAGGAGCACAGTCGAAAGATTGTGGAAGGAGACATCGGTTATGACGGAGAGCCCCGCACCGAAATCACCATCCGAAGATATCGAGACGCCCGATAATCCCGTACCCCCGATGGTCGTGGAGGCTCTCGCGCCTCCGTATCGGGTCGTGATCTACGTCCCGTACAAGGAGCTTCGGGAGAAGTTCGATGACTTTTGGGACGAGTTCGGGGAGCGCTTGATTGCCAAGTTCAAGATCAAGGCCCGGAAGCAGAAGGGAGGTGGTCAACCGCAGGCGCGGAAGATGTTGGAGAAGAAGCTGCGTCCCTCGAAGCTGTACGGGAACATCCTCTCGAAAATCATCCGGGAGAAGCTCACGGATGACATCATGTTCGTGGAGGGCCTGGAGCTGTTCAACTACCCTCCGCCCGAGAACGAACATCCTCAAATCGTATCCATCGTCTACTTCGTCCCGGAGCTGGAGATGCGCGGCACCATCAACTGGGCCGTGAAGCGACCTCCGCTGCCGCCGGAGGAAGATGAGTGGGAGCGCCGACTCAAGGAAGTGCAGCGGCAGCATCGGAGTATGGAACCCGATGAGGGAAGCGTGGTCACCGAGAAGCACAAGGTGCTCCTCGACGTCACCGCCAGTGTAGACGGCGAGCCCTACATTGCCGGAACCTTCCAGGGTCAGTGGCTGGAAGTCGACGTGATCCACATCCCCGAGCTGAAAGAGTCCCTTCTCCGGCACGAGCGCGGTGATCTCTTCGAGGTGGAGTTCGAGGCCAAGCACGACAAGAAGATCAACGGCAAGATGGTCCAAGCGTCTGTGAAGGTTCATGATCTCCAGATCATCCATACCCCCGAAATCGACGACGAGTTGGCGAAGGATGCGGGCTTCGAAGACCTCGAAGACTTCCGGAAGCGTTTTCACCAGGACTATGGGAAGTACGTGAAGAACGCCGAGAAGTCCACGGCGGTTGACCATGTGATCAATCAGATCATGCTCAACTCGCGCATTCCGCCGTTCCCGCAGGAGTGGATCAACCAGAACGTCGACCGCATCATGGAGATACATCTTCAGAACTTCAAAGGTGACCGGAAGCGCGCGATGGCTGCGGTCGCCGTCGACAACGAGGAGGACTTTCGGCAGAAGTTCGTCGGACAGCTCTATCGAGACTACATGCAGCAGCTGGCGATGCGCTACTACTGCAAGCTCTACGAGATCGAGAAGGAAGGTTCCGACGAGATGTTCGACAGCATCCTCAGCCAAGTGAGGTGGATCAATGAAGAAGAAACCGTGGAAGGATCACGCAGTTGAGCTGATCCATAGGACCGGTCGTTGCCCCGGTGACCCGTCTTTCGGGTTGCCGACCGATCTCGTGACTGACGAGGAGTTTCAAACGTCTGTCCAAGCTGGCGGCACGCATCCCTACGACGACTGCCACTTTCTCGACGAGATGCTCGGCGCAGCCCCTCCTCCCGAGATGGAGATGATCGAAACGGACAAGGAGCCTAGGATCAGTGAGAAAGATGTCGCGAAGGCTAAGGCAGCGTTGGCCGATGACAACTTGCGAACGGTCGCCAAGCTCAAGAGGGATTTGAAGGTCTACGTCGACATGATCAAGTTCAAGGACAAGGGAGTGCTCTACATTCCCGAGCCGCTCTTGAAGCTTGAATCGTTCGTGAAGAAGTTCTTCGACGTCAAGTGAGCGATGCCCGCGTACTGTGACTCGCCTGGCTGCGTGAACCCGCTTCCCGACAACGGGATCAAGCGGGGGGCTTACGGATACGCTTTCTGCTCGGAGTGTAAACGAAAGCATTCATACCGGGTGCTGATCACGCAGGTACAGCACGGCGCGTCGATCAAGAACGTGATCCTGGATGCCGCTTCGTTCAAGACCGCTGGCGGCATGGCCGATTACGTGGGCGTCTCTTTCGTGACGATGTATCACTGGATCAAGAAGTACTTCAAGTGCTCTTTCCAGGAGTTCCGACGCAAGTACATCTGCAAGCGGCGTGGTGAGCAGTGCTATCTCCTCGACATCGAGCGGTCCTCCTATAGCCGGCACGACTACGTGCTCAAGAAGATCAGGAGCAAGCGCTACTGCGCCTGCATCAACGCCCTCGACGACAACTTGATCATGACCTCCGCGCCGATCCCGGTGGTCCAGGGCATCCTACGCGGCAGTCCGAAAATCGCTCAGTTGTCGGACGGCAAGTTCGCGCTGGTGCCGAGCCCCATCTACTTCGGCGATATGCGGATGCCGATCTATTTCGATCTGAAGCCGAAGGCTTTCCCCCGTCCCAACCGGGACTCGGATGAGCCCAATCCTTACCTGGATGCACTCTTGGATGCGATCTTTGACATCCTTCCGAAGTCCATGCTCAAGAGGCGTAAGTCGTCCAAGATCCGACGCCTTAGAAAGCCGGTCAAGCGCGCAGTGCTGTGCGGAAAGACGAACTTCTCGTTCCGTGATCGAGTCTTCGTGACTCTCCACAAGCTCGGCAATTCGGTTGACGTGGTCAAGCTGGTGGAGCATCTTCGGACTGAGGATGGCCGAGTACCCCGAACGAACAATACCCGGCGTGAGGTCTACCGCAATCCAGGGCTGTTGGAGTTTGATCCTGGGGACAACCAGATCATGCGGCTCACCCCGGATGGAGTCCAGGAGGCCAAGTCAATCATGGGCGATCTGCCTGGTTCGTAAAAAATTGTAGACCTGTCTCAAGTTTAGAACTCCTAAACAGAACCTGTTAATATATAATCGTTATGACGCCGGGAGAGGAACAACTTCTTCGGTCGGTGGTTGAGCGGATGGACCTTCCGCAGAAAGTTGCGGCAAACCCGCTCGACAACTCCTACTGGGAGAATTTGATTCGAGGGGCCGAGAAGGCATTGGCTACGGTGTCGACGTACAGCATGGACTGGAAGCTGACGGCGATCACGAAGTTGCTCCAGTCGTGGCTGGCGGACAAGGAGGCCGAACAAAGAGCCCAACAGCAGTTCAACGCGGGCTACAACTTCGAGTTGGCATCCCTGGACGCATGGGACGGTCGGACTTACGATTAGGCCGTCCGGAGGTGTGACATGGAACACGCACCCGAGCAACAGCCCAGCAGACGCGCCCACCATCTGTGGGAGGCCGAGCTGGACGAAAACGGGCGGAGGAAACTCCGTCGCAGCAGAATGGAAAAGGAAATGTTCGACACGCAGGCTCGTCAGGCCTCCAGGAAGATCGCTGCCGAGACGGTCGCGGCCTACTGGGGACTCTTCGGGGCGGACCTCGTCGACGATCCGACGTTGAGCGAGGATATCCCCGTGTCGGTGTCGCGCCGGTTCAATTCGGCCTCGCGGCAGGAAACGCCTCCGCACATCCACACCTGGGATGAGCTGCGTTCCGCCTTCGGCATGAAGATGGTGCAGGACGCGCGTCAGGCGGTGGCGGACGGTATGAAGACCAGGATGGCGTCGAAGTACTTCGACGTGCCGTTCCTGGTCGCGGCGGAGATCCTCGCGGAGCTGCCGAACGAGGACAAGCAGGCGATCAAGCTCGCTATCGATGCGCTCTACGACGGCTTGGAGGTCACTGCCAGCCGGCGCGGTCCCACCTTGGCGCACAGGATTGCTGCGATCTTCGCCGAGTTCGAGGATGACGATTCTCGCAGGATCGCTGTCGACTCTCGGGCCAAGAGCTATTGGGAAGACTACTACGGGCCTTTCGGGGTGGAGCTGGTGAAGGAGGTCAAGCGCCGGGTGCGTGCCGATCTCGCCGCCGCGTGGATGCGGAAGAACGGGGTCGATGACGTCGCCGCCGAATACTGGTCCCAGTACTTCGGAGCTTACGGTGAGGACTGGGTCAAGATCGTTCCGAAGAAGATCTCCCCTGCCAACTAGGCATGCCTGCTGCGCCCCCTTCCGAGTTTCAGCAAAGCTTCGACGAGATCATCAGCTCCGACGACTCCTCCCAGGGCAAGATCCGGGAGTTGATGCATCTCTTGAGAAGAGTTCGCAGACTCAAGCAGAAATCATCCGCCGAGGAAGACTGCCCCGAGCCGGGGGACGATGATTGCCGCGACCTCCTGAGTCCGTGCTGTGATGAGCCAATCCGTACTGTTTTCGGTACTTTACCGGTCGAGGCCGAGTGCTCGAAATGCAAGGAACGCTACTCTTTACGGCGGCTCGTGGCAGCTCTTTCGGACGCTTAAAAAATTCCTGCCGTCTTTAGAATCGAGCAACCTCTTTGTGATAAAGTTTCTAAATCGAGAAGAACTCGAAGTGAGGTACCCATCATGAACACTCGCTATGGACGTCACGTCATGCAGGACTTGGCCGATCTCTCTGGACAGGAAATCCCCGGTCTGAGGATCGAGCGCCTCGCCTCCCACTACGAGGGGGCGATTGCGGAGCGCAAGGCCCGCGAGCGTGCGAACGAGCGTGAGCTGCGTCTAAACATTCCCCACATCCATCAGGTCCAGCAGCGCATCGCGGAGGCCCTCGAAGAGGAGGCTGGTGAGATTCATGCGAAGCTCCCCATCGCCTCCGTCTATGATGCGCTCCAGATTGTCAGGGCGCGCAAGGATCTCGATCGGGATGCCGGTCTGCGGGCTTTCCACGGGCATCTCGAATCGATGTGGAGGAAGAACCGGACCGGCAGCATCACGGCGTCGTCCTACTTGAAGCTGCGAGAACACTACGCGCGGAATTTCCCGAAATCGGCGGTCGGTGACGTCATCGTCGAGATCGGCCAGCGCGGCTATGCCACCCTCCCTCGTACCGATCTCCATCACATCGCTTCTCAGATCGAGACCCAGGCCGACTACGACCGCCTGATGGTCAAATACGGTCTGGCCGGTCCGCATCCGCATCAGGTCAAGGCGCGTCAGTATATCCTCGCCGTCCTCAACGACGAGGAGATGGACCTCTCTTTTGACGAAGGAGAGGAAGTCGCTGACTGGGTAGTCGAGCGCATGAAGCACGACATCGGAGGCGGAGATCCAGAGGAGTTTCGCAAGAAGAACCCTCCGCCGAAACGAAGAGGTCAGCAAGAAGGTGACGGAACATTCAAAACCTATGAAGAAGCTTGGGCTATCGCAGGCCCTCGTCTAGAGCAAGCGGCAAAGGAAACGGTCGAAGATCTACGCGAAGTCTCTGAAATAGGCGGTGAGCAGCTGGCGGTCAGTGATCCCTACTTCATGGAAGGGGAAGGCAACCACGGCTACTGGGTAAACATCAACTACGGCGATCTCGACGATGAGGAAGACTCCATCGATATTTCGTTCCAGTTGGCTGATTCGGGACCTTACGAAGGAATCGATGAAGGTACGGAGGGATGGGGCGTCAACATCATGGTCGACATCGTGCATTACGGTGGCGAGATTCTCGGTGGCTTTACTCCTTACAACTACACCTCTGAAGTCTGGACCGATCAGGTAGATGAGCTGAAAAGCCGTCTCACCATGATTGATCCGATGTCTTTGGCCGACTTCATTCGGGAAGATGCGGTTCCTTCGAGAATTCGAGGGGCTTCTCATCGACAGGCCTTTGAAGATCAATTGGGGCGGTCCTGGACTTTCGAGGAAGGGGAGGATGATTACAATCTTCTCCGTGACGTAGACGTCGATGGTTACCGGCTTCGCATGTGGGACGCTGGTACACGCGCTCGGACCGGTCAACACCAGATTCGATATGTCTTTGAAGACCCCAAAGGTAACATTCTCTTCGAGGGTGATGACTACGGTGCCAGCCCAATGGATGCTATCGATTCGGACGAGACTGTTCGAGGTCTTCTCGGCTTTTTGACACTCCAGCCTGGTGACACCGATGAGGAGTACTTCGCGGATTACACCGAGGAGCAGATGGATTTTGCGGAGACAGAGGCCGAGGATCTTCAGATGTGGAGTATGGAAGGTGACGAGGAATATCCGCACCCTGGTTTCAAAGACTGGAAGGGACGGGAGTAGATCTGATGATAAAGCCACCTGGAGTCCCGGATAGTGCCCTCTCCCGCATTGCGGGCAAGATGGGGCTCACGGCTCAACAACAGGAACTCGCGCTCGGAGGTCCCGATCCTCTTATCCTGGAGGGGATGGCTCGTGCCTTCTTCGTGTCGGCGTGGGCCTCGGAGTGGGAGTACGCCGAGGAGAAGGCGCGTGAACTCGGGTACGAAGGCATCGAAGATGCTCCCAGCTTCATGGGCGCGGAGTTGATGGACATCGCACCGGAGACTCCCGGAGAAGCTTACTCCTTCGCCAACAAGCTCTACGACGAAATCGAGCAGATCAACAACGTGAATCTGGCAGGTTTCGTGCCGCCGGGAGAGGATGAGGACTTTTTCGATGAGAAAGAGTTCGGCCACTACCTGGCGATGGAGATCATGGGACACGGAGTAGGCTGGAACGATGATCATGAAGATCATGGTTTGCAGCTGCCCTCTCTCGCGGGAGAGGAAACGGACTTGGCCTACGATGGAGATCCTTATCTTCTGGAGATGGTGACCGAACTGGACGAAGAAGCAGGGCGCTGAATCGTTTCACAACGAGGTCGAGGGATACAATGAGCAACGCAACACGGAAAGCCCGGTACAACCCCCGTCAGGTGAAGGACGCCGTTCTTCGGGGCAGGATCGTGGAAGCTTCGAGCGGCTGGATGATCCGGATCAACAACAACGACATGGTCGAACTCTGGCCCCCTGGCGACCACGACGGGTACATGACCCACATCGGGCATCTCGATCGGGTGGTGGCCGACTTCTGCAAGAAGGCCGACATGCCGATTCCCAAGGTCAACGAGACCCAAGGTGATCAGGTCAAGCTTCCCGGCGATGCTCAGTCGCTCCTCGGCCCCGACTCCGACAGCAAGGAGCCGAAAGGGAAGTTCGATCCGGAGATCAACCAGCGTCCCAAGGGGACCGACCAGAAGGGCACCTCGAAACCGGATACATCCCTCGGTCCGGACTCGACGAACAAGGGTCTCAAGAGCTTCGACCCGGCGATCAACAAGCGTCCACGCCCGAACATCGAAGAGGGTGGTCTCCCCGACACGAGCCTCGGTTCCGATACCTCCGGCGCTCCGACCAACTGGCACGACAAGAAGGTCCGCATCGAGGAAGACGGTCGGAACCGGTTCGGTCGTCGTCGGGGCCAGACGCAGGAAGACGTGATCGAGACGCTCCAGCAGATGCCGGGTGGTCGGCAGATGAGTGGTCTCGGAGAGCGCCTCCAGCAGCTGATGGAGAACTTCCAGACCAGCATCTCTGTCGAAGACAATCCGGACGGGACCGTCCATCTCTTCGATGCTCGCAACGACATGGTTGTCGATCCGTTCATCGCCATCTCGGAGCTTCAACGGCTGCCGGTGGACTCCGATGAGGATGCGGTGTGGGACGCCTTGAGCGGTGCGTTCAGCGCGTGGTCCGAGGAAGACATGTCGGCGGTCGCCAGCAAGGAAGGGCTGCATGAGCCTCAGAAGCCCAAGCGCGGTCCCGGGCAGCTGGGTGTCGGGAAGGCCCAGATGGGCGAGGAGGCTCCTCAAGCGGCTCCTGGTGTCGCGGCACGGCGGAAGGCCGAAGAGGATCCCTTCAAGGTTCGTCCCGTCGAGGAGCCCGGCAAGAAGCTCAACAAAGGCGAGAACCCGTCCGACCCGGAGGAGGTGATCTCTCAGTCCAAGGGCGAGAAGAAGGAGCTGCGCGAGGAGACCGAAGGGAAAGGCAAGATGGGCATCCGCGACTCGTTCGAGGACGCCACTCCCGATCCCACGGCCATCTACCAGGACCTGCGCCGAGCGCGTCCCAGCGAGGATCTCCTGCGGGACATCATGGATCCTCAGAAGTGGGCCGCGAACAACATCTTCCTGCCTACTGACCAGGCCGAGAAGAACCAGCGCCGCGCGCAGATGTTCGAGGAAGAGGAGCCTTTCGATTACGATCGGGGAGACCTGAATCCCGAGCACCTCTACGACTACATCCAAGACCTGAAGCGCGCCGCCGACGAGAGCGGCAACGACGCGATGTTCGAGCATCTCCGGATGGCCGAGCAGGCGATGGAGTCGGGGGACTACGGCGAGGCATTCGATCATGCGGAAGAGGCCGAGCAGGCGTTCGACGAGGAGGCCTGGAAGGTAGCTTACCGGCGGCATCAGGGCCGCGTGGTCAAGTTCGCGCAATGGGCGCTCGGGGAGGATACTACCTCCGAGGCCATCGCGTATCTTGTCGACCAGGGTTACGACGAGCTGGCCGCGTCCGAGATCATCAATGCCTATCTGCGCGGAGATACTCTGGATTTCCAGTCGGCCTACCTGGCCGAGGAAGCTCTGGGTGGCGCGGCCAAGGCTGCTCGGCGGATCGGTCAACAGTCCGAGGTCACCGCTGAAGAGGACAAGGAAGCGGTGGCTCCGAAGGGCTGGGAGAAAACCGTCAAGGAGATGAAGGACGAGCCCGGCATCGACAACCCGTGGGCGCTGAGCTGGTGGATGAAGGACAAGGGCTATACCCCCGGAGGTTCCGAGGAGACCAAGAAGAAGGAGAAGAAGTCGCGGCGCACCGCAGGCCCCAAGCTCAAGGAGAACTGGAGTGGCGACGGGAGTTACGGGCGTGAGATCGGCGCTGAATCCGCCGAGGAGCTGCACGCCCTCACGATGGCGTTGGGCGGCGAGGAGGTCGACTGGTCCAAGTTCAAGCCGGCGCAGCCGGAAGGCGCTCCCGTTGAGGAACAGGGTGTCGTCGACGAGCAGTCGGCGGAGCAGGTCGCTCCCGTTCAGGCGTCTAGGTGGGAGGACGAGCAATCCCCTTTTGATGACGACGTCCAGCCCGAACCGGGGATCGAGAAGTCTCTGGATTCGTCCGAACCGTCGCGGGAGGGCCGGCGTCGGGCGCTGACGCCTCCAGACGATGAAGAGATCGGTGCAGGTGAGTTCGCGGGCGACAAGCCCGAGACCACTTACGAATCCGGGATGGAGAGCATCGGGAACGTCACCGACATCAACTACGAACGGTTCGGGCCGGGCAAGTTCGATGACAACGTTCAGGAGTTTCTCTATGCCGGAATGCTGGACGGCTGGGGAGAAGACCTTGGGGACGAGGGCTTCGGCGTCTACACCTTCTTGGATCTCGGTGAGCCCGTAACGGTCCACCAAGATGGCGACGAGTGGAGCTTCGCTGCCGCCATCCTGCATGAGGACACCAACGGATTCGTCTATACCGATTACTTCGACACCTCGGAAGAAGGCGCGAAGGCGTGGGCCGAGCTGGAGAAGGACTACGAGGACTTCCTTGACGAGTATCCCGAGTGGCGGGAGGGTCGGCGGCATGCCCAGGAGGCCGAGGTGGAGGGGGGCAAAGGCTGTCCCCGAGCCGAGAACCGGGGCCGTTCCTCGATGCCCGACGAAGATCACGAGGCCGCGTGCGACCGCAAGTCCGAGCGGGCCGAAAAGGAAGCCGTCGATCCGGAAGCCGAGCAGTACTGGGAAGGCTACATGGGCGACTACGGCAAGCAGCTCACCGAGGGAGACACGGGAAAGCCCAAGCCGGACACCAAAGATAAAGGAAAGAAGAAAGACAAGAAGAAGGCCGACCTGAACGATCCGGGTTACCAGAAGAGGAAAGCCGCGTATCTGCGCGCCCGCAGGGAGGCCCAGGCCGGCGCTCCGCTCGCCGAACCGACTACCCCGGCTCCGACACCCGCGCCTGGTGCTCCGCCGGCTGGAGGCGCTCCTGCGGCTCCTCCGGCACCGGCTGGTCCCGCGAAGCCCGAAGCTCTTCCTCCCGGAAGCGGCGATTCCGGTCTCCAGGCGCTCGGCTGGACTGCCGAGGATATCGCTCTGCTGGATGAGGAGGACAAGAAGAAGATCCTCCAGATCCAGCTGAACAAGCCGGGAACCAAGAAGAAGCCGTTGACGCCGGGCGAGAAGCCGGGGGTACCCGAGCCCAAGGCTCCGACTCCTCCGACGCCGGCAGCCCCTGCTCCGGGAGGCGTTCCCAAGCCGATGACGCCGGCAGCCCGGCAACGGCTGGCCAAGCTGATCCTGCGCAAGGTCAACCGGCGCAAGCTTCTTTCGCAAGCCGCTCCGGAACCCGCTGCTCCCATGACGCCTGCTCCCCCTACGCCGGATGCTGGAGCGCCGGGTGCAGCTCCTCCCACTCCTCCTGCCGGCGCGGAAGCAACCCTCCCGGAGTTCGATGCGGGTGACGGTTCATCCGAAGAGGAGAGGGCTCTCCAGCTGCTGAGCGATGTTCAGGAGATGGAAGTCTCGGCGACCACCCCGGAGCAGGTGCCGTCGCTGAAGGCGAGCTTTCTCGCCAGGAAGCTGCTCACCGAGCTGGGCATGACCGTCCAGGACGCCAAGAAGCTGTACGGGTTGGGGTCCCAGAGGGGGCTGACGAGCCTGTTCGAATAGGAGGCAAGACATGCCCGAAGAAACCTACGAGGTACACAACATCTCCAGGGGACCCGTCTCCTGCACGGTGTACAAGTCCTACACGATTCCTGAGGGAACTCCGAAGCACAAGCGCCGCAAGATGCTCAAGGAGTCCTCGATCAACGTGCTCATCCCGCCGCAGCAGTCGCGGGAGCTTGTGTCGTTGACAGGCCTGTCCGTCAACGAGCTGAAGGCGCAGCCGGAGTTGAACAAGATCCTTCACGGGTCTCCTCCGCGCCTGGTACTGCTGTCGCCGAGAAAGGTTTCGCAGCCGGCGCAGCCTCCCAAGGAGCCGGATCCTCCGGAAGAGCCGAAGAAGGAAGAGCCCGAGAAAGAGGTTCCTGCTGAGCCGGCGCAGCCTCCCAAGGAGCCGGATCCTCCGGAAGAGCCGAAGAAGGAAGAGCCCAAGAAGAAGACCAAGTCGAAGAAAAAGAAGAAGTAGCTGTGCTGGTAAAGCTGCATTCCCGTGAGTACGAAGAGGATTACGGGCTGCTCATCAAAGGTGAGCAACCTCATATCCACATGTTCGACCACGGATTGGTGCGGCTCACCAGCAAGATGCGACCGATCCCCGTCGTCCGGGTCAACGCCGTTTGGATGAGCGATGATCTCTGGGTGCGCTGCGACGTCGCGGACACCGAGGAGAAGAAGCAGGTTGGCCTTCAATCCTACGAATCGTTGCCGTCCAGGAATGGACTCTACTTCCCATATCCAGGCTACTCCGATGTCACCTTCCACCAAGGCTCCGTGGCGTTCCCGCTCGACATCCTCTTTCTGCGCGACAGCGAAATCGTGCGGATTGAGGAGATGACCAAGGTCGGTAGCCGTGACCAGTGGGGGTGTGCCCACGTCGACGGCGTTATAGAGGTCAACGGGGGCTTCTGCGAGAAGAACAATGTTCGAGTAGGGGAGCGTCTCGCGCTATTTGCTTTTTCCGAACGGGACATCCGGGACTGGCATACCGAACGTGCTTCGGGAAGTCTGCTCCGACAGCTGGTGGAGGGAGAATGAAGGGGAAACCAAAGGATCCGCCGGACATCCTGTACCTCTACCGTCTCTTTTGTAGAGGCTGCGTCCTCAAGGTGTTGTCGGAGCACAAGGACATCGGCGACCTGTGGACCGACATCCTCGCCCGAGAGAAGGACGAAGACCGTATCGATTTCTGGGAGCCTCGACCCGATCATACTTATGAGGAGATCATCGTGCGGCCTTCCATGATCATCGCCGTCGACCGGCTGCTGGCCACCGAACTCACGTCCGAGCAGCCCAATCGCGACAAGCGTCGGAAGGAAGATCGAGAACGCCGCGAAAACGCCGTACAGATCAGCGGCGGTCGCATCCAGATAGGCCAGAGCGCGAAGAGGAACAGTCATGCCGACGTTCACTGAACTCAAGAAGAAGTCCCACGTCTCCGCACATCCGCTCTTCCAGAGCTGGGATGAGAGGGTCGCCAAAATGCGTGCGGCGATGAAACATCGGACTGCGACCGACATCGACTTGCTGGACATCTTTTCGAAGGTCAAGCAAGTCGGGTTGAAGCCCGGTGATCGCAGCTTGAACGCCTTCATCCAGGAAGCCGCCATCGCCGCCCAAGCCGCGCTCGACGTGCTCCACTGGCCGTTGCCGCCGAAGGTCTCTTACAACAACGTCAAGAACGTCCGGCACGCTCGTCACGATGAAGACCAGATCATCGACGCCGAGGTGCTGTTCAACCTGCGCATCTGCACCGTGACCGGCGTGACGCGGCAGGCTCTTCTGCCGGTGACCATCCACGATGGGGCCGTGGTGCCTCCCTCGACGATCGTCTTCGAGGACCGGATGTACGTGCTCGGGCAGAACACGGTGGACTCCATCGTGAACCGCAACACCTCTTTCTACCTGGAGCCTTTGCGCGGCGAGTACTCGCCCCCTCTGAGGGGGGACGAGCTGGACATTGCCGTCGAGCAGCGCAACAGCCGGGGCTGGCAACCGCGCGAGTTCTCCGGCCAGAACCTTCTTACGAGGTCCTTGGCGAAGCGGGCGTTCGAGTCCCCTGAGGAAGCGAAGGAATGGTTGGAGAAAGGCCTGTCGGAAGGGGAGCGTGAGCGGATCCGGGAATGGGAACGTCAGCGTGAGCCGGGTGAGAGCTACGAGGAGTGGGAGGCACGCTACGAAGGGCGTCCTCCTCGTTCGGAAGCTCATCGGCAGGCTCAGGACTTCAACGAGCGCGACTGGAACGTTCCCGGTTCTCCGATGAAGGAGAACAAGGATACGTTGCTCGAACAGGAGAACCACGATCCCCGGGACCTCGACTCCGACTACAAGCGCGAGACGCCAGGAGAGAAGTCGCGGAAGAAGGATCGGGATCGTCAGCAGGACAATGCGGACAAGCAGAAGCGCGAGAAGGAGCAGAAGGAGCATTCCGGCAAGGATTCGAGCCGGCACGACGCGCAATGGTGGGAGCAGGTCCAGCAGTTTTTCAGCGACCCGTTCGGTGATGAACTACCGACCGGAACGTCTCCATCTGTGCATCTGGAGACGGGCCAGGAGGGCTACTGGGGCGGCTTCATCAACTCTGCTACCCAGCAGGTCTACAACGCCATTGTGAGCGATCCTGCGTACTGGAACATCGCCAGCCGGCTCGCCAGCCAGAGCCTCAACGTTCAGACCTTCGCGCGGCAGCTCGAATCGGAGCCCACCTTCCAGACTGCGATTCCGCAGGAAGATGTCTCGGAAGTTGGTGAAGTCGACTGGACCCACATCGCGAACGCGCTGCTCAGTGCTGGTGCTCCGGTCGAGGAGGGGGTCGTTGCTCCCGGCGAGACGCCCGAAGAGGAAGTTGCTCCTGAGCCCGAAGTCACGGCCAAAGCGGCGCAGGCTACTTCTCCGGCCATCCCGTCCGCAATGGGAGACCCGGGCATCGCCACCGATCCCACGGTGGTCGCGCCCTCGTACCCAGGCCAGAGCACTCCTCAGTACCAGAGCAGCGGCGATCCGACCGGTGACCTCTATGTCCAGATCACCCGGCAGCCGCAGATCATGGAGATGGTCAAGTTCGCGATGCAGGAGCCTTATGTCGAGGATCAGGTCAGCGTCATCTACGATGCCGTGCTGCCGTTGACGCAGAGCATTGGAGTTGATCCCAACCAGATCGACTGGTACGGGCTCACCGAGGACCTCGTCGCCTATGTCGGGTTCGGAGTCGAGGAGGTCGCGGCCAAGCGGGTGGCGAAGATCATTGGGAAGTACTTGATGAAGGCCAAGAAGGCCCAGGCCGAAGGATGGGAGGAACTGCTCGATGTCGGGGACACGACTCGGGAACTCTTCGATGACATCCTCTTGGACCAGAAGAAGCATTCGGAGATGATGGACCTTGTCCAGAGCACTCAGGACATCGACTTGCCGGAAGCGCTCCAGGCAGCCTTCGGGGCCGTCAGCGGCCCGGAGTACTATGTCGACTGGGACTTCCTGGCCGAACTGGCCGAAGAACATGCTTTCGGCAGGGAGGGCAAGATGAAGAACGCGCAGAACGAGGGAGACGCCAAGCCCGGCGCGGTGGAAGACATCGAGCTTCAGCGGTTCACACCTCCGGGCTACGACGTGGTGCTGGGGGACATGGTCGAGGCGGAGGAGCAGGGGCTCGACTCGTTCCCTCGTGAGTATGCGCATGTCGAGCAGAACTATATCCTGCGCCGACTCCACACCTGCTCGAAGGACCATTGGTTCCCGCACCTGCTCAACGATGGTTTCGTTCTCAATCCCTACGGTCCGAACCGTGGGCGTCCCGGCAATCCCGACGCGCAGCAGAAGGCGAAGAAGAAGTAGCAGATGGCTCAAGACACCTACACGATGCTGATCCGGGGATTCGATGTTCTCATCGAGCCTTCCGAGGATGCCGATGCATATCATGCCACGGTGTCGGAGAGTGGTAGCCTCGGCTGGGAGGTCGACATTCCGGTGGACTTGAGTGACTTTATCGAGACTGATCTCGAAGATGAAGAAGATCTGGATGGTTCGGATGCCTTGATGCAGTACGTGGGCAACGCGGCGGTCGATCTCTTCGAGGCGCAGCGCGGCACTCTCGGCGAAGGAGCCACGGCTCCGGAGGTACAAGCCATGAAGAAGCGGAACTACCACGACAGCCTCCACTGGGAGGACTGGTACATGAAGCTGAAGGGGACGCCGTTCGAGGACGAGGCGACCCGGATGCTCGAAGAATACTTCGAGCTGACGGCCCAGTGTGATCAGTTCGATGACATCTTCAACGAGCTGTGGAAGTCCGAACGCCAGATCATGCACGAGCTGAACCTGCTCAACCTGGAACGCATGAAGGCGCTTCCTGCCGGCCAGACGGTGATCATTATCCAGGGTTCGCGTCCGAAGATGGCTTGTTGGGACTCGAACCAGCTCGAAGAGTACCTCGACCGTTTCATCGGAGATCCTCTGGAGGCTCAAGCTGTTGTCAAGATTCGGGAGCTGCTCGACGTTCGGGATCAGGTCAACTCCAACCGGGAGAACAACAATTCCGATGTCTGGCAGCAGAGGAACGATCTGGAGAACCAGATGTTCGACCTGTCGCTCCAGGCCATTCAGCAGAACCTCAACGTCCCCGAGACGGGAATGGAAGCTGCTCCGAACATGGCCAACGATTTGGCCGAGTTGATGGAGGGGGTCGATCTTGGTCCTCTAGAGCCTCTGCCGGAAGTCATGGCTTCGAGAGTCGCATTCGAAGAAGTCGAGCCGGTCGAAGAGCGCGTCGAAGAGCTGGGGGAGAAACGCGAGGGGCTCGATCCTGCCGAGATGGAAGGGTTGCAGTTCTCGTTCAACACCAACGACTACGTCGAGCTGAAGCAGGAGATGACCGTCTCCGGTCCGGGGTGGGGCGGCAAGACGACCTATCCGAAGGGAACGCGCGGTTACGCCGAGACCCTTTGGGACAAGAACGGCAACTACTATCTCATGCGGACCGAGGATGGACGCCATCTCATCAAGGTTCGGTGGGACCAGATCAAGGCCGTTCCTCGGGGTCGATGAGCTTCAAGCACTTCGCAGTTCCCTTGATTCTTCTCGTAGGCTGCCTCGGCATGTTGTTGCTGGCAACAATGATCGCCCTCTGCGGATGTCACGACCCATTGCTCGAACACATCAAGTCCAGGTATCCGAACTGCGAGGTGTTAAAAGTCGAAGATACCTCGTTTGGTGACCAAGAAGTCACCATTCAGTGTCCTCTCAGTGCGCCTAAAACCATCCGTGTGAAGCGCGCTAGATAGCCTAACACTGTTATTGATAGTTACTATCGCTTGTGCTATGTTAAGGCATGGAGTTTCCTGTTGAATTTGTTGAACGGTTTTGGCGCAAAGTAGTCAAGACCTCGAAGTGCTGGGAGTGGACGGGCTATGTGACCCGGAACGGATATGGGCTGCTTCAAGCTCGGAAGCTAAGTTCCCACCCTCTCTATGCGCATCGGGTCGCGTGGATGCTGGAACACGGGAAGATTCCTAAGGGTATTCATGTTCTGCATCAATGCGATAATCCAAAATGTGTACGTGTAGATCATCTTTTTCTGGGTACTCAACGTGATAACAACGTTGATCGGGATCGAAAGGGGCGCACCGCCTCTGGCGACCGTAATGGTGCCCGCACGCAACCGCACCTGAATCCCTTTGTTCGCGGAAGGGGATCAGGACTTCGAGGAGAGCATCATCCACAATCGAAGCTCACGGATCAGCAGGTTGCTATGCTGCGCCTCCAATTCGAAAAGGGAGTTCCTCGTAAGGAGTTGGCATCCAAGTTTGGCATTTCGGTCACGCACGTCTACCGGATTGGGCGGCGCACTTCCAGGGTGTAGTATCTTTTTATATTGACAGAACCCTCAGCATATGTTAAGAATCTGGGAAAAAGGAGAGCAATCGCGTGAAACAAGCATTCATCGAGCGGGACTTTCGAGATGATAAGCTCCAGCTGCTCCAAACCATCAACGCGATTCTGGACAGCTACAAGGCTCAGGGCTACGACCTGACGTTGCGGCAACTCTTTTATCAGCTGGTGTCCAAGGACATCATCCCGAACAACCAGAAGGAGTACAAGACGCTCGGGACGCTCGTGAACGACGCGCGCATGGCCGGGCTGATCGACTGGGACATGATCGTCGACCGTGGCCGCAAGACTGAGTCGCCGTCGCACTGGGACAGCCCGGCGGACATCATCGAGGCGGCGGCGCGCTCCTTCGCTATCGACAAGTGGGAGGGGCAGTCGAACCACATCGAGGTCATGGTGGAGAAGCAGGCGCTCGAAGGCGTCCTCATCCCCGTCTGCCGTCGCCTGGACGTGAACTTCACGGCCAACAAGGGCTACTCCAGCCAGTCGATGATGTACCGTATAGGGCAGCGGCTGAAGCGGCTCTACAAGAACGACGACAAGCGCATCCACATCCTGTACCTGGGCGACCACGACCCCAGCGGTCTGGACATGGACCGTGATGTGGAGGAGCGCCTCTCGCTGTTCTCGGGGCACCCGGTGACCTTCGAGCGGCTGGCGCTCAAGTACTCCCAGGTCGAGGAACTCCGGCCTCCCGAGAACCCGGCCAAGTTGACCGACTCCCGCGCCGACAAGTACATCGAGCAGTACGGCGACTCCAGCTGGGAGCTGGACGCGGTCGAGCCCAAGGCCCTCGATCAGCTGGTGACCGAGGCCGTCCAGGCGCTCCGCGACCCCGACCTTTGGGACAAGATGGTGGCCGTCGAGCGGAAGATGAAGGAAGAACTCTACACCTTCGCGGAGGACTACCGGCAGAAGGAGAACCGCGCGTATCACGTCGACGACATTGACGATAGGGCGGACGACGAAGAGGACGCGGACGATGACACGGTGCGTTGCCCGGCCTGCGGCAGCACTGGCATCGAGGATGCGAACCCGGATGCCGAGGATGACGAGCCTCGGTACTATTGCAATAACTGCGAAGAGGAGTGGTAAGCGATGCGTAGATATGATCTTGTTTCTATTGTATTTGACAAAATAGTGTTCAAGAACACTCAGCCATCTTTTTACGAGTTCTACTTAGAAGGAAAAAAAACTTAAACTTACCACAAGTCAGTTATTGTCCCCCAAAAAATTCAAGATTCGTTTTTTCGAGGTATTTGGGGAGATTCCTTTAACTCCTACATATAAATCTGATGAAGTTTGGAGTGCGCTGGTTAATCGTTGGATGGAACAGCTTCAAGAAGAAGGTAAATGAAAAAATGAGACGGGACGGATCAATCGAGCGAGCCATCGAGCTTGCCGCCAATACTCACGCAGGCCAAGTCGACAAGCAGGGGCATCCCTACATCCTGCATCCGCTCCGCGTCATGGTGGCGGTAGCTTGGAAAGAGAATCGACAAGGCGTCGGACTGCCGATTCTCGGGCCGGATCTGGATGCGATGAAAGTCGCGGTGCTTCACGATGTCTGCGAAGACACTGACGCCACGCCGGAAGACCTGCGTATCGAAGGATTCAGCGTCAGCGTCGTCGAGGCGGTCCGTTTGCTCACTCGTCCGCCTGCGGAAGCCGGGGTGCATCGACCGACCTATGTCCAGTACATCCGGTCGATCAAGGAAGCCAGCAAGTCGGTGTACCCGAATTCAGACATGCAGGAGGCGGCGCGCATCGCGCTGCGCGTGAAGCTCGCTGATCTCCAGGACAACCTTTCCCGGATCGAGGGGCTGCCCGAGCAGGAGCGCAGCATCGAGCGGCGTTACAAGCGCGCCCTGGACATCCTGTGGGGGATGGCGGACTGATGGGTCATCGAATCGTCAAGATGCCAAGCGGCAAGTTCGCCATCTTCTCTACTATCGTGGATGACATTATCGTCTACGACGCGACGCCGGAACAGCTCATCGACTACTATGTGGAGAAGAAGCGCGAGGAAATCATCGAGGAAATAACTGCCATCACGAACGCGCTCGCGAAAGGAGAGAGGGCGTGGCCCCATCAACGGGGCAACGAAAGCTGGGCCGAGACCGTGGCATGGATCGAACAGGTCCATAGTGAAGCCCGGTGGTGCGCGACTTGCGGGAAGCCACGAACGGAAGAATGCGACTGCGATGCCCGAAGTTGATCCAGACAAGCTGAAGAAGGTCATCGAGCGCGTCCAGCTGCTCTTCAACCGGGCCGAGAACGCTGTCCGGAACGCGGAGAAGCCAGAGGACGTCGACCACGAAGCCCAGGCTGCCCTGGAGCTGGCGCGGAGGCTGATGCTCCAGTACGGCCTGGAGATGGAGGACGTCGAGGTCGTGGGCGCTCCTGGAGCCGCTCAGGGGCCGGAGGCGGATGGGGTGGTCATCGACATGAAGACCAAGCAGACTGCTAAGTGGGCCTTGTCCTTGGCTATCGTGGTGGCCGACTATATGGACGCTTCGGTGACCTACATCGAGCCCACCTACTGGACTGGTGGGCGACTGATGTTCTACGGGGTGAAACTCAACGCCTCGATGGCAGCTTACGCCTTCCAGTCGGTCTTCAACCAGATCAGAGAGCTGTCCCGGAAATATCATGTCGACCGCGCCGAGTGGGAGAATCCAGACCGGCAACGCGGCCTGATGCGACAGCTGATGAGCAGTCTGGGACGCTACTACTACAAAACCTTCGAGTCGTATCGGAACGCGGCCAAGCGCGAGTACCGTGAAGGACTTGTGTTTGGTTTCGCCAAGCGTCTCAAGGAGCTGAAGGAGCAGGAGGAGGCGTCCGAGCAAGGTGAGCAGATCACCGCGCTGGCTGTTCGATACGAAGGCATCGCCAAGGCATGGCTCCGGTCGAAGGGATTCGAAGATCCTGAGGAGAAGAAGCCACGTCCTCGTGCGAAGCATACCGGAGTCAAGCATTACCAGGACGGTGAGCGCGACTCGGAGCATGTCCAGATTCGGAAAGGTCTCGGAAAGTAGCCTTCCATCGCCGGGCGGCGTAGGTCTTGCCCTCCCGCGCCGCCCGGTTTCTCTTCTTAGGGTGGGCTTTTTTTATATTGACAGGTCCCATACTCTCGTGATATATCTAGAGACAATGAAGGAGGGCACTGACAACATGACCATTGAAATCACCGAGGCTGCCGCCATCCTCAAGGATGCCTGCTCCAGGCTATCCGCCGTGTGCGATGGCGCAATGACCCGCGACGACCACGGCTTCAACAAGCCGGATCAGTCGTTCGGCAACTACATCGCCTGGGTCGACCCGAGCGAGTGGGACGCCGAGACCTGTCACGTCGTCCGTAACATGCTCACCAAGTATCGAGGTCAGTTGGAGGCTTACGGTGTCGACGTGGACGCGCTTCCCAAGGTCAAGGTCAACTGGGAGCGCGAGCCGAAGCGCGGCGAAGTCTCCAAGGCGATGAAAACCAAGGCCGAGCGCGCCCAGGCCAAGGTCGACTTGGAGAAGGTCCAACGCGGCGAGACGGCGCTCCCATCCTACCTGCTCACTTACAAGAAGCAGATGGTCGCCGTCTACAACGAGCGCGAGAACCACTTCGAGCTGTACAGCCCCAAGAACTACGAGCTGATCGACCGCATCAAGGAAGCTGCCTGGGCCGACCGCAAGTGGATGGGCAGTTTCTGGAGGATGCGGGACGCTGGCCTTAAGCTCCTTCCCGCCATCATCGAGGACTTCGGCTTCATCATCTCCGGGGCCGATCGCGCGGTGCTTGACGAGAAGGTCAGTGCCATCCTCGCTGAGGAAGCGGATGCTGCTGTGAAGCCGCAGGTTTGGATCGATGGCGACCGGATTGCCACCAAGACTGACTACGATCCGGCCCTCGTCAACAAGATGCAGACCATCGAAGGTCGCGACTGGGCCGGACGCAATGGTGGTCCTCGGGACGTCAACTACTTCCCGCTGACCGTCGAGGCAGGGCGCAGGGTCTTGGCGCTGGCGGACGAGTTCAACCTCCGGGTCGAAGCCGGCCTTCGCGACGAGGTCACCACGATGGAGAAGGCGACCCGCGAGCGCATCCACGCCTCCCAGGCGGTCGACGCCGACATCGAGATCGAAGGCCTCGGAAGCGGCGACCTGAAGCTCCGTCCTTTCCAGCGTGGAGGCATCAAGTACGCCACTGAGACCAAGTGTTGCTTCATCGCCGACGAGATGGGACTCGGCAAGACCATCCAGGCCCTCGGCGTGCTCCAGGCCGAGGACGCCTACCCGGCCCTCGTGGTCGTTCCCAAGGCGGTCAAGCTCCAGTGGGCGCAGGAGGTCCGGCGCTGGCTGCCCGCCAGAAGCGCTCAGGTCGTTTCTGGCGGCGATCTCACCCAGTACGGGGGTGAGGTGGTCATCATCAACTACGACATCCTCAAGAAGCACCTGGACGGCCTCAAGGACGTTCCGTGGAAGGCCATCGTCCTCGACGAGAGCCAGCAGGTCAAGAACAAGAAGGCCCAACGTTCTGAAGCCGCTATCGAGCTGTCCAAGAACATCCCGATCCGTCTCTGTCTGAGCGGGACGCCCCTCCTCAACCGCCCGGTCGAGCTGGTCAACCAGTTGGCCTTCCTGGATCGTCTGAAGGAGTTCGGAGGGGCCTGGAAGTTCATGCGGCGCTACTGCGGCGCGACCCGCACCCAGTACGGCTGGGACATGAACGGCGCGACCAACCTGGAGGAGCTGGCCCGGAAGCTGCGCGCCAGCTGCTACGTTCGCCGCGAGAAGAAGGACGTGGCCAAGGAGCTGCCCCCGTTGCAGCGCACCGAGGTTCCCATCGAGATCGACCGCGTCACCGAATACCGGAGAGCCGTTGATGATGTAGTCCGATGGGTCATCGACCGGAAGATCGAACGGGGCGTTCTGGATACGGATGATGCCCGGAAGGCCTTCGACAAAGCCTACCGCGCCGAGGCGCTGGTTCGGATCAACGGGTTGCGCCAGCTCGCTGTCAGGCACAAGCTCAACGGCTGCATCGAGTGGATCAAGAACTTCCTTGACAACGACGGCAAGCTGGTGGTCTTCGCCCATCATCGGAACATCCAGCAGCAGCTGGCCGAGGCGCTCACTGACTACAATCCGGCCACCATCTCGGGAGGCGACTCCGACGAGCAGCGCGAGGCCGCGAAGGACAAGTTCTGGAACGATGACAGCTGCCGTGTTCTGGTCGCTTCCATGCAGGCTACCAACTTCGGGCTGAACCTCCAGGTCGCCAGCAGCGTGGCCTTCGTCGAGTTCGGCTGGCACATGGCCATCATGGAACAGGCCGAGGCCCGTGTTCACCGCATCGGCTCGAAGGCCTCATCGGTCAACTCGTACTGGCTCTACGGCGAAGGCACCTTCGACGAGGACATGGTCGAACTCATCAAGATGAAGGGCAACATCGTGGACGCGGTCAATGCCGGCGAGGAGATCCCGGAGCATCTCAGCGTCATCGAGTTCCTGGAGGGCCTGGCTGCGAAGAGAAAGGAGATCGAGTAGTCGACGGAATCATTCGTTCGAACAAGGAGGGCAATGACAATGGCAAAACGACAGAAAGGATGGTTCGGGGCCGACAAGGCCGGTCTCGGCCAGATGAACGAGCACCGACCGAAGTCGTTCATCGTCAAGGAGCTGGTGCAGAACGTCCGCGACGAAGCGGGCGTCACCATCTGCAAGCTCACCATCAAGCCGGTACCGGGGAAACCGCTGGCCCAAGTGGTCTGCGCGGACGACGCGCCCGAAGGTTTTTACGACCTGCGGCACGCCTTCACTCTCTTCGCCCACACGCGGAAGCGCAAGGATCCGACCAAGGCCGGGCGCTTCAACATGGGCGACAAGCAGGTCCTGTCACTGGCGAAGAAGGCGACCGTCTCGACTACGACCGGAACCGTGGTCTTCCACGAGGACGGGACGCGGGAAGAGCGCAAGCGCGTGAAGCGGGACAGCGGCTCGGTATTCGAGGCGTACATCCCGATGACCCGGAACGAGATCAAGGAGTGCGTTCGGGTCGCCAAGACGATCCTGATGCCGCAGCAGATCGAGTACCGGGTGAACGGCAAGTCGGTCGAGCCCCGGATGCCGGACGACGTGCTCCACGATGTGACGCTCCAGACGGAGTTCGAGAACGAGGAGGGGCAGTATCGACAGACGCGTCGGAAGACCTTCATCGAGGTCTACGAGCCCGCGCCTGGCGAGGAGCCCAGTATCTACGAGCTGGGTATCCCGGTGATGCCCACGGGCGACAGGTGGCACTACAACATCGGTCAGCGCGTTCCCTTGAACTCCGACCGGGATAACGTGCAGCCGGCGTTCCTCCAGGACGTGCGAGCCGAGGTGCTCAACGTCATGGTGTCGCAGCTCCGCAAGGAAGATGCTTCCGAAGCATGGGTGCGGGACGGAGCCGCCGACGAACGCATCGAGCACGACGCGCTCCTTACCATTGCCGATCTTCGATGGGGCGAACGCCGCATGGTCCTGACTCCCGGCGACGACTACGGACGGGAACGGGGGATCGCCAACGGGTACCACGTCGTCTCACCGAAGGAGATGAGCCGCGAAGAGTGGGCGCGGATGCGGGAAGCCGAGGCCATTCCGGCTTCTTCGGTGATCTTCCGGCAGGGTGTGGCGGATGGACGTACCATTCCCCGCGATGATTGGACCGCCGGGATGCACCGGGTCGAACGCCTTTCGAAAGCAGTGTCGCGGGCTGCCTTCGACTTCGGGGTGACGGTCACGATGATGGAATCCCCGGACGCGACCTGCGCTGCGCAGTACGGCCATCGGAGGATCGCGTTCAACGTGGCGATCCTGGGGAGAGCTTGGTTCAACGGGCCGGTCGAGTCGATCCTTCGGCTCGTCATCCATGAGCTGGGCCACGAGAGCGCGGGCAACCATCTCAGCGAGGACTACTACGACTGCCTCTGCCGCATCGGCGCGGCTCTCGCTGTGGTAGACTCGAAGAAGTTCGAGTAAGGAGGGACAGATGAAAACCTGGATCATGAGCATGGCTCTGATGTTGGCCGGCTGCTATGACACCAGCATTGAGGCTCCGGCAGACGGCGGATGGGATGACGACGCGGGGACCGATCTCGACTCCGACACGGATACCGACACCGATACAGATACTGACACCGACACCGATTCCGATGTAGAAACGGACACTTCCACGGATACGGGGACTGATCTCGACACCGACACGGACGCTGATACGGATACTGATTCCTCTACAGATACGGATACTTATACCGATACAGATACCGGCACGGACAGCGATATTGACACCGACACCGGATGCGAATGCATGGCCGGTCCCTGCTGCGACGGGTGCTACTTCTTCGAACCCGAGGACGAGGTCATCTGCGAGGAAGAGGCCTTCTACCAGTGCGACGAGGAGTGCGGGGACCTCTTCCAGAAGATGGATGCGGTCAAGTACTGCGACGGCACCAGTGACAGCTGCACAGCCTCCTGGACCGGCACCTGGGAGACGTACATCAATTGCCCGGAGATGTACCCGGGATCGGTCTGTACGAGCTTCTACGAGTACGCCGTCCAGTGCATGGGCGGCTGCGTGACCTGCGACCCCGAGAACGGGGAGTGTACGTTCTGATCTCTCGGGATCGTTGATCCCGAAGAGAGGTTCACCACCAACTTCGGACTTGTCACCCGAAGTTGGGATGCGGATTGCCCTCCGTCCGGTGAGCTTCTCTTCAGGGTCAACGATCTTCAATCCCGTATATTGCGTGCAGGAGGAAACGATGCCTAGAAATCCATCTGGGGGCGGACGGGACTTCTATCCGACCCCGTATCGCTACGCGCAGTGGGCCTTCTTGCGGGCCACTGACTTCCATCCCTACGAGAACAAGCTCCACATCCTCGAACCCGGATGCGGCCTCACCTACCCCTTTATCAAGTCGGCTGCCGACATCGGCTACGACGGCGAGATGGTAGGTATCGACATCATCGACGACTGGTCGGTAGTCACCGAGGAACCGCAGCGCCGATATCGGACGGACTTCTTGACGGCCCCCTGGGAGCAGTACACTCCTTCTGAAGTCCGTGAGCACGGAGGATGGGACATCATCGCTACGAACCCGCCGTACTCTCTGGCCGAGGAGTTCGTTCGGAAGTCCTTGAGCATTCTGCATCCGACCGGGGTGGCAGTCTTCCTGCTGCGCGTGGGTTTCGCCGGCTCGATCAAACGGATGCGCCTGTTCCGAGAGCGTCCACCCATCGAGATCGGCGAATTCGTTCGGAGGTTCTCCTTCGACGGGAAGGGTACCGATTACACCGACTACTGTCTGTTCTACTGGGTCGGAGAAGTTCTCGACCGCGCGCTGCGACGGCAGTACGACGGGAAAGGCTTCACTCGGTTCTACTGGATCGACAACAGCAAGAAGGACCAGCTGGATGCTTTCGGCATCTGATCCGGTGGACTCTTCTTATATAGATGTGATCCGGATTGAAGGATTCCGACTTCGCATCTTGTAGGATTAATACATTTCGCTGAACGGAGGACCAGCATGAGACATGTAGTTCTGGCCATCATCTTCGCGGCGCTGCTCGTCGTTACCGGGGCTTTCGGCGATGAAGCGGGACTCCCGTTGGAGGCGCAGCCAATCGATGCGGGATCGGACGTGGCCGAAGCAAAACAGGAGAGCTTGCACGACCGGTTCGTGCAGGCGGTCTTGAAGTCGCGGAGCATCAAGCAGAAGAATGGCGATCGAAAACCGTACTGGTACGAGTGTGGCAAGCGCGTCAAAACCGATGCCAAGCGGCGGCAGCGTGCGTCCGAATGGGCGACCTGGGTCTTGAAGTCCATCGATGAGGCCGAAGCAGAGCATGGCGTCGAGCTGAACCCGTGGGGCGTCCTGGCGGTGGCCCACAACGAGAGCGGCTTCAACGTCTGCGCCATCGACCTTCAAACCAGGGAGTGGGCGGTCAGCGAGGGGCTCGTAAAGAACCTCCAGCTCACCTACGATCGGGAGACCATCTACAAGATCATCTCCTCGAAACAGTTCCAGCGCACCCGCATCAAGGCCGACTTCGGCCCGCTTCAGGTGCGCCGCAAGGGAGACATCAGCCGGCAGCTCCTGGATCAGATTCTCTCGCTTGATCCCGGAATGATTTGGGCAGCGAAGGAAATGGCCAAGCGGAGTGTAAATAACCCAGTGGGGCTGAACGGGGACCGCAAGCCTCACCCCCGTCCTTGGAGACTCTGGCCCACGTCAAATCCGCGATCCACGAGGTCTTTCAAGTACGACCGGCACATCACTCGGGTGGCTAAATGGCTCGGAGCGGAGACCGATGAAATCTGAGCAAAAGGGATGACGCGAATTTAAGAGTTCCCACGATTTCTGCCATACAATGGCGGAGATGGAACTCATGGCGAAACCGTCGCGAGCAGCGACCAGGAGGAGACGGGTGAGGTCGGAAGTCATCTTCCACGAGCTGGTGCGCCGCTACTCCCAGACAGAGCAGCCGTTCGATCCGAGCCAGCTCCAGGTAGGACAGTCGGTGTACGGCCCGGAGGGCAACGAGTACCTCGTCGTGGAGAACGCCCCGGACACCACCAACACGGTCCTGATGCCTGCGGATCAAGCCGGAGCCGCTGTTCCGGAAGGGGTTGAGACCCTGGACAGCGCCGAGCTGGAGATGAACTACTCACTCCAGCCGGCCACGGGGCTGGCGACGACTGCCGTGATCAAGAAGCTGCGGGAAGAGGACAAGGACGGCAGCGGGAAGGAGTGGGGGCTCTATACGAGCGACGGCTCCAAGCTGCTGGGACGGCACGAGACCAAGGAAGACGCTCTCCAGCAGGAGAAGGCCATCAAGGCTCACGGGGGCTCTCGCATCATCGCCGGCTATGTCGACGAGGACAACCCGAGCTTCTCCGATCCTCCGGATCCGACCACCAAGCAGGTACGTGCCCCTGACTTCGCTCATTTCGGCCCTCAGGAGCCGGAGACGCCGGAGTGGTCACCAGGCAGCGGAGGACCCAGAACTCCCCGCTACGACCCGCTCACGCACTCTCAGGACACGCAGACGAGCGCTCCGCGCCCGTCCGGGCCGGTCGACCCCGATGATAAACCTCCTCGCAAGGAGAGGCCCTTGCGTCCCTACCTGCACGAAGGGGCGCTTCGGATGGACATCGGCGAGCTGGAGCCCTATCGCCAATCGGGTTCTCCGCTGGAGAACGGACCAGGCTGGGACAGCGAGGAAGACATGCTGCGGATCGGGGAGAGCGGCTACACGGATGTCATGAACGACATCCGGGCGCTGGTGGATGGCGGCTACTCCACCATCGACGTGATCCTCAACATCGGGGAGCTGTACCCGAGAGACCTCGGCGAACGTGTATTGTCCGAGGCAAGGAAGAAGGGGATAATCTGATGCCTCGATACATTTGGGAAGACGATGACCGGCAGACCTACCGAGGCGATCTTCAACCTAAGATCATGGAGTTCCGGGGACTGCTCAGCGATGCCGGCCTCTACTACGCGCCGGAGACGAGCCCGGTCTCGATCTTCCATTACCTCGGTCTCGAAGGGGACGAGGCCGACCAGTGGGCCACCATTCAGGGCTACAAGGACATGATGTCCCACCGGGACGAGTCGAACATGGAGATGGTCATCGAGACGCTGAACAGCATCGATCCCACCAGCGAGGACTTCGTTCGTCTCGACAACGGCGAGTACGCGGTCCGCGTCCTGGAGCCGAGCGGCGAGCTGACGGATGTTGGCCAGAAACTGGAGGAGCTGGCCGGCGCGCTCATGGACTACCCCGTACTGAGTGATGAAGACGTCAGCCGGCGTGAATACGAGGAGACCTTGGAGAACATCCGAATGGAAGCCCCAATGGTCTCCGACACAGCCCCGGACGACTGGGAGGAGAAGGTCTTCGGCTGGCTGTGGGAGAACAACCAGGATGCGCTGGATTATCGGACCGATACCGGCGGCTCCTATCCCTCCGAAGAGCAGATCGGGGAAGCCCTCAAGGCGCTCGGATGGCTGGAGGAGGAAGAGGACGAAAACCTGGAGTTCGACCGCCAAGGTCGGTACAAGAAAGGTCTCGGGGACGGCCAGTTGGAACGCATCGCGAGACGGCTGAAAAAGTAGCTCTAGTACTCTTTCTATATTGACAGCCTCCCTCATTCTATGATATTTATCAGGTTATGAAGAATCCAAACGAGATGAACGCCCCAGTTCCCAAAGATCCCATCAAGGTTGTCCGTGAGAAAGATGACGAGCAGTATCAGGACGGCGTCACCTGCTCGTGGACTGGATATCTCAACGGGCATTGGAGCCAAGAGCGCCCCAAACGCATCGGGCGCTACCTCGTTGCCGACAAGTTCGGCAACATCGCCGGCTACGTGACGTTAACTCACGATCCTGCGACCGGTGAAGTTCAGCCCAACAAGGATTGGGACGGCTGGTGGTGGTCGTTTCCACTCCCTCCGCCTCCTGTTTCCCCTCCGAAGGAGTGGCCCGAGTCCAAACCTCATCTCAGGTTGGTGAAGAACTAGGCTTCTCGATCCGCTTCCTGTATATTCAGAGCATGTTCCCGACGAACAAAGGTCCGACACGGATGGTCGATCTTTTGGACGGTGTGTTCATCTTGCCGAACTTCTACACGGTCGAGTCCGCGTGCTTGGGCGCTGTGGCGCAGATGGCGATGGAGCAGCCTGAATCCTCTTTCGACTTCCAGTACCTCATCACGGCCTCTTACTTCTGGGGTATCCGAAAGATCGATACCACGCTCTATCTGAACGGTGATGGCGAGGTTGATACGGTCTATTTCAACGGGGTCGATCTCGATATCGCTCCGTGGGAGATCGGCTGCGTCAACGACATCGACTGGGAGGATGTCGATGGATAAGGAGCGCCTCGACCGGGTGTGTGACCTGCTCGTGGAGCTGGAGGGGCAGCTGGATCAGGAGGTCGTCGTTGCCATCGGACGGCAGTATTACGAGATCGAACGAGTAAGATTGGAGGGAGAGAAGGTGGTCATCGAGTGCGGGGAAGGAACATGAGCAAGATAAAACGGGCGAATCTTCGGCAATGGGCGTTCACTGCTCAGCAGGCTTCCGAAGCATTCGCCGACTATATCAAGAAGGTCGAGGGCGAAACGGTCGGGGTTGTGGCTGCGGTCAACATCAATGTCGACACGCAGCAGGGGCTGCTGATCTGGACAGTCACCGACATGCCGTCCAAGAATGGCCCTCCGGTGCCGTTTTCAGGCGGTATCCAGGGCGACGGAACGCTTCACTGATGGAGCCGGGAAAAGTACAGAAGGGCGACCACGTCTTCTACGTGAACCTCGATGAGAGGAGTGCGAAGCTTTTCCGGGTGGAGGCGCAAGAGGTCATTTACCCCGGCACGACCCACGAGACGGTGATCGGGAGGACCTATGATGTCGACACCTCCAACTGGATCGAGCACCACGTCTCTTGCAATGATTACTGGCTCAGCAGGGAGACGGCGCTCGACCAGGCGAAGATCAAGCTGGTCGACGAGATGCAACGACTCCGGGCGCAGGCAATGTCGCTCGGTTTTCACTTGAGGTAAGGAGGCGAGCATGAGCGGCGACGAGAGTGTCACGATTCGAGAACATACCGAGGACTTGGATGGAAACATCTGTTTTCACTGCACCACTCCGGACGGCAAGGATCTCCAGATCCTGCGCCTGGAGCCCAACGGCGATATCTACATCCACGGACGCCAGGCCGAGAGCGACGTGGCGATCGTTGCAGCTCTCAGGGAGTTCTTGAAGGGCGCGCTGTTCCCCGGCTCGACCGGCGAGCTGGTGCACCAGCCTGGGTTCGAGATCATTCGGCGACTCCAGCGTCGTGTTCATGTCCTGGAAAAATGCTTGTGGGACCACAACATCACAGTCCCGGTGGAGAACGTCTGATGGACCCCGAGGACATGGTCACCGAGCTGCAAGAGCACATCGACGAGACGGACGGGATGGATTACACGAGCTGGGAGATCGACTTCGTCCAGTCCATGACCGAGCTGGTGGACGATGGTCGGGAGTTCACGGAAGTTCAGATCCAGAAGATCGAGGAGATCTACGAGCAGTACCTCCCGTAAGCATCGCCATGAAAAATATCGGCACTTCACAGTTACCAAACACCTACCGTTTATACTGTATGGGGATGTTGGGACTGGAGTCGAAACGATGCTGGAATGGACTATCTCGGGGTGGATCATTGCGGGTCTCGTGGGGTTCGTGATGGGTATTCTCGCAGAACGATACATCGGTCACGTCGAGCGCAAGAAGAAGGACAAGTCGAGATGACGAAGATCATGCCGGTGCTCTCTATCGAGTGCGGACCTCGAAGCTGCATCACGAGAAGCCACCGGATCGTGGACGGAGAAGCTGTTCAAGGTCTGAGACCTTGCGAATGGTACAGATCGCGAGGCTCCGAAGAAAACGAAGCATCGTGCCTGTTGTTCGAGACCAGCCAGTTGAAGAAGAAGAACATCGGCAGGTACGCCTTCGGAGTTCGCTGTGCGGCCTGTCGGACCGCCGAACGTGTCTTCAACCAAGTTCAGCTCAACGCCACCCAGATGGTGATGGAGATGCACGAGACCATGCGGGATGGTCTTGTTTCCTTGGTGGAGATGCAGGAAAAGGTGGGGAAAGTCGCGCTCTCGCGAGGAGGATGAGATGATCAAGGTAAACATCGTCTACAAGAACGAGTCGGGCGAGACGGTCAAGACCGATCAACGGGACGTGGAGGTCGACTTCAACATCGAGTTGACCCCAGCCGATCTTCAGGCGGCTCAGGATGCCGGCAAGACAGTGGACGATCTCGTCGAGGAGAAGGTCCTGACCGAACTTCAGTCGACTTTGGCTACGACCGAGGTGACACCGGTCGTCGGGAAAGGAGACGTCGCCCGTATCATTCCTGGCGAGGCGATGGAAGTGGCTGGTCCGGTTGCCGAACCCGAGGCGGACGAAGCTCCTCCCTTGGTCGAAGGCGGTTGATTTTTATAGCACCCAATGAACATCGAGTAGAATTAACGGGATGATCGTTCTCGGCATTACCAAGCAAGGACTCCGCCGCCTCGCGGGAGCAAAGGTGCTTCATCTGTACGACTTCGACGGCACTCTGTTCCGTAGTCCCGAGAAACCGAAAGGGTGGCCCGAGCGAGGATGGTGGTCCAACGAGAAGAGCCTGGAGGAGCCTCAGGTGCCCGAGGAGCCCACGACCGACTGGTGGGTGCAAAAGGTTCTTCGAGACGCTCACGAGTCGGAGCAAGCAGCTGACGCGGCGTTCGTGCTCGTGACTGGTCGCTTCGAGAAGTTCGAAGATCGGATCAACGAGCTGCTCGATCAACAAGATCTCGACTTCGATGAGATCCGGCTCGCCCCGGAGGGCTCTCGCTCAGAAGTCTGGAAGCCCGAGATGCTCCGTCAACTCATCGAGGAACATCAGCCGACACGGGTGGAGATCTGGGAGGACACTGACAAGGTGATCGAAGGTTTCGAAGAAGTCTGCAACGAGGCCGGCGTCGAGTTCGAGATGCATCGCATTGACGAAGAGCCCCATGAAGTGATGGAGGAGCCCGATGTCGAGTGATCCGTTCGGTGGCGGCTATCAGGAAGAGAAGGAGCGCATCGAGCGCGAAGGATTCGAGGTCGACTGGGACGATGTCTTGACAGATCTTGAATGGGGGCTTCCGCAAGCTGCCGCGCAGGCTGCCTCGGTCTTCAGCCGTCGACTGGAACAAGCTTCCGAGAGGAGGCATTACCTTGGCCCGAGCCGAGGAACGGTTCACTTCTCATCCTCGTTTCCGAGAGCTTCAGGAACTCATCAAGGACATTGCCCTGGATACCTTGGGCAACGTCGTTGATGAGACTCTGTAGCAGCTTCTCTTTTTTCGGATTAGCTTGACTTCGTGGTGGACTATCTGCTATACAGAGAGGGTGTCAAAGGGAGACCCAAAGAAGATGATCGGTGTCCTTGCTTGGTTGGTCTCGAAGATCACATCGCCGCCTCCTCCCCCGGCGCTTCGAGTCAATCAGGAATACTCACGGTTGACAGCCGCTAGCTCCCGGCACCGATCAGAGTCGAAAAAAGGGGTTTTTGTGGCGCACCAACACGCCCGCGCCACGATCCGGTACTTAACTCAAGTACCGGATACTTAGAGGTGGCATGCGGGTTGCGCCCGCGATCTACATGTGAAGATCTAACCAGGCCGGTGCTTTTGAGCATCGGCCTTTTTTATCTAGAATTTGCTTGCTTATCGGGTAGACTCTGTGCTATATAGAGAGAGTATCAAGAATGACACCAACAGGAGGGCAATGACATGACAAAGAAGGCTCCGAAGTGGAAGAATCGTCCCAAGTGGGCGAAGCCTCTCAGCGCGCTCCTTTGGGAGCACGTCTGCGAATCGGCGGCGGACCCCAGTCGTCCGACGCTGGCAGGTGTCAAGCGCAACCGTGCCGGCCAGCTGAAGGACGGTATAACTTGTCACGAGTGCGAGGCGGTCGCGCACCGGTTGGGGCTCGACTGATGGAGTTCCAGAAAGGAGAAGAAGTCATCCGTACTGACACGGGGGTCTTGGGCATCGTGGTTGATCCGCGTGCCTGGAGCCGTTACCCCCACGGCGACGTGATCGGCGTCCAGTGGGAGAGCGGACTCGGCTCGAACTTCGGTTCGCAGTGGACGCCCGTCAAGATCATCCGGAAGAAGGAGAACGGCTGATGAACCATCAATCCGTAGCGATTGACCTGTTCTCGCGTAGCTATCCTGATACGACCGGGACGGCGCTCCGCCACCTGAAGGTGATCGAGCAGGTGCGAAAGCATCCGGGGTTCGAGAACTACCAGCGGCGTGGGCACGCTCCTTGCCACGAGCAACTGGAGAAGCTCGGCCTGGTTGTCATCGGAGCGCCTTGTGCCAGCGGACTTCGTCCCGTGGAGTTGACGGAAGACGGGCGCATCGTTGCCTCGATGCTCGACGGCTTGTACCGAGGATATCTCCATCCCGTTCGTTGTCGATGCTGCGGCAACTTGATCGACGGGGAAGACCCGATCACGGACCTGTGCTGGGGATGCAACAGACTCTCTAAAGAGGGCTAAGATGGCAGGAGCACCGCAGTTCAAAGTCTACACCCCCGAAGGCGAGTACGTTGCGGCCTGCAAGCTGCCGGAAGACGCTGCCGCCGTCGTGGCTGCCTACGGGCCGGGGGCGACTATTCGGAACGGTCATCGCAAGAAGGACGTCGTCTACACAGAAGGCGTCGATGGCGACGCCGGAGACTCCTACGACGAAGTCGCTCGCATCGTTCATGAGCGCGTCGAACAGCAACATGTCGCTGCCCGTGCCTGGGCTCGATCGGTGGCCGAACCTCCCAAGCTTTAGATTTCCGACCCACCTTCCTGTATATTTATCTTCATGAGAAACCGTCCAAGACCATACCGAAGTGTTGACGAGTTCATCTTGGAGAAGATGGGAGAACGTCTGGTAGGGGAGCTGATGCCGCCTCCAAAGATCATCGACATCCCGTTGACCGACATGGCGGTCGACATCTATTCGCTCGACGAAGCTGCCGACAGTATCCTTCACGGAGTAGGCTCAGCCGGTTCTCAGGCCCCCGTAGAGGTCTGGGAGGAGCAGGGCAAGTTCATCATCTTCAACGGAGCCGAGCGCTGGCTGGAAGCGCTCGTGGAGCGTCAGAAGAAGGTTGCCGCAATCATCTTGGGGCACGGTCTCATCCCGTTCCAGCCGGGTATCTTCTTCCAGGCCGACCTGGACGACCCGACCTTCGGGTTGGAGACGGTGCTCCCGCTCGACGTCGTGAAGCGTCTGTTCGGGGGCGGAATGTGAGACTCCACGGTCTCAACCGAGAGTCACTTCGACGTATCGCGAGATACGTGCAAGTGGAGACCGATGATCGAGCTATCTGGGACAACGATGATCCGGAGGGCGCGGAGTTCGAGCCCGTAGCTACGCTGGCAGACGAGTACGGAGGTCGTGCTCAGATCGCCATCGATGATCACTGTTACGTGGTGCTACTCAAGCAGCAGAATGGACGATACGATGAGACTCCTTGGATCTTCAACGAGGCGTGGGAAGTCCTGCGGGACCTTCCTCCGGTGAAAGAGGGATGAGACTTCGGGGACTCGACCGGAACGCGATCATCCGGGTCGGAATGCGTAGTGGCATGACTGTCCAGGGCGCGCTTGACAGCCTTCGGCGTGTCGCTCAGCAGATCACCGACGAGATGGAACAGCACTTCTACGACCGGACCAACAAGCACATCGAGCGCGTGCAGAAGTACTGCAAGAAGATCGAGGATGCCTGGGACGGTTTCGACGGCCTGATCGAGCGCGGTGAAGAACACGACCAGATCAAGTTCGAAGAGCCCGAGCTGGAGCCGTACATCTGGCTGACCTGGCGCTACAAGTGCGAGGATGAGGGCATCGAGTGCGAGCTGCCCGGGGGGATGGAGGACGCGATCAACGTCGCCACGCAGCACCACATCCTGAACAGCAAGCATCACCCTGAGTATCATCAGATGGAGACGCTCGATGTGGTCGACGAGGACGACCGGGATGCAGCTCCCGACGAGGTCATCGACGGTACCGGGATGGGCGACCTCGACATCGCGGAGATGGTGGCCGACTGGTGCGCGATGTCCGAGGAGCTAGACGGCGATCCGAAGAAATGGGCCGACGACAACATCGATGTCCGCTGGCACTTCGCCGACGAGCAGGTCGATCTCATCTACGACCTCATCGATTCGGTCTGGGAGGACTGATGCGGCTCCACGGACTGAACACGGAAGCCCTTCGTCGCATCGGTGACGAGGTGCCCGAGATCGAAGAGGATGAACCTGAGCGGGCCATCGAGCGGGAGAAAAGACGCTTCGAAGAGGAGAACGCGTTCTCTCAGTGGATGCTTCTTCTTCGGCTGCTTCCTTTCGTAACGGGTCGGAACGCCCAGCAGGGCGACGCCCTCGCCTTCGAGCACGGGGGTGATGCCCTCGGCGACCAGTGGGACGCCTGGATCGTCGCCAAGGACGCAAAGACCGGCGAAGGGCTCGGCTACGTGGACTACACTCTCTGGCGCGGCGAGACGCATCTCAAGATGATCGAGGTCAAGCCCGAGGCGCAGGGAAAGGGAGTAGGCCGCGCGTTGATCCAGGAGCTGATGCGCGAGAACGAGATTCCCTATGAGGACATCCAGTGGGGGATGACCACGGAGAGCGGCACCGGCTTGAAGGAAAAGCTCGACTCTGAACTTTCTGCTTGATCTCTTTGAGGGCTTCTTCTATATTTGAGACTTCGCCGCGTAGCGGCGCGAAGAAGCGTGCGATGAAGAAGAACCAGACAGCACGACCAGCCCGGAAGCCTACACCACCCCGCGAGGGGCTGTAGACTATCCGGGTGTAGTGCAATCTGGTAGCACGCTAGATTCGGGATCTAGAGGTTGGAGGTTCAAATCCTCTCGCCCGGACCGAGGAGAGACCGATGAAACGTCGAAAGCGAATCGGAAAGATGATCGCCCCCACCGCCAAGGCTCCCCGCCTCTGGTGTCTCTCCTCGTTTATCCAGCATCAATCACTGCTTTATCTAAGCTAATCGTTTCCAGTTCGGAAGCGTAGCCTCAACGGTAAGGCCCCGGCTTGGAAGGCCGAGAGCACGGTTTCCCGTGGTCCTGGTTCGAGTCCAGGCGCTTCCGCTCGAACGGTAAAGAAGTGTTAAGTGATGGAAAGATTTACCAATCGGAGGGCTGCCAGAACGGTATTGGAGCGGTCTCGAAAATCGCGGTCGTCGGCGTTGTCCCGGCGTGGGGGTTCGAATCCCTCGCCCTCCTCCGGGGTCGTAGCTCAACGTGTAGAGCATCGGGCTTTGGACCCGAGTACGGCGGTTCGACTCCGCCCGGCCCTGCTTGTCCCGGTAGCTGAGCAGGTTCAAGCGGGGGACTGCAAATCCTCAGACGCCGGTTCGATTCCGGCTCGGGACTCAGTATTGAAGAAAGTTTTAATTAGGATCCGAACTATTAAAGAAAATGGAGGAAAATTTTAATGTGGAGGACTGGCAGAATGGTATCGCAGCGCCCTGCTAAGGCGTCGTCCGGTTCATCCCGGTGCAGGTTCGAGCCCTGCGTCCTCCGCTGTGGCCGTAGCTCAACTGGTAGAGCGCCGGGATGTGGCCCCGGTCGTTGCGAGTTCAAGTCTCGTCGGTCACCACGGGAGAGTAGTGCGAGCGGTCCAGCACGGAGGTTTCCAAGTCCTCAAACCCAGGTTCGAATCCTGGCTCTCCTGCCGAGCGTCCGTGGCTCAACGGCAGAGGCACCGGCTTTAAACACCGGGGGTTCCAGGTTCGAATCCTGGCGGACGCATCGAGCGACCGTAGGCCAACTGGCAGAGTCGCCTGTTTCAAAAGCAGGATGTTCCGGGTTCGACTCCCGGCGGTCGCACTTGGTTGATCAGATTCGTTCGAAAGTGAGCGACAACGGAGGTTGCTGACAGCAGGTGAAACACAACGCGCGTGTAGGCCAACTGGCAGAGTCGCCGGACTGAGGGTCCGGATGTTGGGGTTCGAATCCCTCCACGCGCAACGGACAGGTAGCTCAACTGGTAGAGCACCGGATTGAAGTTCCGGGTGTAGGCGGTTCGACTCCGTCCCTGTCCACCAGATGCTAATTAGACGCTAATTAGCATCTAGATAGCGCACGGGTAGCCCAACTGGTAGAGGCGCTGGGTTCAGGCCCCAGGGCAACGCTTAAGAGACAGTGTGGGTTCGAATCCCACCCCGTGCAACGGGAGGTGCTCTAAGGCAGGCTGGGCCTGCGGTGGGCTGTAAACCCGCTCCTCCACGAGGCAAGTGGTTCGATTCCACCATCTCCCAATCCTGTATATTATCCCCAGACAGATCGACAGCAAGATAGTCAGCCAGAAGGCCGCAGAAAGGAGAAAGGTCATGATCATCAAGATCGACGCCAGCTCGAAGTACAGATGTTGGGGAGGTCCACGAGAGACGCCCTGGTTCTATTGCGAAGGTGACAGCATCAAGATTTGGGCGTACCTCAGTTCGGAGGACTTGGAGCGGATGACCGAGGACGGTATTCTTCCTGTTCCACCCGAAGATGGGGTTTGGTTGATGCCTTCGGAATGTCGTCGTGGAGGTGAACTCATCTCCGGCCCGAGCAGCTGGAGCGGTGCGACAGTAGTCGAAGTCCGCAAGGGGAATCAGGAAACACACATCGTGTTCGACGGAGAAGCCTACATCTTGAACGATGCCGGCAAGACCATCGACCACATCGAGAGTGTGAGCCAGCGGATGAAAGTGAAGCAGCCGGAGTAGGCAGAAGCTGTCGATCTGTCTGCTTGACAGGGGAAACTTTCCTCTATATAGTCAGAGCGCAAGAGATGTTCTATGTGATACAAGAGAACGTGTTCCGCGAGGAAGGGTATGATGCTCTGACGCGGACGTTGGAGCGTCTTCAGCTCGACTGGGAAGTCGTCAAAGTTCTGCCGTTCGTCGAGAACTTCGAAGTTCAGACCAAGCGGCGGGATGTCTTCGTGTTCGGCTCGCTCAAGATGGTCCGGTTGGCCAAGAAGTTCGACTGGGTGCCGGGCGTTCTGGTGAACGCGAATCATCACTTCTTCGTGTATCGCAACCATTACCGGGAGCATCTTCTCAACTGGGACTCGGAGCTTCGGAAGTTCCGGGACGACTGGAAGTGGGAGAAGCAGGCCTATTTCATCCGCCCGTGCGCTGATACCAAGGATTTCAACGGCCAGGTGTTCGACGAGGACGGCTGGCGCGAGTTCCAGCAGCGGAAGCTCACGGACGGCCACACTTCGTCGCTGAGCAGTCTGACGCCCATCCAGGTCGCCTCGGTGAAGAAGATCCAAAAGGAGTATCGCTTCTGGGTGGTGGGCGGTGAGATCGTCACGGGGAGTCTCTACAAGCTCGGGACACAGGTCGTGCAAAGCGGAGCTATCGATCCCGCAGCCCGAGAGTTCTGCGAGAAGATGGTCAAGGTCTTCCAGCTCGCCGACGCCTTCGTGATGGACGTCTGCATGGTCGACGACGAATGGAAGATCGTCGAGTGCGGCTGCGTCAATTGCGCCGGCTTCTACAAGGCCAACATGGGACGGCTCATCATGGCCCTCGAAGACCATTTCAACCGCTACTACGAGGCTTGGAAGGTCATTGAAGAGGCGAAGCGCAAGGCGCTCGGTTTGGAAGGAGGGGGCCATCGTGGACGACGATAAGCTCGAAAAACTGAAGATTCCCAAGGAGTTCATGGATATGTCCTCGGACATCCGGCAGTCGGTTGAGCGAGCCCTTCGAGCCGAGAAGGATCCTCTGTTCGGCAGCGACTTCGAGCGGGTGAAGCTCTACTTGACAATCGACGGTCTGGCCAAGCGTAATGCAGATTTACAATATCAGCTGAAATTGATGACTACGAACAGGGCGACGGCACTCAATCTCGTCGAGGAAGGCCGTGAGCGGCTCCGTAAGCTCCCCGAGCTGGAAGAGGCCCTCCGGGTCGAGAAGGAGGCTCATCGGCGAACACAGCGCCGCCTGGAGGCTCGTGAGCGCGAATTGGAGCGGATCCGGACGACGTTGTACAAGGATCGAGTCGATGAATTTGCAAAAATTACAGCTGGAGAAGAAAAATGAGCTGTAAGGACGATTGTCCGAAGTCCAGGGAGCTGTACCGGCGCAGGATAGCCGGAGCGACCGAGCACCCTCCTCACGACGAGTCGTCAAAGCAGGAACGCTCTTCGGCCATGTCGCAGGTCTTCCAGCAGCTGTACGGTCCTGCTCCTTTACAGGTGGAACCTCCCTGGACGAGAGAGCAAGTCGAGGGGATTCTGGAGAAGTCCCGGAGAGCCGATCAGGGAGCGACCGTCTTCATCGAGCAGCGCATCCAGCAGATCATCACCGACGAGAACATCGAGACCGGCATCGCTTACTTCATTACCGGCCTTCGGATCTACGAGCCTGACGAGGAGAAGCCTCGCTACGTTATCGCCGAAGTAGTTGGCGGAGGTTGGCTGGGATTCTTGGATGTAGCCAAGCTCATCAACGGAAGGCCTGCGGAATGAAGATCAAGATCGCCTACTCGCCCGTCTGGTGCGGGCTCATCGGGCTCGCGTTCGCCATTATCATGGGGCTTGTGCTGCAATCCGACCGAGAGTTCTGGTGGTGGTTCTGCCAGGGCGCGCTCACGCTGATTTGCGTCGTGATCGCGCTCATCCACGGTCACTTCGTCTGGAGGCGCAAGGAGAAGCAGAAGCAGATGGCCCGCTGGCTAGGAGTGCCGGTGGAGCGCACGGTGATGCTCGGCAAGAATGCCATCGGCTACGTGCCGGCAGATGAAGGGGGCGATCCCAATGAGGATGGCTGAACTAACAGCTGATCTGAAGCGAATCTTACACGAGTTGGAGTTGGCACAGCTCACCAGCGCGTTGATGGCCGGAGTTCGCCTTGTTCACGAGAGCGATGAGGAAACGCTTCGACGCGTCATCGAAGAGTACAAGTACTACAAGTATTCGAAGCTCCGTGCCGATCAGCGAGAGCTGGTCAAGGAGGCGCAGAGGAGGGCACCGTCGAGTACGTCCGCATCGAAGAGGTGCGGCGTGAGTTCAAGGAGCAGGATCCCTACTTGGACGATCCTCATCCAGATGAAGACTGAGTACCAGAAGCTGCACGACGCGTACTTGATCAACCAGTTCCTCGAAGTTCTCACCGAGGACGAAGAGGACGAGCTGCTCGGCCAACTGGACCATCTCTGGTGGGGAATGACCGACGAAGAACACGAGGAGATCGAAGCCGACAGCTGGAAGTGGAACCGGGTGCTCGTCGGCGCATGGGCTCACATCGAGCCCGCAGGAGTTGAAGATGAATGAGATCATGTGCGTAGCATCGGGAATCGCACTCGGAGCGGTCGGCATGTGGTTGATCCAGGTACTGCGCGGCCATGTCTTCACGGCCAAGGAGTATTTGGAGGGAGTCGAGCGGGCGGTGGCTGCCGGAATGCACATCGAGCGACAGTACGGAGAGGAGACGAGCCATGAAGAAGGTTGAACCTACCCTTGGAACTCGTCCGAAAAACCTACTCTACAGCGCATCGTGGACGCTCATCGTGGACGTTCTCGCTGGCTACGGCGTCAAGCTGCTGGAGCGCAAGGAGATCGCCGACCGCATCGTGGGCGCGCTCAGCGAATGCGAGCCCGCTTTCCTGCGCCCCGATACCGAAAACCTCGACTGGCGAAAGGTGGCCGTCAAGATGGCCGAGGAGATTCGCAGCTTTCGAGAAGACTATTGCAATCCCGTCACCAACCGGCTCGACATCATCGAAGAGTTCAAGCAAAAGGTGCGCGAGTCGAGCAAAGTCAAGAAAAACAAAGTTTTTTCTTCTTCTTATTCAGCTGAGAAAGACGCCTTCGGCAAGCGCTGGGTGATGATCGAGTGGGACAGCTGTCCATACTGCGGGGGCGACCCAGAGATCCTCACCGATAGCCCGAGCGACGAGGAGTTCTACGAAGGTGACGAAGTTCGGTGCTCGGAGTGCAAGATGCCTGGCGGCGTCTCCCTCGAAGGCGACGATATCGCCTGGATCAACTGGCACGACGATCCCGACTGCGACTGCGAATGGTGCAAAGCGCATCCGGAAGAGGATTGATGAGCGCGAGGGGACACAGACGGCGCAAGGACCGTCCCCGCAGCCGACCGAAAGGTGGCCCGAAACGCCTGGTGGTTGATCGTATCCAACGTGGTAAAAGCGTCTTCTTCATCCTGGAATGCGGTCATGAGAAGGTTTGTCATCCTGCCGAGGCCGAAAAGGACCTCGCGGAGATAAAGCATAAGCAGTGTCGGCAGTGCGCCAAGAAGGAGAACCATGATGCCCAAGTTCGAGATTAGCGTCCCGATAACTGTCGAGGTCTGGAGGGTAGTGGAGGCCGAAGACGAGGACGAGGCTCGCGACAAGGCGGAAGCATGGGACCACGGTGCGATGGAGACGGTGACCGGCGGTCGCCAGCCCAAGGATCCGGAGATGCGCATCGCCGTAACCGGAGAACCTGACTACGACCGGACGACCGTGGTGCAGGTTCCGGAATGAACTCTGAACCAATCCTCGAAGCCGACTTCCTCAAGGAGATGATCGGAGCCCACCTGTACCAAGCCGTGCCGGCAGGAGCTTTGGAGAGTCTCGGCTGGGACCTGTTGCGCGAAGTCGAAAGGTTCATGCTTTGGGAAGAACGCGACGAAGCGGAGAGCTGGTGCGTCACCCATCTCCGGGGATTCCAGCGGCTGGCCTGGAGGTGGATCTGGTCGTGGGAGGAGCCGACCGTCAACGAGATGCTCGAAGAAGAGATGTTCCGGTTGGCAGGAATGATCGAAGGTCAGATTTTTCGGATACGCGAGATCGACGGAGAGCTGGAACGGTTCAAGGAGACGATATGAAAAAAGAAATCTTCAGTGATGCTGATGATTATTGCATCGCCTGCATCAAATACATCGAGGACGTAGCCGGCGAAGAGATCGAGCCGGTGATGGTCATCTACGGAGGAGAAGAGCAGGAGAGCTGAGATGTCGAACGATCAATTGATTCCGGATCTCTGGCCTGACACGCCCGGGAGCGACGCGATCCTGGTGAACCCGGCGGATCTCGGGAAGGTATACGGTCCCGACTGGGGCGCGCTGGTATTGCCCTGGGAGGAGACGCCGGTCGGAGAGGCCTGGTTCGCCACGGTCGATCTCGGGCTGGAGGACTACGAATGTCCCGTCTGGGTCGACGAGGAGGATCCGAGCCTGCTTCACTTCAAGCTGGCGGTCTCGGTGATCCGAGTGAAAACGAGGGCGACCATCTCCGACAGGGGTGCGCTCGTGATCACCTTCGAGATGGAGAAACATGACTGAGCTGACCAAGCAGGAAGCCATCGACCGCGTCATGGAAATCCACGGCCAGTTCGGGGCCACGCTGGCGATGCTGGAAGACACCTTAGTCGACTTTCGACAGGGTTTCGAACCCTCGGACGAACAGCGGTCCAAGATCACGGAGATGGTCGAAGGTTTCCGGGAGGCCCTCACCTTCTGGAGAGAAGCGCTCGCCGGGAACTCCAACGGCAACCCGGACGGCAATCAAAACCTCGTGCCTCATTACCTGGCGCTCGCGGACGAGCTGCTGGGACGGCTGAACGGCTTGCAGTAGGAGGAAAGGATGTCCGAACCCGAGAAAGACCGCCCCAAGAAGCTCTATCTCATCGACGAGAGTACCGGCTCTCCTCAGTTCAGCGTGCTGGAGTACGTGGAGATCTGCGACAGCTACATCTCCCAGCACAAGCAGGTCTTCACGGTCCACAAGAGCGAGAAGACCGGGCTGACGCTCTATCTCCAGGGCGAAGAGCAGTCGGCGTCCCCGTTCGACCTGTGCGCGATGATGATCGGTGCCGGCAGGTTCAGGACCGAGAAGCAGGGCGGCATCACGGGCGTCCTGAAGTACCAGCAGCCCGATCTGTACCGGGAGGAGCGAGCCGCCGTCGAGGCCTACCTGGAGCGGATGCGGGCCTACGGGAAGAAGGTGGACGCCGCCATCGACAAGCTGGAGAAGGAACTGGAGAAATCGAAGGAGAACGGTTGAAATGGAGACGATGCGATGTTCATTCATATCGTCGCGACCAAGCTGTAGGAGGGGTCATGGGCAAGCCGAGACCGACGTTCCCCGAATGCTGCGCCACCTGCGAGCACCGGGCGGTCGACACGAGGATGGGCATCATCGGCGACAAGGAGATCTTCGAGGAGGAGGTATACTGCTTCTACGATCTCGATACTTCCAAGAAGTTCGAAGATCTCAAGAAGATGAAGTTCCCGAATCCCATTGATGAAGTTCTCCACGTCTGCGACCGGTACGAGCCCTCCTGGGGCGTCCAGCAGCTGCACCGCCGCCTCTGCGGGCTGCCGGAGCTGCCGGTGGAGTTCTACCCTTATCGTCTCGCGCGCCGTCAGCAGGGCAGCCAGGAGCGTCTCAAGCAGGAGTATGCGGTTCTTTCGAAAAACCAACTTCTGAAGCCCGAGCGTCAGCTGGAGATCTGGAACGAAGGACTCGACGAACATTGGGAAGATGAAGAGGACGAGTGATTGGTAGGCGAGCACGACGAAGATACAGACCTGGCTGATCTTCGAGCCCAGCTCGCGGCCCGGAGCTGGAGCAAACCCAAGTTCAAGGATCCCGTGGACGAAGCGGTCGAAGGAATGTGGGAAGTCACGACTTCGTCTCTCAGATCCTCGTGACCGGTACCCTGGAGCAACCGTCTGTATGACGGCCCGAACTTGCTGAACCTCGAAGTCCCGAACTTCTGAACTTCAACTTCGAAGTTCTAACGACTTCGTCGGTCCAAGCTAAGATTGCACCCGATACATCAGGTGGTTGAAAAGGAGGATGGCGCGGCAGATTCTCTCCATGGTAAGTACATCCCCTCTCCTCATAGCTCATCAGCCAAACTCGCCTGGGTATATCCGAGGAGTTGGTGACTTCAGTTCGAGTTGGCCAGATAGATGAAGTTAGCTCGAAGGGATGAAGTTGACCAAGTTGCTTCACTCGAACGAAGTGGACAAGGATTGGCCGGCTGGAGTAAGTCGGCAAGCTTGATGAAGTCGGTAGATACTTCCCCCACCAGAAACTCGCCTGGGTACATCCAAGGAGTTGGACAGATAGATGAGGTTGGTTCGAAGTTGCCAAGTTCGGAACGGAGTGGCCAAGGATTGGATAGAGGGAGCAAGTTGCCGAGATTGGAACGAAGTGGACGGAGATTGGTGAGGTTGGGTCGGGATTGGCAAGCAAGCGGCCATCAAGTACCCGTCAAGTAGGCTCTCAGTATATAGGTGAGAATCGACCAGACCAGCGGATCGCGCGGATCGCGATCCGTCCCAATCCGATCCAAAATCCGCGATCCTTGAACAATCTTCGGCAACTTCCCCAGCCGAACTTCATCAACCTCTCGCAAACATTGAACTAATCCGAAAATCCATCCTCGAACCGCATTGATATTCGAAATAGAGTTGACGATTCGTCAACACCCAACTTGCCCGACCGTTAACGATTGCGCAATTCCATCAAGAATCGATACACTCTCGTCAGACGGATCGTGATCCATCTTCACCAACCTTTCCCGAACTTGGTCGAAGTTCGGAAGATGTGGTCTCCGACCAACGGAGAGCCGAAAAGTTGACCCGCCTTGGGAAGGATTGATAGGCTCGACGAGGAGGTTCGATATGGTGTACATCTGGAAGGCCGGCAGGCGCTGGCGATGGCTGGTAGCGGGGCGCAGAGCTGGTCTGGGCGGCTCCTCGAAGCAGCTCCGTGAAGTCCTGTCCGTGCTTAAGGAGCTTGGGCTCCAGGGATAGGTTGTAGAGGTTCCCGAGTTCGGGCCAATCCTGGCCAAGATGGGCGCATTCATCTCGCCAACCTGGGCTGAAGTTGGCCAGGTGTTGGGCAAGTCAATCCGATAATCCATCGTGTTGCCTATTGATAATCTGACAAGGGTGAATCTTCCTGAGTGTTGACAATCCGACAAGGCGGCTGGTCCTGAAGTTGGGCTGAAGTTTGCTGGAAGTTGGATAATCTTCCTAAGTTTGCCGAAGATTATGCTGATTTCGGCGGATCTTGGGGATTATTGGACCCCGGGGGTCGATCTAGCTGATTATCGGATCGCGATCCCGGGCTTTGGATCACATAGATTTGGGTCCCATCCCCAGATAATATATCGGATTCCAATCCTACCAATACCGTCCAACTCCACATAATCATTGGACAATCCTGGCAACCCCTATCATCTCAAAAACTTCGAACGATCCTTTTCGACTTCCCCAACCCCCGAAGAAGGCTTCTTCTATGCTTTCTTGGGTCCCATATCGACCAAGTTCCCGAACTTCGATTGGGTCCCATCTTCCGAACTTGTACGGGTCCCATCTTGGCTCTGGGAGACGAAGTTGGCCGACTTCTCCAGCTGGAGAATTGGGTCCCATCCTGGCCAATCATTGCCGACGTTCATCCGATGTGACGAAGTCAACTTCATCAACTTGAGAACTTCGGCAACCTCGGCCAAGGTTGGACAAGGTTCTCATGTTGAACGATGTTGCCGATCCGAACCGAGTCTGGCCAACTCGAACTGAAGTCACCAACTCCTCGGATGTACCCACCAGCATTCTGGCAAGTGGAAACTGGTTGGAGAGGGTTCGACAAAAAGCATCGGGTCCCATCTTGGCCCTGAGAGACGAAGTCGTTTGAGAGACGAAGTCGTTGAAAGACGAAGTCGTTTGAGAGACGAAGTTGCCGGGAAGATGAAGTTGAGGTCGGCCCTGAACTTCGAACTTGACACCCGTGGGCTTTTAGTATATTGAGAGAGGGTCTATGTGTGAATATGGGAGGTAGCAGATGTCGGAGAACTTGCACTCAAGTATCGAGGCGGACCTGAAGAACGCGCTCCAGCGGGCATTCAAGTGCTTCGGCACCAGCCGGCACTGGGTGACGGCCTACGTGGAGCCCGAGCTTCGGAAGATGGGGCTGACGGTGGTGCCGATAGATGAAGTCGAGGCATCTTCGGTGGAGCACCATGCGCCCGACCCGTTGAAGTTCGTGCTGCGGCGCGTCAAGAACCAGATCGACCACCTGTTCCGGAAGTACGAGCCGCGCACCGAGAGGCTCGACGGGCGGCTGCTGATGGTGGGGGTGGCCGAGGTCATCGAGGACCTCGATACGCTCCGTATCTTGGCAGCTCGGGAGGACTGAGATGGAACCGATCTCTCCATATGCCGAAACGAAGTTGGCGCTGGGCCAACTCTGCAACGAGCTGAACTACTTCTCCGATAAGTACGAAAACATGCTTTTGGAACGATCCAGAGGCATCGTGCCACGGTTGTTCCAGAACTCAAGACGGCTAGAGAACTTCCCGATGAACTGGTTCCGGCGCGCCGCTCGGGCCAAGGGTCGCACTCTCGACGTCGGTATCTATCTCTGGAACATGGCAGCCGAGATCAACTCGGCATCGATGCAGGTACCGATTAACGACATCGCCGAGTGGATCGGTTGTGACCGCAGCACTGTCTCCCGAGCACTCAAGGCACTCAGAAAGAAGAAGCTCATCAGGCTGACGACGCCACCCGGCAGCAAGACGAAGGTCACGATTCTCGCAGTTAAAGAGGAGATCGATCTTCTGAAGATGACGGAGGACATCAGGACGCTCTGAGGTCCTGGCAGCTCGGGAGGACTGAAATGAAGGTGGAGATCAAGCTGAGGCTCAGCTGCGAGAAGTTCGGCTATTGCAGCACGGACGCGAGGATGGTGCTGAAGGTCGACATGCCGCTGTCGCCGTTCGTGGGTTTAACGATTGTGGACGGTGACGGCGAGTATCAGATCGAGGAAGTCGTCTACGATGTGCCGGGCAACGCGATACTCACCTACGTCGGAATCGAACGTTACGACAGCAAGGAGGAGGTGGCGGCGGAAGTCGAAAGACTGGAGAGGCTCGGCTGGAAGCGGGAGGATTGAGATGCGTGAAGACGAACTGAGGAAGCGAGCGATCTGCGCGAGCTGCGGGAAACCCATCGGGCACGCCGGGCTGCCCATCTTCTGGACCTTGAAGATCGAGCGGCACGGGGTGAAACGGGACGCGGTGGTGCGGCAGGACCACCTGACCGGGATGCTCGGTGGGAACGCCCTGCTGGCCAACATCATGGGACCGAACGAAGAGATGACCGAGCCGCTGATGGAGCCGGTGGAGATTACGTTGTGTGAGCCATGCAGCCTGGAGCCTGTAGTCGTGGCCCAGCTGGTCGAGGAGCGCTGAGTGCCCGAGGTTCAGCCGAAGCTGGTGGACGGGGTGGCGCGGTGCACGTCGCGGAACTGCCCGTCGTGGGTGCCGCGCTACTGCAAGACGGTTGGCGAGTTCGAGAACGGCAAGTGCTCTCAGGATCCCAACGGGAACGTCGTGGTTGACGGCGAGACGATCTGCGTGCCGGCACGCATCGCCGAGCTGGAAAAGGAGAACACGCAGCTCCGCGCCCAGGTGGCGGAGCTGAAGGAGTACCGGGATCGGGTGCGAGCCAAGGGGTTGGCGCGGGTGAAGCGCTACCGGTCTCGGAAGAGAGGAAGTTGAACAGGAGATTCAAGATGAGTGGACCTTACTGGAATCCGGACACCGGGCGCTACGAGACCAAGGAAGAACGCGACGCCCGGCTCGCGACGCTCGATGCGAAGGACAAGCGCATCGCCGAGCTGGAGAAGGAGAACACCAACCTCCATCATCAGATCAATGACTTCATCGGCTCGCTCGCTGAGAAGGATGCGCTACAGGAGGAGAATGAGCGACTGCGAGGCGAGGAGAAGTATCACGAACACACCGTCAACCGAAGACTCAACCTGCTGTGGACGATAGGGGAGGCGGCGGGATTCCCTCACGCCCAGTACGGCAGTGTTCTGAATGAGTCGGAACTCGTATTGGAAGTTCAGAAGGTCCTGGAGCAACGCACGCTCACGTTGTCGAACGGGACGGTGGTGAAGCGCGGGGACGTGCTGGTGAGATATTTGAGGGCCTATAAAACACATGTAGTCGCACTTGTGACCGGGGTCGGCAAGAAGACATTTCTCTGGCGGGAGTTGGGATCTATCTATATGGACGAAGAGCTTACAAAAGCTTCTCAAGATGTGGAATCCAGAAATAACCATCGAAACTGGAAACCCTGGTCGGAGGTGTACCCCGACCGGCCCGTGCCGGGAGAGGAACAATGAGTTTTTTCGAATCGGTAGAAGGCACAATCCTGCTCATCTCGTTCTATGCCTTCCCCGCAGCCGCGTTTCTGATCTGGGTCAGCAAGGTGCTGAACCGGAAGATCAAGAACCACCACCTGTACCAGACGGCGATGTGGGCGATCATCGGCGGCGTCATGATAACCGGGGTAGTTGTTTGCTCACTGTTGATGCCGACGCACGCCCTGGACTCAGTTACGTGCAAGGGTGGCTGGTGTAACGACCGGCCCGTGCCGGGACAGGAGGAATGAGATGAAGATCATCGCGATACTGATTGGGCTCGTCACGATCATGGGGCTGCTGGTCATCTGGCTGAGCGCGGGCGGCTCGCCGAGCGAGGTGGTGGCCCAGCTCGACGCGCCCAGCTCCGAAGAGGTCGCCAGCTGCCAGGAGCTGATCGACGGCTTCAAGGAGACGGTCGAGGAGGCTCGTCGTGAGAGCAAGGAGAAGGCGGTCGAGGCCGCTGTGACGGCGAGTGGGATGTACATGCTGACCGATTGCGCGGACGTGATGCAGCGCGCCCGTGAGGCCGGTCTGCTGCCGGAGGATTGAGATGTCAACCCAAGAGGAACTCCTGGACCGTGGTCTGCCGAAGTGGCCGGCGCTGTCGGTGCGCGGCAAGAAGGTGACCGACGAGCAGGCTCGGGAGATCATCATGAAGACCGATTCGGTCTTCGACTACATCTCCACCAACGACGAGGACTGGGAGCGCCAGCTGGTCCGCGCGATGGGACTGGAGTGGAAGCACGAAGGCTACCCCCACTACGACTGGGACGAGCTGGAGAAGGTCGGGAAGGGCTTCGGGCACCTCTCGCTGGAGTTCCTGGCCAACCATCGAGTTGCATCGGCTTACGTCGGAGGTCCCCACGGCTGGTGCGACTGGAGCGGCAACATCTTCTGCAACGACTACAACATCGGGAAGTGGCCCAGCGTGAAGTACGTCCTGGAGGAGTGGAAGAAGATCGCCGAGATGTTCCCGTACCTCGATCTCCGCTGCCAGCTCTTCGACGGCGAGCAGTGCGAGGAGGACACACATCCCGTCGTCGAGTACATCGTCAAGAAGGGCGAAGTCCAGCTGGTCGAGCCGAATGGCATCCTCGAAGTTCACGACACGGACACGATGGGCCAGATGATGAACTTGCTCACGAACCCCGTCCGCGAGCGGGGCTGCACCATCGAGATGTTCAAGTTGGCGCTGGAGCAAGTTGGCGGAATGGAACTTGGCGGAACGAAGTGATCCCTGCAACTTAGAGAGGTGATCAGTACTTGAGTGGTTCTTGTATATTAACTGAGGATGCGAGCTATGGGAGATTGAGATGACGCGCAAGACATCGAAGACGAAACGGAAGAAGAAGCCGGGCAAGCCGAGGGTCCGAGGTCCCCAGCTCGCCTATGTGTATGGGCTGCCGTTCGGTCCGACGAAGAACGCCGAACTGGTGGAGAAGCAGATCGTCCTGTCGCAGCGGTACAACAACCAGTGTGTGGAGGCGGAGCGTCGTCTGCGGGCGACTCTTCGGGAAATCTACCAGCAGCACACTCTGGACCTGATGGGGGCGAGCGACGAGATGCGGGAAGCCTTCACCGAGGTCAAGCGTCTCGAAAAGCTCCTCCGGGAGATGCAGGAGGATCTCAGGACGAAGCGCAAGAGGTCTCGATCCCGGTCCGACACCCCGCAGGAGCGGATGCGTCTCCGGGAGGTGCGCGATCTCAAGAACGAGGCGTGGGCAAAGCTGCGGGAGTTGAAGAACGGTTCCGAGTCGGACGACGAGCCGGGGAAGGAGGAGCCGAGGAAGAAGGTGGAGTTAAGCGACGAGTTGAAGGCTCGGCGCGCGGAAGCCCAGCAGCGGGAGAAGCAGGAGTTGCACGAAGCCTACGTGCAATTCAAGGATGGAACCTACGAGAAGGTGACCGAGACGGACGAGGAGCTGGGGAAGCTCTACTGGGGGACCTATCTCCTGGTGAACAGGGCGCGGGAGGCTTCTCGGATGTCGCTGAGGGACAGCCTCTGGAAGTGGAACGAGGAGAAGGGCATCTGGGTCGAGCGAGACCCCAAGTTCAAGAGTCTCGATGATGAGGTGATCTTCGGCGTCGAACTCCAGAAGGGGGATTCCGTCGAGCGCGTCCTGAACTGCCAGAACACCATGTTCCAGCTGGACATGGAGCCCGAGATGGGGGAGGAGGTGCTCCGGCATCGGAGGATACGTCGACGCGGCATCGCTCGAATCCGGGTCGGCAGCGGCGGAAAGAGCGGTCGTGATCCCATCTGGGCGGAGTTCCCAGTGATCATGCATCGTCCGCTGCCTCCGAAGGCGCGCATCAAGTGGGCGGTCGTGAAGCGGGAGAAGATCACCACCCGGCTCCGGTGGACGTTGCACCTCCATCTGGAGGTGGATTCGGGGGATTGTCACAAGGACTACGGGACGGGGCGCGGGGTCGTGGCCGTCGATATCGGTTGGCGCAAGCGAGGGACCGAGACGGTGGAGATGGGTAGGAAGCGGAAGAAGCGGGGGCTGCGGAAGCAGGAGGTGGAGGTGCCCCGAATCCGGATCGCGTACCTGATCGATGATCGAGAGTACGCCGCCTATCTTAAGAACCCGGACGAGGGTGAGGTGGGCCACGAGCAGTGCATGTCGTCGAAGGTGGTCGCCGGGTTCCAGCGCGTCGAAACGCTCCAGCAGACCCGGCAGCTGAAGCAGAACGAAATGCTGGCCGAGCTTCGGGCGTGGATCAAGGCGCGGCGCAGCGCGCTGCCGAAGTGGTTCAGGGAGTCGACCCGGGGCATCGCCAAGTGGGAGGCCCCCAAGCGGTTCGCGTGGCTGCTGCGGCTCTGGAGGGAGTCGCGGTGGAAGGGGGACGAACGGGGCTTCGAGATCCTGGACCGCTGGCAGCGAGGCGTCTACGACGAGGAGGCGCGGCGTCTCGAAGGCGGCGACCGGCACCTCTGGCAGTGGCAGGAGAGCCAGCGGCGCAAGTCGCTGTTGCAGCGCGAGGATCACTACCGGTGCGTGGACTCTGCGCTGGCGCGGGAGTTCAAGGTCCTCGTGCTCGAAAATATCGATCTGAGCAAGATGCAGAAGCATGAGCTTCCGGGAAGCGACAAGGTCGAGATCCGGCGGGCGCGGCGGCAGCAGAAAGAAGCGGCGCTCTCCGAGTTCCGCGAGACGCTCATCCAGGCGTTCCTCTCGCGTGGCGGCACGGTCGTCTGGGTGAACCCGGCCATGACCACCCAGCGCTGCTTCGACTGCGGGCACGATGCGCCCTGGGACCCGATTCCGAAGGTGGAGCACACCTGCGAGAAGTGCGGTCGCACCTGGGACCAGGACGCGAACGCGGCCCGGAACATGATGCGGCTGTACCGAGAGAACAAGATCGTCAAGATAGCCGATGGCAGCGTGCTCGTGCGGGAGATGTCGGACGCTCAGAAGAACCGGAACAAGGGGAAGAAAGTCGTTCGGAAGCGGAAAAAGGAAGAAGAGGAGCGGAACGGCGAAGGCCCGGCTCCTCTAGAGTCTTAGAAGTTCGAAAGCTCTTTGACAACATGCAGTGAACAGATCTCTCGATTTTCGAGCGGTGGATCGGTGGAGGAGTTCATCGTTCGAAATGATTGAAAAAATCGGGAGCGCGTTCGAGCGAAAAACGGACCGCTCGAAATCGGGTGGTTATCTCGCCGCGATCATTGAAGTCGCGGAACGCGCCCCTTCAATCCCTGCGAGACGGGTTAGAAGTCTCGACGAAGCAGCATCACGAGAGGGCGTCGATCTTTTCACTCCCTTCAATCCCTGCGAGACGGGTTAGAAGTCTCGACATCTTGATCCGACCTCGGGTACCGAGGCGGAAAACCGCCTTCAATCCCTGCGAGACGGGTTAGAAGTCTCGACCCCCGGAGTTGTGGCTCGAACTGCCCGGCGAGATCGCTCCGCCTTCAATCCCTGCGAGACGGGTTAGAAGTCTCGACAGCGCAACGGAGGCGTGCGCCGCCCGGCTATCGATCCTTCAATCCCTGCGAGACGGGTTAGAAGTCTCGACAGATGGGCTCGCTGGTCGCGTAGGCGACGGTAGCTTCCCTTCAATCCCTGCGAGACGGGTTAGAAGTCTCGACATGTTGTCCGGCTCGTAGCACGTTTTCAACACGTTTCTTCAATCCCTGCGAGACGGGTTAGAAGTCTCGACGCATTTCACATAACCAAGCTATTCTCAGTCTAGTTACCTTCAATCCCTGCGAGACGGGTTAGAAGTCTCGACATTTCGACGATGTTGGGTTCGATGGACTCCATTTCCTTCAATCCCTGCGAGACGGGTTAGAAGTCTCGACACCGATGTCCCAAGTAGCGATGATAGGACCCGCACCGCCCTTCAATCCCTGCGAGACGGGTTAGAAGTCTCGACTTCGGCATCGCGGGCCTCCAGATCTTGGGAGTTCGATCCTTCAATCCCTGCGAGACGGGTTAGAAGTCTCGACAGCACGGTCCATGACATCGAGAGATCTGTTCACTGTATGTTGAGAAAGAGTTTGTGGAAAAGGAGAACTTCGCGGGAACTAGCTACTCCCCTTCCTCTGGTCAAGGAAGGTACGCGAGGTCGAGAACGGAGAACAACCGAGCCACGACATGGAGGAGTACGAGATGTCCGAAGATGAAAAGAATCGAGACCAGAACAACCCCGAGAGTGACAACACCCAGGATAACCCGGAGCAGAAAGCGGAACTCCCTCCTGTTCCTGCACAGGCTCCTCCTTCGTTGGGTATAGGGCAGCCGATCGGAGAAGCAGTCACGCCGCCTGTGCCTGATGCTGCGCCCCCCGGGACGGGAGACGGTTACCCCCCTGACACGCTTCCCGAAGTTCAGGAAATCTCGGCGCAAGATCTGAGCGCCGTTCTCCAGAAGTACGGGCTCGCGGATCTCAAAGATACGGCTTGGCTCCCTTTGAAGGAGCTGCTTCAAGAGACGAAGCTCACTCGGGACATGGTCTGCCATCTCGCGTTCTACTGCGGACTTCGGGAGCGGCACAGGCCTTTGGATCCTGACTTCGCCACCGCGTTCTTCAAGGTCGAAGATGTGAAGAAGGCGATCAGTAAGTGCAAGTTGCTGCCGGACAACACCCTTCCCGAAGCGAAGCCGTATCTTCTACAGGACGTCGCGGATGCGGTGAAGATTCTTTATCCCACCTTTCACGGGAAGTTCAAGAATACCAAGCACTACGCGGCGTCGTTGCACATTCCCGGACGCTCTTCTCGGAGATCGTCGACCGTGGCAATCGACTTCCAGGCGGCTCAGGATCTCATCCGCATGCAGGCGTTGGATCCTGATCAGGACCTCCAGATCGCTCCCTTCGAGGAACCGTCTGTACCTACGAAAAAGGCATCTTCGAAAAAGAAGACGCCCTCGAAAGAAGTTGATCTTCCTGAGCAGCAGGTGGAGGTGCCTCCGGTTTTGTCGGACGATCACTTCAAGTGGGCCGAGGACTTCCCTTGGGAGTGGTTCCAGCGTGTTCAGGAGCTTCGGGGTGACTCGGTGCTCAAGGTCGCGCTTTATCTCTGGAAGGAGGCAGCTAAGTCCCCCTCTCATGTCGTTGCAACCCGGGCTGCGGACTTCGGCACCGCGTTGAGTTTGCACCTGAGCACGGTCACCGGAGTGTTCCGAAAGCTGCGAGGCGCGAAGTTGATCGAAAACGGAAAGGGGAGGAATCGGAGAACCATCATCCGGATCCTCGATGTTCCGTCTGAACCTCCTTCGCAGCCGGAACAGGAGGAGGTGACGGAGAACGAACCTTCTTCAGCTCCGCCTTCGGTGTCTCCGGGAAAGTTTGTTGACATCGAAACGATCGCACAGCACTTCTCGACGACCGTGAAGAAGGTACAGAAGTGGGTGGACCAAGGAAGCATTCCGGTCCACTACCTGGGTCCTGACCGTCTCCAACGTTTCAGGCTCGACGAGGTCGAGGCCGCGCTCACGGAAGATTGAAGTTGAGGAGCTGAGATGGAAAGCAAGAAAGAGTACGCGGAGGCGATGGGATTCGAGCTGTCCGACGACGAGCCTTGGCCGCGCAGGTGCGACAACTGTCGGGCCTGGGGCATGGCCCCCAAGGACGAGCCGCGCAAGCTGGAGGGCACCGACGTTGTGATGCAGCCCTGTCGCCGAGCGCCGCCTCACGTCATCTGGAACTACGCGCACCTGATCGACACTACCGACGAGAACTTCGGCCTCTCCCAGTGGCCCTACACAGCGGCTCACTGGAACTGCGGCGGTTGGAAGCCGAACGTGCCCGTGGTCGAGGTGGAAGGCGCTCCCTACAAGCCCGACCGCATCCCTGCGCTCACCCTCGACACGCTCGACGCGGTGTGCAACGGGCGCACGACGGCGAAGATCGAGCTGAACCGGTCGCTGATGAGCGATGTGGTTCAGAACATGTCCGCGATCATCGAGCCGTCGCTTTCCCGGGCAGAGATTGCCGAGGGCCTCGTCGGCAGGATGTCGACGAAGGTTCCCGACTATCTCGCCACCGCCGAGATCAGGATAAACGAGGAGCTGCCCTCCCAGACGCTCAGGGGGCTCGCAGAGGACGGCACCGTGCTCTTCATGGCCTTCGTCGGCCTGACGCTGGAGGAGAGCCTGGAGCGCCTCCAGGCCCGCGACAGGAAGCCTGGAGACTGAGGTGCCTCAACTCGAAATCGCGACGGCCAAGGTCTCGTACTCGACGCAGCTGGAGGTGCGGTACTTCCAGAACGGGCGCTTCACGGTGCTGCATCCTCGGATGGACAAGCTCGTGGCCAACGGCGCGTTCGAGCCCCCGGCTCCCCACATGAGGCGGCGCGTACAGTGGGCCTGGACCAACCAGGCCATCATGGACCCCGAGACCAAGAAGAAGGTGGTCAAGGCCCTACGGAAGCTGGCGGGAGATTGAAGATGAAGCTCTCTCCTCCTGCCGCCGTCGCGATGGTGAAGAACCAGCTGGGGGCCGAGCGCCCTTGCATCGTGGTGTTCGATCTGGAGAAGTACGGCTATGTCGTCCCCCACATCGAATGCCAGTACACCATCGTCATCGCGCCGGGCTTCAGCGCGCTGGAGAAGCTCTTCGTGCTCGCGCATGAGATGGGGCACATCTACACCTATCCGCGCGGCTACCGGTTCGGCAGGCTGGCTCGGAGGTATCAGAGCGAGAAGCACGCCAACGAGTACGCGGTCCGGGTCTGCTCGGATCTGCTGGGTCGGAACATCCGGAAAGAGTACGAGAACTTCTACAAGAGGTTCAAGGTGAGCTGAGATGGGGGCTGATGCTTACGATAACCTGACGGTTTGCAAGGAGTGTTGGGATCGTGCCTACCCCGAAGGGTTCCCGGAGATCTGTTTGGGGCTGATCAGCTTCAAGCCTTTCCCGTGTGCAGTGTGCGAGAAGCCCATCGAGCCGGACGAGGAATTTCACTGGATGGGTGGCCTGGAAGTGAAGCGTCAGAAGAAGCTCTTAGAGAACGATGATGGCTGACGAGAAGAAGCCCGGAGCGAAGATCGTCATGACCGACGGGGCCTGGCCGATCTGGACGAGATGCTGGTTGATGCGACCCCCGCATAACAGCTGATAGTTGAGAGGAAGATCGAGATGTCCGAAATTTGTGAGCACTGCGGAGGTCGGCGCGACCGCAATACCTGCGTCTGCGACCTGGCATTGTCGCTTCGGAAGCAGATAAAAGAAGCGCTAGGTCTCGATGATGATGCACTCGACCGGGCGCTCGACAACGGCGAAATTTATCTCACGCGATATTCCGGCTGCGGCGAGGACGGTTCCTTAACGGTACAGGAGATTCAGTTGGTGATGAAGAAGATGGAGGATTGAGATGCTCTACGACCTGATGTTTGTCTACCTGCCACGTTTGTTCGCGATGCTCGTGCTGCTCCTCCTCTTTCCCTACAAGGAGCGGCGTAGGTGGTACGAGCGCCGTCTGTGCCGGCACGAGAACGGCGCAAGGAGCGATCGAAAACATCATACCGACCGGGTGGATAGATACAGTTCAGATCAGATCGCGAAATGTGAGGGCTGCGCCGCAGCCGACAAATGGAGGCGCACTCTTCGGGCTCGCATCTCGATGATCGAGTTCGAGCACAGGTCTTTCAACGAGGTTCTGGGACCGGCAGTGGAGGACTGAGATGGCGTGGGGTGACTACGACAGTCACGAGTACCCAAGGCGTGGGCAGCCGATCTTCTCAAAGAAGTACTTCAAGCTGCTCAAGCTGTGTAACGGGCAGTTCGTGCTCCAGCCCGTTTTCTTGGGTTGGGAGTATCTTCCGGAGCGCGCACCTTATGTGTCTCGGATGCCTGCGTCGTTGCGAGATCGGAGGAGGGGATGAGCAGTGCGATCTACATGAAGTTCGAGGAACCAGTCGAGCCGGATAAATGGGACGCCTTTTGTGCTGCTCACAAAATCGAATACTCCCCGTACACGGTTGGCGGCAATATCTACTACTTCTTGGGAAACGGGGGAGTGGAGATACGGTTCAGACCCGGCGACATAGTAGCGTCTACCTTCTTCATGGGAGACGCAGTTCCAGCGGTGGCTGAAATCGCTGCTCGAATCGTGAAAGAGCTGCGCGCATCCAGCTGGACCTGTGATCCCGAGCTGGACGAGTTGATGCAACACGAAATGATGGAGGACTGAGATGAAGAAATCGGAAATCACGATAGACGTTTCCGTTGAGGATCTGGAGCACGGTGAGGACGGAGCCTTGATGCCTGTGTTCAAAGAGGTCTTCCGTTCCTGGGTAGGTGACAATCTGGAGCGATACGAGCACCCTCGCTGCGGGACGGCTTACGTCACGAACAAGGACGGCCTAGGCGAGCTGACGATCGTCTTCCGGTTCCCCCTCGATCTGGAGAAGATCGGGGAGCAGATATGGCGCAAGTCGTCTCCCTGCAACGTCCGGCTGGAGGAGCTGGCCGGTACGACTGTCTCGGATGTCGACCCGTTGGTTATCGAACAGCCCAAGGATCTGGAGGACTGTTTCCGAATTCTGAAGAACATGGGGAGTTCGGAGAATCTCGAAGAGTTCAAGCAGCACGACCCAGTAGAATACCACCACGGGCTCGGTCGGCTCCTACGCAACGAGTGGGGCCTCTGGTACGATCCTAGCGGCGACCGACCCGAGACCCTTATTCACAGGTACATGGTCGAGCTGGGGCTGGAGCACGCCGACGACATGAGCAGCCTGATCCTGACCTCGTTCCAGCGGCACCTGAAGGGCGAGCCGTTGAAGATCGAGGAGCAGGTGGCTGCCCACAAAAAGTATTGGGCCGAACTGGAGAAGTAGATGCGTCTTGAATGCGTGAAAGTGCCGTTCGACGAACGGCACGAAGATGGGGGCTCGTCGGGTACCCTCCTGGTTCAGAAGGACTGCGTCCCTCTCTACGAACTCGTCGTCAACGAGCGTAATCGCCTTCGTGATCGCGTCGTCGAGCTGGTCAAGCTGCTCCACGAAGAGAACGACAAGGTCGGAAGAGTCCTGGTGCGCGCCGAAGCAGCCGAGGCCGAGAACGAGAAGCTCAAGACCCAGATAGACGATCTGTACGAGGTGCTGGAGCGCGTCCACATCTGCCCCGAGGGCGGTCGGTCGACCGAAGGAACTGGTCCGGATCGGTGTCAGTGTGGCCGTTTCGAGAGGGGTTGTTGAGATGAACGATCAAGAAGGATGCTGCGATAATTGTGGTGAAGAGCATGACGAGCTTCGATTTTTGCTTGAAGTCAACGCTTGGTGGTGTCCTGATTGTCTTCGGAATGAGTACCTCGATCTTCTCGATGAGAACGACCGTCTGAAGGAGGAGCGGGCGGTGGCGCTCAACGTGAAGACCAAGGAGGGCTTGACGGCGAGCGAATGGCTGCTGCGGACCGGGAAGGCCGAACGAGACCTCGCAGCCGGTGTAGACCGTCTCCAGTACCTCTGCCTCAAGTACGGCCATCCAGGACGCGTGGACGCGCTTGAAGTGCAGGAAGACCTCCGGTCCGTGCTGATCTTGATGAATGCCTTGGAGAAGTCGGAGCCCGAACCACTGCCCGTGTACCGCAGCGTGAACACGCTGAAGCCGAGGGAGGAATCCAACATGGAACGATATGTTGACACCTTCGTGCGCGAGAACCCGCGCCGGGAAGATGAGTCGGAAGCGGACTATCTGCACCGCTTCTTCGAGTGGATGGTCGAGCATGGTGCGACTTGGCCCGGACGGGAGAAGTGAGATGAAGTTCCTCGATTGGATGCTCGGAGACTTCCGCTGGTATCGCCGGCTGGCGAAGGGGCCTTGGTACCACGGGACTTCCTTGATGCTGCCGGTGGCTCCATTCTGGTCGCGGGACAAGGCCGACTTCGTCGGCGGACCGTGGAGCGTTGTCCAGGAAGGCTGAAAACAATGGAAGCGCATCCGACGAACAAGGCCCAGTATCCTCCCGGCTATCTACCCGCAGACTACAAATGTCTGGGCTGCGGAGCCCACGGAGTACGCCTCTGGCGGCAGTATCAAACCGTTGCTAGCTGCATCGAGTTACTCTGCCGCTCCTGCGCCGAGACGGATCAAGGTGAACAGCTACAGCCGGGTAGCGATCAGATCGGCAACCTCGTTCCGGCAGTCCCGGTCGACGGGAGCTTCTGGGGCTACACTTCGGTTCCCAAAGAGGGTGTCGAGTGGTGGTACTCGTTGTCGGAATACGTCTCGTCCGAGCAGGAGGCGGTAACGCTTACGAAACAGCTGAATGATGCGCTTCAGAAATGCGGTGAGCTGGAGGAGGAGAACCTGCACCTCCGTCGCGAGCTGGAGGCGCGCGGTATCCCGGTGTTCCCCAAGCTGAACACGGAGGTGCTGGAGAAGGACGATGACGAGTAAGCGCGACATGGCCGAAGCCCTCATGGAGGGCAAGCAGGTAATGGAAGATGTGCTCGACTACATCGAGTCCCAGGACGACCGCATCGCCGAGTTGGAGAAGGCGCGGGATTGGCTTCAAGATGTAGTCAATACTGCAAAGAAATCGTTGTTCGACGCCGGCTTCGATTCTATTCCAGACGCGCTCAAGGAGCTGCATCGACTTCAAAGTCGACTCGCGGAACGGGAACAGCAGATCGTCACCGTGCTCGGAATGCAGCCAGAGACTCATCCCGGATGGAACGACGAGTATTTGAAAGCCGAATGGGTGTTTGAGACGCTGAGCGCTCCGGATGATGATCCGAACGAGATGACCCGGCGAGTCCACCTTATCCAGGAGCTGCTCGGCGACGAGCCGCGTGTCGACACGTCCGTCGAGGACCTGGCGCTGCTGCTCAAGGACATCAGGACGGCGAGCATCGGCGGTCGTCAGTGGAAAGGCCACGTCATGATGAATCCGCCCGAGGAGAAGTGAGCATGAACTGGGGTAAGCTGGCTCGGTTGATTCCTCTCTTGGCCGGTCCCGCGTTCTTCTTCGTGGGCTCCATCTTCAAGATATTCCCGCTCACGGTGATGGGGCTGTTCCTGACGGTGGGAGTCATCTTCTTCGTCCTGGCCGAGGAATGGTGGAGGAAATGAAAGAGCTTCGAGCACAAGACCTCCTGGACGCCATCATCGAAGTCGAAAAGAGCTGCATCCGACGCAACCATATGGTGATCCTGGCTCCGTTGGGAACGATGGCCGCAATTCTCCATCGGGAACCCGGCTGGCACGGGACGGCGCATGTTCTCTACTACAAGGTCCCTTGGAGCCCTCCTGAGTTCGGTGGAGTGCTCATCGTCGAAGATACGATGCACGAGAAGGTCGTGGTGAAGTCGCTCGTCAGCGAGCATCGTGTCGTGCTCCCGGTGCCCTCTCCGGCGGATCGGATCTGCGGGTTGCTGGCACAGTGCGAGGAGACCACGGTCCACAATAATCTCAAGCGTCAGGTCCCTCGACGCGACTCGTTGGAGGAGTGGCCCTGCGAGACCTGCTACCGGTGCGGCGATCGGAACGTGATCGGCTTCGAAATCGAAGACGACATCTGGATGGAAGTCGTGGGCGACCCCGACGTCGTCCTGTGCCCATCCTGCTTCGACCGAGCTGCCCAGGACAAGGGAGTCCGGTACGAGTTCCTGCGGCTGCATCCGGTGTCCTGGAACGAGGCGCTGAGGCCCCCAGGAGGGAAAGACTGAGATGCCCGAGATGAGCTGGGAGCGCAGGCAGAACGGTATTCTCGTGGGGACGGCCCAGATCGGCCAACGTCACTTCGAGTGCGTCGTGGTGGCCGAGGAGAAGCGCGCCCGGTGGACCTTCGCCGGTTTGCCCTGGAACCACTTTCTGGAAGAGTTCTCCGACTTCGATCGGCGTGGCAACATCACCTTCACCGGGAAGATGGAGGACAGGCTCAAGGCACGCTGTCAGGGGGACGCTGGTTCTGGAGAAGCCGCTCAAAAGGCTGACCGTCGAGATGAAGATGGAGGACTGAAAATGATAAATTGGTCCGTAGTGAAACGGCATCGTGCCGGCGAATACTCGCATCTCTCCGAGGAAGAGCTGATCGGAACGGGGCGTAGCACCACGATGCTGCTGGATGCTCTCGATTATCTCAAACGGATGGACGGTACTTACGAGCCCGGAACCGGCATCGTGGTTATCGTGCCTGCGAGTGCCTTGACTCCCCACTTCAAGAAGCAGATCGCAGAGCTTGCTTCCGAAGTGGATATGTACGTCACCAAGGAACAGAAGGATCGAATCTGGATAAACAATCGGTACGTCAACTTCTGCTCGCCTCTTTCGAAAAGTTGGTACGGTCATGCAGAGGTTTTTGTCGATCACGGAGTTCTCTCCGTCCATCCGAAGTTCATGGAAACAAGCGGGTTGAGCACACGCTACGCCAACACGCTGAGGGGGCAGCTGGAACGAAAGAAAGCGAGGAAAGATTGATATGAGGAACGGAGTGAAGTTCATGCACGTCCGTACCGAGAAGAACGGTGCGGTCACCTTAGCCTATAAACGGCTCGACGAGGACAGCGACCTCTGGCTCTTCGGAGCGGCCTTCTGTGCCCCGACCGACATGTTCAACCGGGTTCGGGGGCGTGACATCGCGCTGGGGCGTCTACGCGAGCGTGTGGGGCGCGAGGAGGGCAACGGCAAGCCGCTCCAGATGCCGGGAACCACGAGCCTCTACAACGGGCAACAGCCACATCGGTCGGAAGATCTCATCGGACGCGTCCTGTCCGACTTGACGGCCAAGCCCTACAAGGGTCTTGACTCCGAGGGCGAGTGGAAAATCTGGTATCCGCAGTTCCTGTACGCCGTAGAACGCGGAGACGTGATCCGCAGGAAGAAGAGCTGAAGATGTACGAAGTCTTCGAAGTCCCGGGTTCTCCGACGCCACCGGACGAGATGTGGCAAGATTCCAATGGATTTTGGAGGGATGGTCTCGGTCGTTTCTGCCAAAGTCCGACTTTCATCTGCGACTGCTGCGGCAGACGAAAAGAACGACGAGTTCGCCAATCCCCTCGACATCGTCATCGACGCCGGGGCCAAGGCCATGTTGGCGGCGCTGGCAGAGGACCGCGAGGAGGAGCTGCGGCAAGTCAAGCGCGGACGCGCAGCGTATCGGAAGCTGCACGGATTCAAGATGGAGTCCGTCGAGGTCGATCTTCCGCAGCGGAAGAAAAAGAAGAGGTCCGGGGTGAAGATCGGTACGAGTCTGGGCGACCTGTTCAAGCAGGCCGGAGTCGACAAGGTCGACGAGGAGGATTGAGATGGCCAAGGTTTGGTCAGTGAAAAGATGGGAGACGAAGGGTCTTCAGCAGCTCGAAGGTCAATTTTCAAGCGATGTCAATAACAACCTCAAGGTGTACTTCAAGCAGGACGGCTCTTGGGGCGTCTTCTTGAGGATGGGGAGAGATGCCTTTGAGAACAAGGCCGATGCCGCCAAGCGCGCCGAGGAACTCCGGTTGAAGAAAATCGCCAATCTGGAGAAGAAGATCCAGAAGCTGAAGGACATGACCTTCGAGGAGGCCTGAGATGGAAATCGAGAAGCATTTCGTCACGTTCCTGAGTCCGGGAACTTTCGTGTCCGAGGAGTCGACCTACGAGATCGACAGCTGGGACGTCCAGAAGGCGATGGAGATGGCCGCATCGGTCAAGGAGCGCTACGGCGCGACTCCCTACGCCTTCTACTTCACGACCCGGACTCGGGGAGACGACGACTTCGACAGCAAGCGGACGGCGACGAGTTGCACGTACCACCTCGGCGGCGAGCTGCTGACCGTCGAAGACGTGGAGCGCGAGAACAAGCCGGACCAGGAGATCCTGCTCTCCAACATGCGGAGCCACACTCCCAAGGTCGTCCGCAATACCAACTCCTGGATGCACCACGCTCCGTTCAAGGACGGCGACGTTCTGCTCGACTACACGCCGCCGCAGGCCGACTGATGCACCAGATCATCCTCACCACCAAAGGCAAGAACGAGGATCCCTACTCTGTCATCACGCTCAAGGTTGATGACAAGGAGCTTCATCAGACGGGTGGATACAAGGACCCGTACTCTGCGCTCCTGGAGATGGCGAATTGGCTCGTGCATGCCTACCAGGAGGCCAAGGCCGACAACATCTGTGACGTCTGCCTGGGAGCTGGCGAACCTCTTTCGAAGAAACCCTGCATGTGCCGGGGCACCGGCAAGATGTCCGAGGCGGCGATCTACCTGCGCGAGCAGCTGGTGGAGGCCGAGATGGAGCTGGACAAGTTCGCCGTGTTCGTCGCGGCCACCTGCAATACGACGCCTGAAGTCGCAAGAAAGCTGGTGCTGGAATGAACGAGAAGCCGAAGTGTCCGCGCGACTGGATCACCAACCACGGCGACAACTCCATGTACCAGGGTCAGGAAGACCGCTGGTTCTGCGGGGAGTGCGAGCGGGAGGAAGAGCAGCAGCGCATCGTGGAGCTGGAGGACGAGGTCGAGATGCTCGAAGACGAGATCCGGGACCTCAAGGGCGGTACGGCCCCTCCGGTCGAACTGCCGAAGATCTTCACGGACATGCGTATCTACGACTGGGAGACCGAACGCTACCTACCTCTCAAGAAGAAGCACATCACGATCTCCGGGCGCATCTTTGGCATCCGGCTCACCGAACGTCTTCTCGATCCAGATGGTAGGAAGGGGATGGTGGCTGAACTGTATATTGAAGATGATGAGAACTGGTTCCTCGTCTCTCAGTTCAGCCCGCGCTGGCTGGAGGATCTGGAGGGCGTCGTGGCAACTGCCCGGAAGGTGGAGAGTCAGTGATGGCCACTATCGAGGAGCAACTGATCAGGGAGGTGGGCTCGAAGGTGGACCGCGTTCTTGAGCTGCTCAAGACTCAAGTCCCCGTCGTCTGTCCCCGCTGCGAAGGCATCGTCCGCCACAAGGGCATGAACAAGCTGGAGAGGGGCGTCACCACGGTCCACTGCCCTCACTGCCAGGGTTACTTCGAAATCGAGGTGAGGAGAGGGTGGGGTTGAGATGAAGAATCCTCATCGCATCAAGCTCATCAGCCCCGCACAGATGATCGGACTGGCGCTCATCCTTGCTGGAGCAGCAGGCGTTCTAGGGTTCTGGCTCAGTAAGAACTACGGAATCGGAAAGCTCCGAAGTGATCTGGAGTGGTGTCAGCAGACTCTCTACGACGAGTGTGGCGACCTCTGCAACTGCGATCCTCCTTGGTACATGAGCAATCTCTGGATGCTGGAGATGCAGTACGAGACTTTCGGCTCCATCCCCATCGAGGTGTGCAACGAGGAGATCGACGAGATTGTCGATTTCTATGAGACCAGGAGTGGTCACGAGGAATGGGAGGAGACCTTGAGTGACTGCACCTTGGAGCTTCAGCAGTGCCAATGGGGGCTGGAGGAGTGCAAGGAAAGCTGCGACCTGAAGAAGGTGCAGGAAATCTTGGAGATCAAGAACTAGTGCCACCCAAGAAGTACACTGCCGAGGACCTCATCCAGCGCCTCCGAAACAAGTTCGGAGAGTCGCAGCGGTATGCTCTCTTCGAGCAGGTGGCCAATGGGACCGGTTGGGCCGCGAGCAGCTGGGTCGACGCCATCGTCGTCTACCTCTGGCCGAGCGACGGTCTCACGCGCTGCGCCTTCGAGGTCAAGGCCAGTCGGAGCGATTTTCTCAACGAGCTTCAGAATCCGGGTAAGAACGAGTGGGCTCGGCAGATGTGCCACGAGTTCTGGTTCGTCGCATCCAAGACCGTCATCAAGGAGGAGGAACTGCCCGAGGGCGTCGGCTGGATGAGACCCCACGGCGACGGGCTCGCCATCGTGCGCCACGCCTCTCGGACGACTGCCGAGATGGACGCCGAGTTCGTCGCGTCGATCTGCCGGTCTATTCAGAAGTCCCAGAAGCGCGAGGAGAGCGAGATACGGAAGAAGGTCCTGGAAGAGAGCTTGGAATACCAGGACAACCTCCGCTTCCGCCACGACGTCGAGACGTTCGTCAGGTCTCACGGAGGCAGACCCTACGAGATGCAGGCTCCAGGAGGCGTAGAGGAGGTTCTGGACGATCTGATGCACGACCCGAAGGCGAAGCACGAGGTCGAACAGATCAGACATGTTCTGCGGGACTTCCAGCGGAAGATGTGTGACCTGTTCAACTTGTTCCTGCCGGTGGCATACATGAGCCTGGTGGAGACCGATGATCTCGGAAACTTCCTGGTTGACCACTACAACGAGAACGATCCCTTGACCATCGCGGAGAAGCGGGCGCTCTTGAAGCTTCCGAAGAAGGATCGAACTTCGTACTGGACATCCGAAGCGGAAAGAGCAGTGGCCGTGTTCGACCGGTTGCGGAGACTTCTCGGTGAAACGGGTTGACTCTGAGGGAGCCTTTTGATATAGGAAGAGTTCAGTACGTGGAACTGTATGTGAGAGTATGATGGCCGAGAAAGTCCAGCTCTACATCCTCGCTGACGGCGAGCACTGCTCGCCCAAGTGCCCGTTCCTAACGAACACCACGGACGGCGTTCCCGGGTACGTCCGCAAGGCCTACCCCGACGAGCGCATCCACATCTGCCGTCTCTTCGGTCAGCTCGATCACATCGATGAGAGCGGCCCCGGTTGGCAGCTCACGAGAGCGACACGGGCACCTGGCTGCGTGGCGCTGGAGGAGAATTGAAATGAAGGTCAAAGGCAAATGTTCGTACTGCGGAGCCGAGGGCAACGACACCTTCCAGGTTGAAACTCCCGAGCCGAAGGCGAAGGGTGAAAACTTTCTGACGACGGCGTTGGTGGTCTTCGGGATAAGCGGCATTCTCGTGTTGCTCAGCGCCTTCTTCTACTTCCACCCGACCGCGACCGAGCAGGAGGTAGAGGAGCGCATCGCCGAGCAGTACAAGGACGACTGCTGGGTATCCGACGTCCAGAAGGAGATGGGCCTTCCCCGCGCCACCGACGAAGAGCTGTGGTGCGAGGCCCACGGTCATTGCGGGCCGGCTCGGCAGACCTTGGTGGCCGAGATGGTCTCTTATGCCGAAGAGCTGGACAAGATCCTGCCCGAGTACAACGACACCCTCGAACAGCTCATCAAGTGCAAGAAGGAGAACAAGGAGCACATCGAGGACTGGAACGAGCTGTACGACGAGATGACGGCCTACTCGGAAGCTTCCATCGAGTCTCTCTGCGCGGAGGAAGTGCAGCGAGCTTGGGAAGATGCGTCCGAAGCTGTCGGCATGTACCACCGCTGCGTCTGGGACTCCCACAAGGAGATGGTGAAGGTCTACTACGCCGAGGAGAAACTGGGCCAATTCATCGACGAGAAGAAGGCGCTGGCTTGGTGGAACGAAGACGAATAGGAGGTTCGGATGATCCAGGAAATCGAAAATGGCGACGGACAGGTGAAAGTAGTTGCGGCAGGTCAAGTGGAAACTCAATCACTCTTGGGATTTCGACTCATCGGGATGTACCAAGAGGGAGACTATGTGCCGGTTCAAGAGCAAGTCCCGGATCCCACCGCTGGATATTCCGGAGCCACGACATACGTGACGCGGCACATTCCTACTGCGCAGACCTTTTTCATCATGCGTAAGGACGAGGCTTCGGCACTGGAAGGCATGCAGCTGATGCTCGATAGCACCCGAAAGGAACTTGATGAATCCAAGAATGCCTTCGCAGAAAAGGAGAAGGAGGCCAAGGACTACCAGGAACGCCTGGAGGGCCAGAAGCGCACCATCGAACGTCACGGGCGCGACCTGATGACGTGCCAAGAGAACCAACGCACGCTCCAAGAGTCCAACAACAAGATGGAGCGCGACCTGGGCAAGCTCCGCGAGGCCATCGGCACCAAGCAGTTCAACGAGATTCTCGGCGTGGAGAAGTAGATGCCGAGCGCCTACCTGACAGCGGTGCGCGAAATGCAGGAGCCTGGATGCTGGTACAACGAACTGCGTCGTCTGCGCCTGGAGGTCGAAGCCGCCACCACTGCGGGAAACTTCAAAGAAGCGCATCGTGTAAGGGACCTCCTGAAGAGTGTTCAAGAAATGTACCAGCAACGGTTCGGCGAGCCGCCTGACGAGGAACGATACGCATGAAAACCGAGTATCAGTACATCCATTTCGCGAAAACCGCCGAGAAGCCGAAGACCGTGGTCTACGAGTGCCGTAACAATCGAAGCGGCGAGGTCCTCGGAGAAGTGAAGTGGTACGGTCCATGGCGGCAGTACTGCTTCCATGTTGCCGGCGGCGCTCCCTACACCACAGCGATCTTCAACGTGGGCTGCATGAAGGACATCTGCGACTTCATCGAGCAGCTGCCGCGCAAGACGAGCAGGAAGAAGGATTGAGATGAAATACAAGGAAGCGGTCGAGTTCCTGAAGGATCTCGGAAGCGCGACTCTGCATGGGTCGCTGCCGTTCGAAACCCAGCACAAGCTGTTCCAGGTGGCGACCTTCATGTGGGGTCGCGCGGATGAGCTTCAGGGTCGCATCGAGCGTCTGGAGAAGGTACTCGCAGCTCGCGGGGGCCAGACGCTGCCGACCGAGTACAAGCTGGCCGATCAGATCAAAAGCCTGGAGGAAGAGATCAAACGGCTCAAGGGCGAGTCCGGCATCGTCGAGATCGAGGAGCAAGGCGTCTTCCTGGCGCTCCCGTTCATCTTCTCCCGGGAAGTGCTGGTCGCGGTCGTGGATGAGCTGGCGTTCCGGTTGAAGAAGATCGACCAGGACGATCAGATGCTCACCGACTTCAGAACCCAAGTCCGCTCGTTCATCAAGCGCTGGAATCTCGATGGCGATCCGCACAGCTTCGCATCGCTACAGGAGAGAAACAATGCTGGCTGAAGAACTCGTGAAGAAGCATGGAAGCGCGCTCATCGGCAGGACGGTGCTCACCAACCCGATGGGCGAGTATCCTGGAGGCTACGCCGAGGTACTGGAGCTGGAGCCCGATCCGGAAGCTCCGGAGATCGTCTTCCAGGTGAAGCATCCGACCTTCGGGGAGATCGGGGTCTTCGGGTACGAGCGCGTCTACCTGATTGAAAAGGTGCCGATCGGATGAGGCGTCTCAGCGGCAGCTCCAGCTGGATCCCCCTCCTGCGTCCACGCGGCGTGAGGGAGATCTTCCGGGCAGCGGCGTACTGGACGGCATTCACGGTTTCCGTCGTCTGGATGATCTTCATGGTCCTACTCTTGGCAGGAGTTCTCAAATGATTCTGACACCCCCTTTCGGCTACTGGATCGACCGGCTCATCGATCGGCTGATCAAGGCATTCCGTCGATGGAGAAGCAAATGATCCTGACCGATGAACAGCAAGCCATCATCCGCGCGGAGCCCGACGTTGGCGCTCCCGTGAAGGTCACCGCCTTCGCAGGGACCGGCAAGACCTCGACGCTGAAGGAGTACGCCTCGGTGCGTCCTCGATCGCGGATGCTCTACGTCGCGTACAACAAGTCCATCCAGCTCGAAGCTCAGAGGAAGATGCCCCACAACGTGGAGTCGCGGACCGTTCACTCGCTGGCGTTCCGGCAGGTGGGCCACAAGTACAAGGACAAGCTCGGGAACGTCCGTGTCGGCGACATCATGCGGCTGATGGGGATCAGCAACTACAAGGTGGCCTACTTCGTGTCGGAGACGTTGAAGCGCTACATCGCATCAGCCGACTACCACATGACGAAGCAGCACGTCCCGAAAGGCATTGAACGAATCTTCAAACAGGATGAGCGGTACGCGAAGGAAGAGAAACCCATCGAGAAGATCCTGTCCTTGGCGAACGACGCCTGGACCGCGATGCGCGACGTGAACAACGTGGATATCATGATGTCCCATGATGGCTACCTGAAGCTCTACCAGATCGGCGCTCCCCGCGTCCGGGCCAACTTCATCCTGATGGACGAGGCCCAGGACACGACGCCCTGCGTGTGGAGCATCATCATGCAGCAGCCGGCGCGAAAGGTGATCGTGGGCGATCCGCACCAGGCGATCTACGGTTGGCGCGGGGCCAAGGATGCCCTCTCCCAGGTGATGACCGCGCCGCACCTCGATCTGTCGCTTACCTTGTCCTTCCGGTTCGGAGAGGCTCCGGCAAAGAACGCGAGCAAACTGCTGGCCCAGCTGAAGGAGGAGGACCGTACCCTGCGCGGGAACCCCGACGTGAGGACCGAGGTCCACACGCAGGAACGCTCTGTCTATCCGGACGGCTCCGTGGTCGTCTGCCGGGGAAACGCCGAGGTGTTCCGGCTCGCGTCCGAGATCAGCAAGAATCGCAAGATCGGTTTCATCGGCGGCTCCGAGGGTTACCGTCTCCAGCTCATCCTGGACGTGCTGGCGCTCTACGAGGAACATAAGGATCAAGCGCAGAACCCCCTCATTCGGGCTTTCGAGACCTTCGATGATTTTTCGGCGTTCGCGCACGAGACCGAAGACATCGAGCTGATCTTCGCCTGCGAGACGGTGGAGGCACACGGGCCGGGTGTCCGGGCCGAGGTCGCCCGGATCCGAGCAGCAGAGGTTGACCCCCGAATCGCGGCGGTGACCTTCTCGACGGTCCACAAGGCCAAGGGGATGGAGTGGGACAACGTCTACCTCGGCAACGATCTGAAGACCGCCATCATGATGCACTGGTCGAATCCAACCGAGTTCTTGTATTCAGACGAGGAAGCCAACATCCTCTACGTCGCGCTCACTCGTGGAATTCGGAACCTGACCTTCCATCCGGTGATCCAGGAGTTCATCGAAGTAGGTCGCGGCCATCATCGATCAAAATACTCGTGGTAACCACGAAGTAGGAGGACAAAATGCCCGAGACAGATACTCCGAACACCAAGAACGTGAAGCGCATGTTCGTTGACAAGCCGCTCGACGAAGTGGTGATCGAAGACTTCTCCCGCTGGATTTCGGAGGGAAAGATCACCTTCCAGGAAGGTGTCGAGGGTGCTCTGAAGCAAGGATTCTTTTCGGACTTCCTCGCCGAGTTCTATCCCGATCCGAACACTCGGAAACGCGCGAAGCCGTGCTTTCCCGACCTGCGCGGCTGCCACGGCAACATCAGCGAATGCGGTCTGTTCTGCAATGCCTCGGAGGACGATGGTAACCATCCATCTACTTGCCCGAACCTGATGGGGCCGATCTTCAGAGGAAGCGAGATGCGTTTCCTCTGCTGGTTCTACAAGGAGATTTTGGACGCCGGGATGCCCGGTCTCGAAGGTCCTCGACCCGTGCGCTGCGATCAGTGCCGCCTCGTCGACGTGAACTTCGAGCAGCATCTTTCCGAGGGGAACGTCGACATCGCGGATTTCAAGGTTCTCACCTCGGTCATGACCGGCGAGATCTACCTGGCGCGGGTCGATGGCGGGGAGGGAAACCACGTTGGCCAGGTTCGGGACAAACGCGGGGCGGAGCCGGAGGTCATGCGCGCCGTTGCGCATCACATGCTTCACAGCAATGCCGAGGAAGACACGCCTAGGAAGGTTCGGAAGACCTTCGGGTGGGGCGACGAGCACTACGCGCTCACTGTGGAGCGCCTGAGCGACGCGCAGTGGGAAGAGGAATGCAAGAAAGACGTCGCTCCCGACCAAGGTTGAGATGGACGACGAGCTGCTGAGTGAGGAGGAACGTGCTCGGGTACGAAAGGTTCTCGAAAAGCATCCGTACTGGAACCCAGACGGCTACGTGCGCTTCTGGGACTCGGGCACCGTTCAGCTGGACGGCGACTTCGATCTCGAAGAGCTTGAGACCCTCGTCGAGATCATGCGCGCTGTCCAGAACAAGGAGAAGTAGATGACTCAATACTGCTGGAGCGCCGATGGCGGGGAAGGTTTTAACGGCAGGTTCAATACTCCCGAAGAGGCGGTGGCCGATGCCGTGAAAACGTTCGGGCTCGAACCAGGCACCTTGGTCGAGGTCGGAGAGATCTTCGAACCGACCGTTCGCCAGTTCGTGGAGGGCGCTGTCGACCTATCTGTCATCTTCGAGTGCATCGGTGAAAACGCTTACGAGTTCGGTGGAGAAGCCGCAGAAGATTGGCCCGAGTTTCCCGACTGGTCGGAGCAGAAACGTACTCCCGGGGAACGCGCGCTCCAGAAGAAGATCATCGACTTGGTGGTCGCGTATCTCGAAGAACACGATCCACCGAGGTTCTGGGGCGTCGAGAACATCGTGAAGATGAAGGTCCCCGGGACCTCGGAATAAAAAAGAGCACTTTTTATACAAAAAGGTGTTGACAGCCCGACTGGAGGCATGATAGACAGCAGATCGTACCGAGAACTGTGGAGGTACTACAGCAAAGACAGCTCAATTGGTTGAGCGTCGGCCTACAGAGCCGAAGGTTGCGGGTTCAAGTCCCGTTCCTTGCATCAAAAGTGCTTCTAGAATTCTCTCGGTACTTTCTCTAAAAATGACGCCCGAGGACTGACGCAGCCGTTACAGGTTGGCAATACCACGAAACGGCTCTCGACCTTCCTCGGGTTTTCTGTCTACCTCCTGATATAGAAAGGACCGCTCCGGCGAGGAGGTGCGCGATGGAGAACGCCCTGGATCTGTGGAAGAGTGATGGGATCGAGCCCTACGAGGCCGGGAGGCTGGTGTGTTCCTTCCTGGACACGTCCACTACCTCCTACGGTCGGGCCACCCACTACAACACCAAGGAGCAGCAGAAGGCTGCCGAGATGACGGTCCACCGCTCGTTGTTCGAGATGTGCCGCGATCTCTACGCGGTCCTGTTGCTGCTCCCCGGAACGACCGACCACGCGCGTCAGATCGGCATCTCCGCGCTCCTGTCCCGTCCCCGGAACGGCGACATGTTCTTGAACTCCCGGTTGGAACGCGAGGTCCTGGCGTACCTCATCGGGCAGCTTCCTCCGCAGCGGATGATGAAGCTGTTCGACTCCTTCCGGGGTCGCGGCGACGAGTTCGGGACGAAGAAGTCCAATAACGCTCGGACGCGGAAGCTCGTCCTCTGGACGCTGCTCTCGTCTGAACGCATCGAGCTGTGGTCGGTGAAGTACCGGCAGAAGATGCAGCGGATCCTGACGCACGTCTGGGGACAGCGCCGGGCTTCGATCATCGGATCGATCTGCGCTCGGATAGTCGGTGGGTACACGCTCTCCCGGAAGGAGACCCAGATCATGCAGGAGCATGTCTGGAGGTTCACCGGGAAGAACAGCGATCACTACGTGTCCGAGTGCATCGCGTTCCTCTTCGGTCTTCGAGAAGGACTGGAGATCCCGCTGTTCAAGATGTTCGTGAACAGCCGGTACGATCTGGAAGCGGGCGCGAAGCTGCCGACCGAGGTGCTCGAAGGCATCCGCTCGATCTACCATCCGATGGTCCCGAAGGAGAAGGTCCTGGAGCTGAAGTCCAAGAGCAAGACCTTCACCCGGGGTGAGCGCAGGACGGTCCAGAAGCGGGCGAAGGAAGCCGGCCTCGACGTGGAAATGAACCCGCTCGATTACAACGCTGTCGATCTCTACTTGTACGCCTTCGAGTGCGGCGCGACCCAGGAGATCCAGGGCGCGCTCATGGCGAAGGCCGAGCATGCCGCGATGGGGATGCCGGTGCAGTACGAGCACATCGGCATCGTGGTCGACGCCTCGCAATCGATGGCCGGCGATCGGACTCAGCATCTGCGGCCTTTGGCCGTGACGCTGGCGCTCCGCGACATGCTGGAGGCCGCGTCCACGCATGGGACCGTGGTCTACTGTGGTGGCGAGCTGGAGAACGACGTGATCGTGCGCCCTTCCGGCGATACGTCCCTGGCGGAGGGCCTGCTGGCCGTCCTCCAGGAGGAGCCGGACATCGTGTACGTCATCAGCGACGGCTACGAGAACGCGCCCGCAGGCCGCTTCCAGGACGTTCTGTTGGCTGCCAGGGAGCTGGGCATCCAGACGCCGGTCTTCCATCTCAACCCGGTCTTCGCGGGCGAGAGCGAGGCGGTGAGGATGCTCTGCGAGGACGTGGCGGGAATCAGCACGATGCCGGTGCGGACGCCCACCGGTCTCGGGACGACGATGCTGCGAGGTCTGATCGAGGCCGATCCGGAGCGCGGGATCAACATGTTGGTCCAGAATGCGTTGACGGGCTGCGACAACCAGCACCTGGCGTTGCTCGGTGGAGGTGAAGCATGAGCCGTAACAATACAGTGACGCTGGAAGAAATCCTCTACGGGATAGGGCACGGTCGCGCTCAGTCCGTGGGCAACATGGAAGTCATCCCCCTCGTCGACGAAGGCGACGTCCAGGACGACATCTGGGGTCCGCCCGAGGTCGAGGTCAGCACCGTCGACTACGGCGACGTGCGCCTGCACAACTCTTCTGACGAACCAACCATCGTGCCTCCGGGAGCGGGGTGGGTCGTGGAGGAGCACGCGCAGGACCATGCCATCGGGGGCGGTACGCTCCTGGGTCCGGGCAAGCGCAAGCAGATCGAGACGGCGATGTGTATCCAGTCGGACCAGGGCGGTACGATCAGCAAGAAAGTCCACGAGATGCTGATCCTGCCGGCTCAGCTCCGAACCGAAGCTCTGGCGCTGCGCAAGGAGCGTGGGTACAACAAGCTCTGGGACAGCCTTGCGCGGTTCAACCGTGGATACGGCCAGAATGCCGACTCGGCGCTCGCACCGTTCCTGAGGCACTTCAAGGGACAGCTCGACCAGTTCGTGGCCGAGTTCGAGCTGGTTCCGAAGCAAATCGGGGCCATCGTCCTGGTGAACGGAGCCATCGTCGGTATCGAGCTGGCCCCGAACGAACGGTACTGGGCTGCGGTCTGGACGCCGTTGATCCGGATCTGCTACGGGTCCTGGTCCATTCGGATGCGTCCGGGGATGAAGGGTCCGAACCGGCGTCCCCTCGATGTGCGGCACGAGAGCCTCGCCGGCATCGAGGAGGCCCTGGCCAACTCCAACCGTTCCTCTCTGGAACGGACCGGCGAGCTGGTCGGTCGGGTGCGCGAAGGTGAGCTGGCGCTTGGCTCCGTCGACAGCCGGCTCGATGACTACCAGCTCATCACCGTGGGGGCTGCCGGAGGCGTGATGGGTGGACAGCTCGTGCACTCGCCAGCCCGTACCGCGACCTTCCTCTCCCTGTGCATCAGCGCGAAATAGTCGTGAAGATTTAGATCCGACCAACTTCTCCCGTGTACAATGGAAGCCATGCGGGAGACGAAGGACATCTTGCTGGACATCTTCCGGCTGGCGCTGCAAAGCGAGGATGTCGAGCTGCGGGACCGCGTGGTCACCTACATCGCCTCTGCCGAGCTGGTCGAAGCCGTCGAAGTTCTCAAGGAGCACATCCCTAACGAGGAGCTGGGATGGTTGCAGAGTTACACGGTCAAGACCTACGAGTTCCTGGCGGCGAAGAAGAACGGTCACGATTCCACCCCTCCGGGAGGAGCTGATCCCGAAGATACTCTCGTGACCAACCGACAGCGCTATCGGAAGACGATGCGCAACATGGGAGCCCCACCGAAGAAATCTTGAAGATCCTCCTCCTGTATATTGAGACCAGACAGGAGGATGTCATGAAAGTCGTCAATCCGGAGATCGAGGTCGTGTTCCATACGCCGGAGGGGTTCGACTCCTTCGAGCAGTTCATCGAGTACTGCGGTCGGACCTGCTACAAGTCCGAGGACAAGATCACCGAGGAGTCCGCTCCGAAGTTTGTGCGGATGCTCCGAGACCGAGGTCACCACGCGATGCTGGAGTTCGGCTACGCGACGGCGCGCATCTCGGCGGATCGGGGCTTGACCCACGAGCTGGTGCGGCACCGGCTCTGTTCCTTCGCCCAGGAGAGCACCCGCTTCTGCAACTACTCGAAGGGTAAGTTCGGCGAGGAGATCACCGTGGTGGAGCAGCCGGGCATCGAGACGGAGGAGTGCCAGAAGATCTGGCACGAGACGATGTGGTACATCGAGGAAGCCTATCTCCGGCTCATCGACCGGGGCGTCAAGCCCGAGATCGCCCGTTCGGTACTTCCCATCGGACTCAAGTCTGAGATCAACATCGGTTGCAACTTGCGCGAGTGGCGGCACATCTTCCAGATGCGCTGCTCGAAGAAAGCGCACCCCATCATCAGAGGTGTGATGTTGGAGGCGCTTCGCATCTTCGTCGATCGCATTCCGGCTGTCTACGAGGACCTGGCCGAGAAGTTTTTGGAGGACGACAATGGTTGAGCAACTGACCTACGAGACCATCGAGAAGATGAATCTGGAGGCCGGCGAGCTGGTGATGATCAAGCGCGGCGAAGGGCTGCTGCCGGTCGCGTTGGAGGGCTTCCAAAGCGCGCTCGCCCGGTCCTTCCCGGAAAACACCTTCGTGTTGCTGCCTCCGGGGCTGGAGCTGGAGCAGGTGAAGCCGGAGGAACTGAAGGCTCTCATCGAGGAGGCCGAGGAGAACGTGGGCCGCGCGATGCCAGCCTACAAGATCCGCTCGACCGGTAGATCGGTGGACACGAAGATCATCGATCCCACCGGAGCGATGGTGGGGCACGTCACCGAGATGCACATCGTGGCCAAAGCCTCCGATCCTCTCCTCCGAGTGAAGATGCTCAGGTACAAGACCGAAGACGGCAAGATCGTGAACAGTACTCCAGAAGTGATTGCCATCAACTCGAAGATCGAGGCCGAGCAGGTCGAAATCATCGAGAAGCCTCTCCAGGTTCCTCCCTACATCTATGTCGCCTCCAGCTGGCGCAACGAGTACCAGCCGGAGGTGGTCCAACATCTTCGGCGCGAGGGATACGACGTCTACGACTTCCGGCATCCGAAGCCCGGCGACAACGGCTTCCACTGGTCCGAGATCGATCCGGACTGGAAGAACTGGACGCCGGAGCAGTACCGGGAGGCCCTCGATCATCCCGTGGCCAAGGCCGGCTTCCAGACCGACGCGCAGGCGATGTACCAGGCCGACATCTTCGTAGGTGTTCAGCCGTTCGGCAGGAGCGCCTCGATCGAGATGGGTTGGGCTGCGGGGATGAAGAAGCCCACCATCCTGCTGCTCCACGACGGCGAGCCCGAGCTGATGGTGAAGACGTTCGACTTCATCTGCTGCAACCTCGACGAGGTCTGCGAGGCCATCGAGATGCTCATCGAGGAGAGCAATGAAGCATCTTGATCGGAACTATCCGGCCTACACGCGGTCGATGATGCTCTGGCTGCTGCCGGTGGTCCTCCTTCTCGGCATCGCCGTCCTGGTGCTCGTCTTGGGAGTCGAGGAACCGGTCTCGGCTGCGGGGATCATCATCGCCATCGTCTCCGGGCTCGTGCTCGCCGCGATCAGCATCGGCGGCTTCCTCTACCAGTACCGGGCTCGGAGGCGCGTCCGGGACAAGGTGATCTTCGCCGGCAAGTACTTTGCAGTTCGCAGCGATGTCGGCTTCGTGCCCACCGTGCTTCAGTGGGGGCAGTGGTTCGTCGAGTTGGATCCCCTCTTGATGATCACGAACACCATCGTCGGGAAAGCGAAAGTTGGGAAGGTTCCCTATAGCTTCCTCACACTGAGGCCTCCCGGCCAAGTCAAGTGGAAGTGGGGCAAGTTCGAAGGAAGGGCGCGAGGGCTCCAGAAAGGCATCTGGTGCAACATCGAGTGGCATCCTGACATCAAGATCTCGAACTCCCTCGCACTCCACGAACTGGCGCATGTCATCTTGACCTTCAACAACCCGGGAATGTCGGTACGCGAGCAGCACGAGATCATGAAGGAGACGAGAATCGAGAGGCTGCTCGATAAAAAGTGATCTTCGGAGTTGACTCTTAGGGGACCTCCTGATATAAGCAGAGCTTGATGTATGTGAGCCCGTCAGGGCACTATGGGAATCGTATGGGAAAAGAAAAAGAGCAACCCGCGAAGGGGTACTTTCTCGATCCCGAGAAGATCAAGAAGTGCCTTCGATATAACAATCTCCAGATGAAGGATCTGGCCACGCGGGTAGGTATCAAGAGGCCTGTCCTGTCGGCCAAGATCAACCAGCACCAGAAGTGGAACCTGCGGGAAGTGATCCTCCTGTGCTGTGCCCTCAACGTTCTTCCTTACGCCCTGTGGAACGAGGAGAAAGATCATCCGGAGCCGTTCGAGTCGGTGTCTCAAGAGGTTGCTCGAATTCTTTCGGAGCGTTCGACGCAGCTGAAGAAGCTCCAGTCCGAAGTGTATGCGCTCAAGCTGAACCTCGATCAGCAATCTGCGTCCGCCACGAAGAAGATCAGAGAGCTGACGGAGGATAACTCGAAAAAGCATCAACTGCTCTGCCAGATGGGTGAGCAGCAGAAGGAATGGGGCACGAAAGCGGTCGAGTACAAGAACTGGTGGGAAGCTCAAGGACGGGCGTGGGAGGCCCAGAAGGGCCACCTGGAGTACAAGCTGGAGAAGCTGACCAGGCAGAAGAACATCGCCTACGGCAAGTTGACGAACCTCGAAAAGAGGATGGAGCATCAAGCCAGCGCCAACGAAGACGAACGCGCCGCCTTGGCTGCGGAACGGCAGAAGTTGGAACAGCAGATTCAGGAATGGGGTGCCGTGCTCAAGTTCATTGCCCTCGTCCTGGAGACCGTCCTCTGCGACAACTTGTCCGACTTCTCCCGGGTGAGGCTGCTGATGTTGCACCGGTATATTCATAACAGCAGTCTCGTGGAGACTTTGTGGACCATCATCTCGGAGGATCGGGCTCGGATGGCAGCGCAGGAGGGGGAATGAAACATCGAATCATTCATCATTCGGATGCGGACGGCCTGTGCGCGGGGGCCATCGTGGCTTTCTATCTACACTACTACGCCAAGGATCCGAAGTTCGACTTCGTTCCGATCAACTATGGTCAGGAGCTGCACGATGAGGAGTGGGACTACGAGTACGACCACATCTACATGGTCGATTTCTCGTTTCAGCCGGACACCAAGATGCTGGAGTTCCTCAAGCGCGCGGCTCGGTCTCCGAAGTTCGTCTGGATCGATCATCACGATACGGCTGTCCAGCTGATCGAGAAGAACAAGCTCTTCTTCGATGGTCTCAAACATCCCTTCATCGTCCAGAACGAACGTGACGGGAAGCCCGTCTCCGCCTGCGAGCTGACATGGAAGTGGTTCTTCACGGCTCTCGACATACCTCGTTTCGTCTGGCTGATCGGAGCCTGGGACACCTGGCGGCACAAGAACATCAAGGATGATGATCTGCGCAATAGCGTTCTCTATCTTCAGACATGGCTCAAGGCGTTTATGCCTTCGCTCGGAGAGAACCTGGATTGGTGGTTCATCATGCTCGAAGAGCACGGACGCATCGAACGCAATCTGGGAACCATCATCGAAACCGGTGAAACGCTCTTCCAGTACCAGACGGAGCAGGACGCCCGTCTCGTGCGGAGCGCCTCGTTCGAGGCCATGATCGAAGGTCATCGTGCCCTCGTGGTGAACAGCTACGGCAGTTCCCAGATGTTCAAATCGCTCTACGACCCCGAGCGCCACGACCTGATGATCGGGTTCCAGCTGAGGGGCGGGAAGGACGGCGCTCCTCCCTTCTTGACAGTCGGACTCTACACTGAGACAACGGATCGCGTTCATTGCGGGGAACTTGCCAAGAGACTGGGTGAAGCCGGCCCGATGCCGAGCGGGGGTGGTCATCCGGGAGCCGCCGGCTTCCAGTGCACCTGGGAGTATTTCTCCAGTCTGCTGGAGGTGGAATAAGGAGCTGAAATGCAGAATCCCTATTACGAAAAACGGCCTGAGAAGAGGTCGTTTAGGAAGAAGAAAGAGGAGGATATCATGGCCGAGAACAGTCGCGAGACCGAACTGGTCCTGACGCCCAATGAGTACGCGCTCTACCTGGACATGACCAAGGGGAACGTGAACGTGGTGGTCGGGCCGTATAAGCACAGCCTGTCCCAGACGGATCAGCTGGTCCAGTGGGACGAGGGTACGAAGCGCTTCGTGCCGTGCTCCCCGAGGGAGGCTAAGCAGAAGTGGCTCGTCATCCCCGAGGGCTGGTACGCGCCGTTGAAGAACCCGGCGGAATCCAAGCCGCATCCGCAGGCGGGGACCATCTCCGATCAGGCGATTGCCGGGTTGCTCGTGGGGAAGAAGATCAACATTTCCGGCCCCGACTCGTTCGCCCTCTGGCCGGGCCAGATGGCCAAGGTCATCCAAGGCCACCGCCTCCATTCCAACCAGTACCTGCTGGTGCGCGTCTACGATGTCGAGGCGTTCCGCAAGGAGATGGAGTCCTGGGGCGGTAAGGGCAAGGTGTTCAAGTCGAAAGAGGAGGGCGGCAAGGAGGAAGCCACCGACGAGATGAAGCTCGCCCGCCAGGCCGACAACTACGAGGGACTCGACAAGGAGACGCTGACCACCGGGCAGCAGTTCATCATCAAGGGCACCGACGTCCACTTCTACATCCCGCCCAACGGCATCGAGGTCGTGCCGGTGCAGAGCGCCCAGGCCAGCCCGGACGGGAAGGCCCAGTACATCAACAACGCGGTCACGCTGGAGCAGCTCCAGTACTGCATCCTGGCCGATGAGGACGGTAACAAGCGGTTCATCCGGGGTCCGGCGGTGGTGTTCCCCAAGCCGACCGAGCGTTTCGTCCAGACCCAGGGCAAAGCGGGGACCGCCGCCAAGAAGTTCAAGGCCATCGAGATGAACGAGATCTCGGGTCTCTACATCAAGGTCATCAAGTCCTACAAGGAAGGCGACAAGTCCTACGAGGAGGGCGACGAGATCTTCCTCACCGGCAAGGATCAGATGATCTACTTCCCGCGCGAGGAGCACGCCATCGTCAAGTACGAGGGGCGCGACAAGCACCACGCGGTCGCCATCCCGGCTGGCGAGGGTCGCTACGTCCTCGACCGGTTGAACGGCAAGATCCGGATGGAGCGCGGCCCGTCGATGTTCCTGGCCGACCCCCGCAAGGAGGTCATCGTTCGGCGCATTCTCGACGACAAGTCCGTGCGGCTGATGTACCCCGGCAACGCCGAGGCGCAGCAGCACAACGCCGCCCTCCGCGCGCTCGCCGAGTCCGAGGAGACGGACTTCATCGCGGAGAACGCCCTGAGCAACGCCATGCTGAAGGGAGCGGCTCCGGGTCGGAGGGCGCTCTACCGTTCCGCTCCGGTGATGGAGGCGCTCTACGCCTCGACGGCGGAGGCCGTGGGCCGCGATCTGGTAGGCGAGGAGTTCGCCCGCAAGAACGAGTACACGCCGCCCCGCACCATCACCCTCGACACCAAGTACGACGGCGTCGTGGTCGTGAACGTCTGGACCGGCTACGCCATCCTGGTCGTCGACAAGCAGGGCAACCGGCGCGTCGTCGAAGGTCCCGAGACCGTGCTCCTGGAGTACGACGAGACCTTGGAGTCGATGAAGCTCTCGACCGGCAGGCCCAAGTGCATGGACAACCCGTTCGAGACCGTCTACCTGCGCACGCGGCACAACCTCGTCAGTGACATCGTCCAGGTCGAGACCTCGGATCTGTGCAGGGCCAACATCAAGCTCTCCTACCGGGTGAACTTCGAGGGTGAGGACGAGGATCGCTTCAAGTGGTTCGACGTGGAGAACTACGTGAAGTACCTGACCGACCACGTCCGCTCGATGCTGAAGAACGCGATCAAGGGGATCGGCGTCCGCGAGTTCTACGCCAGCGCTATCGAGATCATCCGCGACCTCGTTCTCGGCAAGAAGGGGGAGGACGGTCGTCCGGGCCTGTTCTTCGAAGAGAACGGAATGCGTGTCTACGACGTCGAAGTGCTCACGGTCAAGCTCGACAACAACCAGCTGGAGCAGAAGCTCAACACGCGAGCCTCTGACGCTCTCGACGACGCGATGGAGCTGGAGGACGCCAACCGCAAGCTGAAGAAGCTCCAGGAGCTGGAGACGATCAAGGTCTCCGAGCGCGAGGCGACCGAGCTGACCCAGCGCGAGATGGCCCGGCTGGCCGTCGAGACCAAGGTCCAGATCGAGGCTGACATCCAGAAGCTGGTCGAGATTGCCAAGCGCTCCGAGAAGCAGCACGAGGAGGCGATGGCGCGCGAGGCCGACCAGTTCGCCCAGACCGAGGAGGAGCTGAAACGCAGGAAGATCCTCTTCGACACCGAGCTGGGTCAGACCAAGGCCAAGACCGATCTGCGCCTGGCGGAGATCCAGGCCAACCTGAAGATCGAGATCGAGCGGCTCCAGGCGGAGCAGGCCAAGGCGGTCGCCGTGGGCGAGGCCATCGATCCTCAGCTGACCGCTGCCCTGACGGCGCTGAACGACGCCGAGCTGACCGAGAAGCTCGCCGCCGCCATCAACCCCATCGCCGTGTTCGGCGAGGAGGGCGTGGCCGAGCTGCTGAAGGCTCGGTTCGGCAACATGGGGCTCGGTCGGGTCTTGGACCGGGTCTTCAACGGCCACGGTTTCGAGGAGAAGCCCAAGCGCGGCAAGGGCAAGAAGCAGCCCCAGGCCCAGCAGTAGATGATCTTCCGGGGCACCAGGACCGAAGAGGGGTGCGTCGTCACCGTCGATGGCGCACCCCTCGATCCCCGTCTTGATCTCTTCAACCACTCTCCCACCGGATTCGAATGGGGCTATGCCGGATCCGGACCTGCGCAGCTGTCGCTGGCGATCTTGGCGATGCTCATGGACGACGAGGTCGCCGTGCGTTTGCACCAGAAGTTCAAGTTCGACTTCATCTCCCCCTTATCCCGAGACGAGGATTGGGAGCTTCGTTCCGACCAAGTCCATGAATGGCTGAAAACGAAAGGAGCCGAAGTATGACGACAGCAGTTTGGAAGTTCCCGGTCAAGATCGACGACATCATCGAGATCGAGATGCCGGTCGGTGCCGAAGTTCTCCACTTCGATGTTCAACCGGACGGTTTTCGTGGCCAGCCCTGCATCTGGGCTCGGGTAGATCCCGAGGCTCCCAAGGAGGTGCGCAAGTTCCGATTCGCTGGCACCGGTCACGGACTCGAAGACGAAGTTGGGAAGCACGTCGGTTCATGCCAGATGATGGAGGGCCGGCTCGTCTGGCACCTCTTCGAGCTGAACTGATGTTTCTCCCTCGACGTTTCTGGATCGGAGCTGCTCTCAAGAGCTTCTTGCTCATCTTTCTCGTGGCGGCTTCGATCATCATGTGCTTCTTGGGAATCCTGTCTGCTTCTTGGGAAGTGGAGCATCTTCGAGAATGTTGTGCCCAATGCGAGGAGAAAATTCATGAAGTTCGAGCTGAACCAGGCGGGAATCGAAGTTCTGGAGGCCCTGTCGAAGATGGTCAATCTTCCTCCCGAGGAGATCCTCAAGACGGCGCTCAATGAATACATCGACCGGCAGTTGAAGATCGCCAAGAAGAAGATCGAGGACTTCGAACGCCGGAAGATGATTCAAGAGCACATGGCCCAGGCTTGTAAGGGTTACGCGGAGATAGATAAACTTCGGTCCGAAATCGGGGATCTCGAAAAAGAGATCTTCGCCTAACTATTCTCTCGGTATATTAAGAACATAGGCAAAGGAGACGCTATGAAAAGCACTCTCACGAAGGCCAAGACCAAAGCCCAGCTCCAGAAACTGAGCAGGGCGAAGGTGATCGAGGAGTACGAGACCCTGGTCAAGGAGTTCCGGGAGCAGAAGAAGGAGATGCGAGAGCTGGAGGAAAGTCACGCAAGCGCGCGAGCGGAGAGTCACAAACACCTGGAGGACATCGCTGCCCTCCAGGCCCGGTGCCAGACCCTCCGCTACCAGGGAGTCCGGCAGCACGAGCGCAAGGTCGCTCTGGAACACATCTCCAACGGGCTCAAGATGTTCGAAATGTTCGAACGCGCCTCCCGGATGTTCGACATCCGGAGCGCGGACGTGCTGAACCGCATCTCCGAGCTGCTGCGGAAGACCCCGATCGATCCCCCCGTGCCGATCCACGTCTGCCCGATGTGCGGCAAGATCACCCGGGTCGAAGAGGGGATGTCCGGCGAGCGCATCTGCGAGAAGTGCCGCGAGGAAGCCGGCTGGCCGTGGGTCGGCGAGATCATGTGGCGGCACAACGAGGAGGGCGAGCTGGTAGGAATCTGCCGGGGTGAGTACCGGCACCCGGACGGGGGCTCGATCTCCATCGAAGAGCACTTCATGCAGGCCGAATGAGCTGGATGCAGACATTCTTGGGCAAGCGGTACTGGCCGCTCGACCCGAAGCCCGGGGATGTCTTCATCGAGGACATCGCCCACGCGCTGGCGCTGACGTGCCGCTTCAACGGTCACCCCATCGAGTTCTACAGCGTGGCCCAGCACAGCGTCCTGGTGAGCCGTCTGCTGCCCGAGAAGCTCCAGCTCCAAGGACTTCTTCACGACGCTGCCGAGGCCTATCTGGGCGATATCATCACGCCGGTCAAGTGGGTCGAGTTCGAGAAGATAGAAGAGAAGAACCTGAAGGTCATCTTCGAACGCTTCGGAGTCGAATGGCCGATGCACCCCGACGTCAAGAGCGCCGATCTGGCGATGCTCGCCACGGAGGCCCGTGACATCATGGGCGGTGAGCGTCATCCTTGGAACCTGACCGCATCTCCACTGGACATGAGGATAGAACCGTGGGACTTCTTCAGATCCGAACAGGAATTCCTGCGTAGGTTCGCGGAGCTGAAGGAGCTGTGATGATCGGGCTGACGAACAGGCAGAAGTCGATCATGGACTTCATCGTGGAGTTCATGCGAGAGAAGGAGATGGCCCCCACCATTCGGGAAATCGGTGCAGCCTTCGACATCCGGTCCACGAATGGAGTCATCGACCATCTCAAAGCGCTCACCAGGAAGGGGTGGCTGCGCCGGCTCGACTACAAGTCGCGGAGCCTCATGCTGAGCCAGCAGGCGAAGGACGAGTATGGTTTTTCGTCCAAGAACTACCACGAGATCATCGAGCAGTTGGAAGCCCTCGTGGAAGGCTTTCCTCCTAACCTGGAAGAGCGTATCAAGAGTCGCGCCGATACCAGGATGGGCGCAGCGATGATCGTCATCTGCGAAGTCGAGGACATCTTGAAAGGAGAAGCTGGCCCCATCAGCTAGCGGTTAGGCTACCAGACTTTCGATCTGGGAACGCCGGTTCGATTCCGGCTGGGGTCACCAGGAGGTGCACGATGTTTCAACGAATCAAGGATTGGTTTCGTCGACGCAGGCTCAAGAAGTCGCTGGATCCGAAGCGTCCACATTTCTTGTCGGCTGCCGTCATGGGAAGGCGCACCCGACTCAGGAGAGCAGAAGAAGGAGAGATGATGTTCGAAGCGGTTTCGAACGTCAACAGCGTGATGCTCACGACCGGTGAGCCGGCTGGTGAGTTAGAGGACGACCGTGCGAAAGTGCTTCCCATCGAAATCATCCACCAAGTCGAGGCCAACGTCGAGGTGAATGTCGAAGATCTGGACGTAAAGCTTCGTATCCTGGAGGAAAAAGCACTCCTCTACTCCGAAACCCTCCGAAGCGGCCTTCCCGTAGACTTGGCGCATGCCATCGAGGTCTTGCGGGCACGGAAGCTCTATCCGAAGGTCAAGCATCTCATCCCTTGGAAGACTACGACCAAGGAACGAATCGACACGCTCTGCAAGAAGTACAAGCTCGATCACCAATCGACGAGCCGGTTCCTGGCAGATTTCCCAGAGGAGGTTCTCGAAGAGATCAAGAGGTTCAAGGAGATCTTCGAACGCGTGACCGCCGATGCCCTGGACATACAGCCCGAGGTCAAGCTCTCCATCATCGCCCATCCGGATTTGTTTGAAAAAACTCCCAAGGGAGACCCCATCCTGCTCGCCAAGAGCCCGTTCGGCGACTTCTACTACGTCCTCTGCGCATGGGACAAGGAGGTCGACTACGTCGGGGATCTCCTGGCATGATCTGGCTCATCCTGTTCGCCGTCACCCACCTGGCCTTCCTCGTCTGCGGGTTCGGCCTGGGCTACGCCGTCTGCAAGTGGGTCCAGCACCGCAAGAACAAGAAGTTGGATTTTAGAAATCCCACCTGAACTCGTGATACATTAACCGCTGGAGGTAGTCATGGAGTTCAAGGAGCACCACAACCTGTCGGACCGAGCGATGTCTCGTATCGCTCAAGAAATCGGCATGGACGTCGAAATTCCGACGCAGCCGGATGTTGGCGCGGAAGAGGAAGCCCGCGCCGAGGAGATCATCCAGAGGATCGGTGCCGAGCTGCGGGGCGAGTCGCCGACCGTGACCCAGCTGGTCCTTCAGCGCTTCGCCGACGATGTCGGCCTGTTCCCCGGCTACCGAGGGCCGGCGCGGGCGAAACGCAAGGAGCGCGAGAAATGAGCCGTCCAGGACTCACATCCGAGCATCGTCGCCGGCTCTCCCAGATGGCCGAAGAAGGCTGTCCATGCCGGAAGATGCTGAAAGAGGAGTTCGGCATCGACATGGACAAGTTCGAGGACGAGCTGGAGGGCGGTTACGGCGACCGGGCCAGACCTGCCGACTTCGATCTCGAACAACTCAAGATGGGCGTCGAAGTCGAGATGGAGCATACTGACGACCCTTACGTCGCCCTGGAGATCGCCCTCGACCATCTGACCGAGTTCGACGACTACTACACCTACCTGGACGAGATGGAAGCGGAGGCCGAGAAGCGGGCGCACTGGCGGAGGTGAGATGAAGAGGTATCCGACTCTTACCGACGCAGGTCTCCATCGCATCGCGCAGAAGGACTACAAGCGCCCTTCCAAGCTGGTTCAGAAGCGTGGTCCTGGAGGTCAGTTTCGACGCACCGTTCTCAAAGACTTCGGGCTCGGTGCTCCCGTCTGTCCCGAATGCGGAGCTTTCAACCCCTACGAGCAGTATGCCGAAGATCCGGAGACCGGTTTTACGGTGCAGCAACCGCCCCCGGAGACCTGTCATGATTGCGGGGCCGAGCTGTTTCCAGAAGAGCCGGAAGAGGAGATCGAACGATGAACTCCGAGTCGCAACCGCCTGGAAAAGTTACTGGAAAACACTTTACTGTCGGTTCCGTGGCTACGATCATCGTCGCCGTCCTCTCAACGCCGGGATTCGTCGCATGGCTGGACAATGGCGGGGAGAAGGCCGAAACCAGCTACGAGGTCCTCCAGGCCGAAATCGATTCCTTGAAGCAGAGCGAAACCCGGCTTTACGGGGAGATACAGAACCTCCGGAAGTCGTTGCTGCTCATGTATGTCGGGAACCAATGGGGTGGTGGCATGGGCTATCCCATGATGGGTGGTGGCTTCGGAAGTGGATCGGGAGAGCTGATGTCGCCGGAAGAGCTGTTCGGACTTCCGGCGGCTGCCGATGGAGATGGGGACGGTGACGCCGATGACTTCTACGGTGAGGGAGCCGCCGAGGACGTCTCGGAGATGCTCCCCGAGCCCAAGATGCCCAAATCTGTTCCCAGCCCCTTGGAACAGCTCCTGGCCGCTCCTGAGCCGCCTCCGGTGCAGCAGCGTCCTCTCCTGCCCGACAAGCTTGACGAGATCATGAAGAAAAAGTAGTCCGTTTCGGAACTTTCGGACACTATGAGTATCTGATGAGAATGTGTACGGGAGTCGAGATTTTGAAGCCATCTCGCTGGCACTGAAGCTACAAAATAGCTCGTTGGGTAACATGAAGTCAATGGGTTTCGAAACATGCCTCGGATGCGACACCAGCAGGCAGCGCTGCGGCTGCCGGAGGATGTCGAGCGGACCGTCGAGTGGATGGTTCGTTTCGAGGAACCGGTCTATCCCGCTCCCTGCCTGATCGAAGGCTGCATCGAGCGCGACTGTCGGCAGACTCCCGAGGGCGTCCTGTGCCTGGAGCACTGGCTGGAGGCCCCGGAGTGCTCTGTCTGCGGTGAGCCCGGTTCCATCATCCGGGTCCGTAAGAGCGGCAAGAACCTGAAGGTCGTTCTCTGCCGGTCCTGCTACTGCGGCGAGTACAGCCAGCAGTATCTGGACGACATGGAGGGCTTTCACGTTCATACTAAGAGCCCACCCTTATTCTAACCTAGCTTAATCTACTTGACAGCATACGTCTCTTCCGATATAAGGAGGGGGCGTATGCGATCCTATATGTGGAGGTTCTAAATGGAGAGCGTGGACTGGTCCTTGGAGGCCCCTGTTATCCGAACCGATCATGGCACCAAGCGAACCGACAAGCAGTACCGCTGGGTCAAGCTCAAGAACATGCAGGTCGTCGTGCCGGCCCTCCTCCAGTTCGTCGGCGGCAATGTCACGCTGATTTCGACTCTGGAGGGCTTCACCATCCCGACCGATCCCAAATACGTAGAGGAATGGGGGCCGCGCTTCACCTACGAGGGCTACGCGAAAGGAATGAGCCTCGCAGCGGCGAAGGAGCTGGTTGAGCACAGGCGCGAGAAGGGAATCGAGTGTCCCTGCTGCGGCCAGTATGTGAAGCTCTACAAGCGCAAGCTCAACGCCAACATGGCGATGTTCTTGACCTCATTGGTGAAGCTCTACGAGGAGACGCACGACTGGGTCTCGTACCAGAAGTGCAAGTTCCGAGGTCGCGACTACAGCTACATCACCTGCTGGAAGTTGGCCATGACCGGCGTGGATGAGACCGGCAAGAAGCGCACCAGCGGTCTCTGGAAGCCGACGACAAGGGGCATCGACTTCGTTCACGGGACGATCAGCATCCCATCGCACGTTTTCCTGCTGGACAACGTGGTCCAGGGCTTCTCGTCGAGCACCATCTTCATCCAGGACGTGGACGGCTTCGATTACCAGGAACTCATGAGGGCTACATGACGCAAAATCCAAGGAAAAAACGGGGCATCAACGATGTCTCGGACAAGGTCTTCTGCGAGGCTGCAAAAAGTTCATCCGACATCGAGATGGCGCTGGCGCGGATGGATGTCCCCACCATCAGCGGAAACGTCCGCAAGTTCCGAAAACGAGCAAAATCGTTGGGGCTAAAACTGCCCTACCTCAAGAAAGAACCCGCCCCACCAAGGCGTCACCGCGCCACGCGTCTCTCGGTCCCCATTTCCGAACTGGTCAAAGAGAAGGAGAAAACCTCGATGAAAAACCTGGATGGCTCCATCGATGAGAAGATCATGGCTTTTCCGGTCGAGGAGCTGAGAAAGCATCTCAAGGGCGCAACCTCGCTACGGCAGGTCTTCAAGTCCATCGGCCAGGAGAAGTTCGGCGGCAAGAACTCCATCGTGCTCCGAGACCGTCTCATCGAGTTGGGACTCGACTACTCGGACCTTCAGTCAGTAGTGCGACATCGCATCGGCAGCGTCCCCGACGAGGAGTTCAAGGAGATTGTCGAGGGCTTCGATTCCCTGGATAATGTCGCCAACTACATTGGCATACACCGTCTGACGCCCTATGTCGAAAAGGTGCTGCAAACGCGCATCCAGGAGATGCAGCTGACTGCGGGAATGGGCGGCAAACGCGACCCTCATCCCGCGCCGCCTCCCCCTCCCACCGGCCCAAGATCCACCGGCCTCAACCCTGTCGTCGAGTTTCTGATGGAGGACGAGGAGGAGCTGACCGAGATTCTGCAACACAAACTGGCCAAGCTCGAAGCCGAGCTGGAGGAAGTTCGCAAGACGATCGAGGCCGAGCAGGAGCGCCGCAACGAGCTGACGAAGAAGATCAACAAGTTACGAGACGTTGTCCGAGGCACTTCGATAGTTTAGATTTCCGACAGGAGCCGTGATACATTATGCAGCATGAGGTTGCCACGAATCGACGCCGCAGGATTCAAGCGCATCGCGCAGGCCGCGCCGGCACTTCGTCCGGTTCCGTCGCAGCCGCCGGCTCCCGAGGTCGACATGGCCCAGATGCAGCGCGATATCGACACGCTCAGGCAGTGGATCGACTACTTCAACGAGACCAACATCCTCACCCAGCAGGAACTCGACGCCCTCAAGTCCGAGATCGACATGCTGGAGGACTACATCACGACGCCCGAGACCGCGCCCACCGAACCAACTCCAGCCGAAACCGGCTACATGACCGACTACGATCCAAGCTCGTTGGAGGACTACTTCAAGAGCTATCCGTATCCGGTCACCTTGTACTGATCCAATCCTGTATCTTCAAGGTAGGAGGTGTGGCATGAGCTTGAACCGCCTGACCAAGGATCAGCTCGTCAAGAGGCTGAAGGAAGAGGAGAAGCACTCGGCCCAGTTGGAGATCGATCTGGAAGATGCTCGACGGCGTCTCTCCGCGATGGAGCAGACGGCCCACGAGGCGCTCCAGACGGCCCGTACAGCCTCGCGGACGGTCGAGACCTTCCGGTACATCCAGGAGGGGTCGGACAAGACGGAGAGCTATTTCTCGCAAGCCCTGGAAGCGATGACGGAGCTGCATCGAAAAGTACTGGCCGCGTCCAAGGTACGGGGTCGTGTGATCACCAACCTACGCGCCATGATCGATCCGGTCATCATCTGCCCGAGATGCGGAGCCGTCGAGGTTTCCGACGAGCCCAACATTTTGCTCTGCGAGCGCTGCTTCGGGGAGTGCGCCACGAATTAAGATTTCCGACAGTGGTTATGATAGATTAATCTCTACGGAGGTACGAACAATGCCGATGGAACGTGGAATCGCGGACGAGGGCCTGAAGCGGGTCGCCAAGCAGGTCAAGGCGCAGGAAGAAGGCTACCAGGGCTGGAAGAACTACGAGACCTGGGCGGTAGCGCTCTGGCTCGACAACGACCAGGGCTCCTACGAGTACTGGCGAGAGACTCTGGCGGAGCTGCGGGAGGAATCCCAGGATCAAGGGCTCCGCAGCGAGTTCACCCCGGAGAGCGTCACGGACGATGATCTGGTCCGCTACGAACTCGCGGAGCGGCTCAAGGACTATCACGACGAGATGGCCTCCGAGATGGGGTTGCAGGACCAAGGGGTCTTCAGCGATCTGCTGAACGCCGCTCTCTCCGAGGTGGACTGGAACGAGATCGCCGAGAACATCATGGCGGAGTAGATCATGCCGCGAGACGATATCGGAACGCATCAAGGCCGTTGGTTCTGCGAAGGCAAGCCCGAGGAGGCGTATCTCGGTCTCGTGGACGATTCCCTGCTGAGGATCGAAGCCAACACCTCCGAGTACGCTCGCGCGAATGCCCACATGCTTGGACCGTACAACCCCAACGCGCAGCCCTCCGGCAACCTGCCGCCGGGAGCGACTCCGTTGCCGGGTCGTCCGATGCCTCCGATGCGACAGGGTGGCGTCGATGTCGATTTCGAAGACATCGAGGACGATTGGGCCTATCGGCTGGCGCAGCAGCTCTACTACGAGGACCCTGCCGACGAGGTCAAAGTCGGACGTGAGAGCTTCCTGCTCTACCCCGAGGACGGAGCTGTTCTGCGGGTCACGGCCCGACGCTCTGTCGACATCGTCGATATCGAGACCTTCCGCTCGGAACGTGGGCTGAACGACTTCTGGGAAGAGGTCCTCGACTACGCCGGCTACTAGCTTTCTATATTGACAGAACCCACCCTTCTTGATATATAGACAGAATCAAGGAGGGCAAAATGCTCACACAAGAGATCCTGGACCAGGCCAAGACCCAGCTGGAGCTGAAGGCCAACGACTTCGCGGAGCGCGTGGCTCCGTTCTATCGCGTGATGCGATGGGGTTGGGATCGAGGAGAGGTCCCCACCGAGAAGGACATCTATGTCACGGTGATGAGTCTCATCAATTCGCTGAAACCATACGAGGAGGGGACCGCCATCGACGCCTCGACGGGCGGCATCGAGGTGAGCGTCGTCTACTATCCGAAGACCAGGGCCGTCATCGCGCAGATCTCCTTCGTCCCCGAGTTCGCTCGTTCGACTTTCCGAGTCGAATAGGACTCTCTTTAAGAATCCGAACAGTCGAGTGCTATAGTATCCTTCATCGAGGAGGATACTCATGAAAAAATCCGGTCTGACGAGCGCCAGTCTCCAGGAGCTGCGGCGCAAGGCTCGCGAGACAGCCGGGTTCGAGGTCGAGATCGAGATGGAGATGTCGGGCGAGCCCGTCGAGGTCGAGGACCTCGTCGAGGAAAGCTCTTCGAGCGACGACATCGCCCCCGATCTTCCCGGAGAGCCGTGGAACAGCGAGTGGGAGGTCATGGAGCCCGTCGTGGCCGAACCGGAAGACAACACCTCCCGGAACTTGCGAGACGCCCAGATGGCCCATCGTGTGCTGGAGGGCGACAGGTAGGCCGAGATGAGCTTGGACACACTGCTCCGAATCCGAAGTCTCATTCTGCGGGGCGAGAACGTCTCCATCGAGGGTGAAGGAGAAGATGGACCGCGTACCGTGGTGGCTCCCCAGACCACGGTTTCCATCGCGGTCCGCTTGGTCCAGTTCGACAAGCTCTATCTCGACACGTTGGCCAGCTATGTCGAACGCGGTAAGGTCCAGGCCATCATCGACACGACGGTCTTGACACCGAACCAGATCCGCGAGCTGCGGAGACGGGACCTGTCGGAGATCCTCGGCACCGTTGTCCCTCATGATCTCGTCGGTCCGATGCATCTCGCGTCCGGGCTGACTCCGACCCACGTCCTGACCGCTCTCACGCCGACCACCTTCGGGTTCGCGCCGGCTCCCGGAGGAGTGCTACCCTGGACGGAGATCCAGACTGTCTACGTGGCCAAGCATGGCAACGACGCCAACGGAGGTCGCTCCATCTACGACGCCAAGCTGACCATCCAGGCGGCTGTCAGCTCGATCACAGACGCGACCCAAAACAAGCAGTACGTCATCCAGATCGGTCCAGGTCGTTACATCGAGACCGTGACGATGACGAACTGGATCCATCTGCGGGGCCTCGGGGACAAGCATCAGCCGGTCGAGCTGCACCAGGACTCGGCGCGGGCGCTCCTGTGCCCCCCTCTCTCCGATTTCTACGTCGAGAACATGCTCATCTCCGGGAAAAGCGGCAATCCCGGCAGTATCGATCCCATCATGACCGTTCCCAGCAGCGCCGGAGCCTACGATCAGCGCTTCTTCAACTGCCACTTCCAGTACGATCTCGGTGGCGGCTTCGGGACCGCGCTGGAGTTCCGGTCGGGCAACGTCGTCTTCGACAACTGCACCTTCCTATGCGACACGGGCTCGACACCCATCGGAGCCAACGTCCAGCGGATGTTCTACGTCAACGATGGGGCTTCCCTGCGCGTGTTCAACTCCGAGCTGCGGATGCGGAACAACGATGTCGACGACCGCGTCGTCATCATTGATGACGATCCCAGCGGCGTCTGCGCCATCGAGATGCGCGACTGCCGGGTCGAGGTCGAGCAGTACCACGCAGGTTATGCCGGAACGGTGGTCTTCTACAACGCGCTCTCGCAGGGACGCGAGAAGCGCTTTCAGAACAACTACATCAATCTCCAGGGGCTACGCGGAGACGCCTACTGCTACTATCTGAACCAGGCCGGCGGAGAAGAGGTCTTCTCGAAGGGAAACGATGTCCGCGTCGAGGGCTTCGACAACAACTATTACACCTATCACCTGGCTTCGGACAGTCTCTGGAGCCACTTCGATGCGGTTCTGGCCAAGGATGGTGTCGATGCCGCCAGCACTGGCAGACACTACTTCGCGTATTCGGACATTCCGCAAGACTTCAGCCTGTCGCAGGATCTCCGGGTCGGACGCGACGGTTGGTTCGGCAGGGATGCTTCGGTCGATCGTTACCTCTGGTGCGGAACGGCGAATCCGAATCCTTTCCGATTCCCGAACGTCGATGGGGCTGCGGGCGAGATCCTTCAGACCAACGGCAGCGGGATCCTCTCCTGGGTGAACGCCGCAGCTGGAGAGACGTTCGCTCTTCAAGCGGGGCGGCGATTCAGTATCACCAATGCCTACCTCAACGGGCCGGGGATGGTTCCGACGAACCTGGCGGGTTTCGTGCTGCCTTTCAATGCCAGGATCATCGGCATTGGAGCAGCCACGTCGGGCGTCGAGACCTGGGTGGCGCAGGTACGCAAGAACAACACGGCCACGGTCATCGCTTCGCTGTCTTTGAGCGCGGTCGACAAGGGTTACACGTCCGCGAGCGTGGATGTCAATGCCGGGGATGAACTCCAGATGTACTGCAACGGGAGCGCCATCAACAACCCGAGCATAGTCGTCTACCTCCAGAGGAGATAGGGATGTCGTTCTACCTGTCCACTACGGGCACCCTCGATCCTGTCGTCCTGAACGACCTGGGACAGCGGTCGTTCCCCCATCCCACCGTCGACTACGACTTGATGACGGAGTACATGCTCGGCGAGCTGCTCTCCTCGGTCGATCTCGATGCGGCCTTGACGGCTGGATACATCACTCTCAAGAACGATTCCGGGGTGCTCATCACCGATCTCGGCGCAGTCGGCGCGGGAGACGTACTCGGTCCAAGTACGTCCCTTGACAACGCGATTCCAAGGTTCGACGGCACGACGGGAACCTGCCTTCAGGGATCCGGCGTTCGGATCGACGATTCCAACAACCTTCATCTCGGTGATAACCATTGGCTCTATCTCTCGACCGGTACGGACTACGGCATCCGCTTCAATTCGAGCGGCTATCTCCAGATCGATGGAGCCGACGAGCTGTGCTTCACGACGCTCGGTTCCGTCAACTTCGGCACGGCGAGCCTCTACGTCGAGAACATCGACGCCGGTACCCACATCCGTTTCAAAGGTAGCGGCACCTACGACCGCTACTTCGGATACAACAACGCCGACAACCGCTACAACTTCGACCGGAACGTCCATACCCAGGGAGGTTTGCAAGCCGACGACTTGTCCTGGATCAAGGACGGCTCCGGAAACATGTTGGCCAGCTTCGACAACGCCGGCATCCAGTTCTATGCCGACTCCTTCGGGCTCTACGAACCGGGTACCTCCAACATCCGCGTCTACGCGGAGGCCGATGCCTCGAAGGGGATGCTGGCGGTCATGGGGTCAGGCGCATATCTTCAGGTGCCTTCCAACGAGTACTGCTATTTCGATGGTCCTTCGCACGCCAAAGGGATCCGCTGGAACAGCGCGAGCGACCGGTTCGAGCTGGGGGCGAACGTCTACACCGCCCAGGATCTGATTGTTCTCGGAGAGACTCAGCTCGGCGGCTACATGACCATGACCGATGGCGGATCGGGGACCTTCGATGTCACCTCGGACAATCCGTTCACCGGCCTGATGAACGTCAACAAGGGTATCTATACCGTCGAGAACCTCTTCTTGTCGCCCAACCAACGGCTCTACTTCGATACGACTGGAAGCGGTACGCCGACCGTCTCGAAATCGGTGCGCTGGAACTCGTCGGTCGGGGCCATCGAGTGGTCCGATTCAATGTACGTGCCACCGGATGGCCATTACTACCTCGACAGCGACCTGGACAAAGGGCTCTCGTACAACTCCACCGCAGGCCAGGTCGAGCTGGCAGGGGGTGGCAACGATATCCACCTGATGGACACGGTCGTCGCCCGGGGTAATATCGTCGTCGACGTCAACGACATCTACATCGCGGCGGACTCCAAGATCTGGTTCGACTACGGAACAAACACCAAGTCCCTCGAATACGATGCCGGAAACACCAGATTCGAATTCAACGACCGAGTGTTCGCCAACGGAGCGATCCAGGCCGCAGGCGGCTTCCAGGTCGACTCGGACGTGCCGAGCACCTTCGACACGGCCAAGACCAGGACGCTCCAGTGGAGCAGCCTGAACTCCCAGTTCGAGTTCAACTCCAAGTTGAAGGTCAATGGCACGCTGACGGTCGGAGCCTACACACTGCCGACTACGGATGGCTCTTCCGGACAGACGCTCACGACAGACGGTCTGGGTAACGTGACCTGGGCTGCTGGGAGCGGTTCCGGGGACGTCGTCGGACCGGCGTCGGCTACCGACACCGCCATCGTCCGGTTCGACGGGACCACCGGCAAGTTGATCCAGGATTCCGGCATCCTGATCGACGCCTCCGACAACATGGTGCTCGGACTCGACAAGAGCATCTACTTCAACGGTGCCGCCAAGTCAGCCGGCATGGCGTACTCGACGGTGGGTGGCAACGAGCTTCAAATCTTTGGGGCCGACCTCCTGATCGCCCAGGATCTGAAGCTGTGGACGGGAGAGCTTTACTTCGACGACGCCAAGACGCACGCGCTCATCTACGACAGTGCCACGGATAACCGCTTCGAGTTCAACGACGACGTCTACACATCGGAGAACTTCAACCTGGACGCCAACAAGGGAATCTCCTGGGGTGCCGTCACTTCCATCTCGTACCTGACTGCGGGCGGCAACCGGCTGTCGCTCGCACCGGACAACAACGCCAATCTCGATCTCGTGGTCCAGGGCACCGGTCTGGTGCGCATAGGTAATCCGTCCGGGACTTTCTGCCAGTTCGATCCGGACGGAGACTTCCACACGAACAACAGGCTCATCTCCTTCGACACGACTCGAACCAAGTGGCTCTATTGGGACGAGGGAGGCGCGAGGTTCCGCTTCAACGACGACCTCTACTCCGAGGCGGACATGCATGTCAGCGGGGACTACCGCCTCGACAATGGCCACAGCATCATCATGGGGACGCGGGGCAACATCACGGCCCACGGCTCCAACAACTATATCAACATCGGCGGAAACGTCCGTATCAGCGATGCCTATACGCTGCCCAACGCGGACGGCAGCTCCGGGCAGGTCTTGACCACGAACGGCCTCGGCTCCGTCTCATGGGGAACGCCTTCTGCTGTTCCGGCGATGCTGCAAGGCTCCGAAGAGGCGCTTGACTCCACGACCAACACCAGCTGGACCCAGGCGTGGCGTTACTCCCCCACTCTGGAGGTCGCGACCTATCTGGTCTGGTACTACTGCGAGTACACTAGCTCCTCCGGGTCGTACCGGGTGCATGTCCGAGTCCAGATCGACGACACCACCACCATCGCCGAAGGGGCTTTCGAACCGGAGGCGCTGATCGCGTCAGAAATCGACACGATGGGTGGTGTCTTCTTCTTCACGTCTGCGTCTGCCGGTGTCCACAACTTCGATTTCGACTTCTACACCGAAGGGGCGACCGCCTACATCCGTTCCAAGCGGATAGTGCTCATGAAGGTGACGTAATGGCAGCAACGGAGTATCTCTACAGCATTTCGGAGGACTTTCCGAATCAGAAAGTCAATCCGGATTCACTCAAGATCGAAATCATATCGAGCAATATCACCAAGACGTTCGATTACATCTTCACGCGGGGCGACAGCTGCTACATCTGGTTCGACGACGAGCTTTCGACCGAGGAGATAGGGATTCTTGACAACATCGTCGCCAACCATCAAGGAGATCCTCCCCCTGCTTTTGAGTTCCGAGCCTCTTCAAAGATCTTGGAAGGCCCCAAGTCGATCACGTCTCCAGACATATGGGAGGATGCGGGCGGGGTGGTCACGAACATCTCCTTCTTCGTGTCCGATCCGACGCTGGCGTGGGGCCGGCTGAGCGGACAGATCAAGACCGTGGGGGCCGGGGCCAAGCTGCGGGTTGTCCGCGAGAGCGACGGCCTCGTCTGCACCCCGGCGGACATCGAGCTACCTGATACCGAGGGGGCATGGGCCATCGTGAGCTTCTGGGCCAACCAGAACCAGCCTGGAAATCCGGACCGGTTCATCTTGCAAGGGTACCTGAACGGGGCCACGAGCCTGGAAGTACGCGATTACGCCATCTCCCTCCTGGAGAAAACTGCATGAGTCGAGTCCTCTTCGCGGTGACGACCTCGAACGCCCTGTACTCGAAGATCCTCAGATGGGCGATGAAGTCCAACATCAACCATTCGTTGGTCCTGTACCAGTCGAAAGAATGGGGCGATTGGTGGGCGGTCGAGATCAACGAGCGCGGCGTCAACAAGATCCCCGTCGACAAGCTCACACGCGTCGGCTACATGGAGTGCTACGAGTGCTCCGAGGACATCTGGCCGGCGCTCCGCGCCACCAAGGACTTTGTCGGAGAACGATACGATTGGCTCGGGCTGCTCGGAGGACTCTTCAAGCTCATCGCCTACCGGTTGTTCGGACGCAAATCCAAGGAACCGGTTCATCGGGACGATCGGCTCTTCTGCTCCGAGTACGTGGCTCACGTCATGTACCACGCCGCGCTGCCGGGAGCCGGCAAGGTCGATGGTTACGGCAAGATTCCCAACACGGTGGCCTGGAGGCCGGAGACCGTTTCCCCCGAGTATCTTCAGAACTTCTTCCAGGCGAGTCCCCTCTTCGAACGCGTGGATGCTCCTCCGGGCATCCCCTTCGAAAAGATGTAAGTTCAACTCGGCTTCTCTGTATATTAACCATAGATCTACGAGGAGGACCGTCATGGAAGATGAACTGCGTCCGGGTGTGAATGTCGAGGAAGACCCTTTGTTCAAAGCCTTGGAAGTTCAGCAGAAGCGTGTTCTGGATGCCTTGGAGATGGCCGTTCTCCAAGCCATCAACGATATTCGGAAGACTTTCGACGACCTCACGGAGACCCATGAGAAGCTGTTCGAACTTCGACTGTACGAAGAAGTCGCGGCCATCTCCATCGGTCGGGTCCTGGGTCTCGAAGGATGGAGACCCGGCGAACCCAGGGATCCGCGAATCGAAGACCTTGTCGCGAAGTTGAAAGAGCGCATCAAGACGCTGGAGACCTGATGGGAAGCGCCGAACGAAAGTTGCGCCGGGCCAAGGAGAAGCAGGCCCGCAAGGCGCTTCAGCAGGCGACCTCCGGCGCGAAGTCACTCGCCGAGCTGCCCGAGTTGCTCAAGAAGGCCATCGAGACGAACGAGCAGCTCGTCAAGACCAACGAGGAGCTGGTGTCCTCGAACGAGAAGTTTCGCAAGGAGATCGATCTTCTGAACAACGAGGTCGGCATCCTCCTGGAAGAGCATGAGAATCGGCTCAAGGCTTTGGAGGAGCGTTTCTCCCAGCACGAGACCCTCGACAAGATAGTTCTGCAAGGCTAGGAGGAGTCATGCCCAAGAATCTCTACGTATTCGTCCTGCGCGACCACGGCCAGGACATCTGCGATCATTGCCAGCTGCGGGGAGACGACGATCTCGAAGCCTGGGAGAACTTCGTCAACGGCGAATGGACGACCGCGCCGCCAGAGCTTCCGGGCTATTATCCGGTCCGCTACCAGTTCCGGGGAGTGGAGAAGAGGGGTGTCCAGAAGGCGCGGAGGGCCAAGAACAACAAGGATGCGTGCGTCTGGTCGGATGGCTCGATGCGAGAGCGCATCAAAGCCCGCTGGAGCCTGCCGTACCCGATGCCGCCCGAGGAGGAGTGAGATGTCCGTCAAGAACATCGAGACCACCGTCACTACGAGCCGGAAGTTCGGCGATGACTACTGCGACTACGACTGCGAGCACGTCGAGACCTACACCAAGTTCCCGCCCGTCGCCGTCTGCAAACTCAGCGGAGCCATGATTCAGCAGGACGACAAAGGGCGGCTGGAGCGCACCGTCTACTGCAAGTATCTGTGCGGCGAGGAGGTCGAGGAAAGGTTCTGGAGCCCAATGAAATGACCCTGGAGTTCAAACACGATCCGAGGGGAGAAACCATCCGGGGCAAGATCTACACCTTCATCGAATTCTTCGTCTTCATCCTAATCCTCCTCGGGATGTTCGTCTTAGGGGTCTACTTGTCGAAGTGAGGGAGCATGAGCAGCGAATCGAAGCTCGTCAAGGTCGTCTCCGCTTTCCTGGAGCGTGACCATCTCAAGAACCCCGAAACCAACGAGATCGACCCGACCAAGATCACCTACCGAGACATCATCGAGGTCTTCTCCGGTGCCGGCATCCGCGAAGAGGACATCTTCACCGAGATTCGGGACACGATCTCTGCCGAGCTGGCTTACGGCCTGTCTCTCGTTCTGAGAGAAGGCGGTCCTACGAACGCGGACAACACCCTTCGCTACGAGGGCGTCACAGCCGCCCTGAAGCTCTGGAGGGAGGTCGTGGCCTGCCAGGCCGACCTGGAGGAAGAAGCCCGCAGAAGAGAGGACTGGCTGCTCAAGCAGGCCCAGAACAAACATGGCGGCAAGAAGGGAGGATCTCGTGAACGGGCGCAAGAAAGTTAAGATGTGGATGGACATCGAGATCGGTGATTTCAAGTTCGGCTGCGCCGAGGAGGTCGAGGTGCCGGAGGGCTGCTTCGCAGAGGACGGCACCTTAATAGAGGAAGATGTCATCGAATACGTCGAAGAATGGATCCAAGAACGATGTCACTGGGGAGCGACCATCCTACCTGTTGAAGAAAGCTCGTAAACATCTCCACGAAGCCCTCGACGGCGTCCTTCACGGGGACTGCAAGAACCAGATAGCCGTACATATCCAGCTCGCCATCGAGCATATCCAACTTTTCGAAAAAGAAGATCGGTAGGAAGATCCGTTCCTGTATATTAACGATCTAACCTCAGTAACATCGTAATACGATGCGCCGCCATCCGGAAGTCTTGGATCGATGGGATTCCTGGCACCAAGATTCAAAGCTTCAACGGAATTATTACCGCCAAAGTGTACCTGTTAACGAAGTTTTCCGCAGGAGTTTCTTCGAATCCTTCCCTACGTTCAGAATTCTTACGCTACGCTCCAGAATTCTTCACTCCGGTCAGGATTCTCGAAACTCTATGCCGAATTCTTTGCCTTGGTAGACTTGGATTCATACAGATCAGGATGGTCGTGAGACAACAAGATTGGATCGAGTTGTTAGAACTTGGCAAATCTTGTTGAATTTTGGAAGTCTTTCCAAACCCGATGTATTTCGTTCTTCGATTTTCGATATCGTTGGTGGGTATATCAGAGGGTTTTTTCAACTTGGATCGAATTGGCTCGGATTGGCTCGGGGGAGTCGCGTCCTTAGATTTTCCAAAAAGAGTCGTGCTATTCTATACCGTGGAGCAGCCTACTCGGGATGGAAGCAGATGACGGACGAAGCCCGCACTAGTTTCACGGCCAAGATCCCCTCCTGGCTAGACAAGCGCCTCGACAGGATCGAGAAGGACAAGTCCGACCGCGCTGTTGTCAAGTCCGAGTTCAAGCGGGTCGATGGCGACATCGAAGACCTGAAGACTAAGATCGGCGAAGGCCACCAATGTCTCCGGGAAGGAGCTTTTGAAGCGATGGAATCTAGCATCGCAGCCAACAAGAAGGGCATTCGCGAGAACACGGAGACCATCCGGGAAGTCGCGAAGGTCGGTGTCGAGGAGAGCAAAAAGCTCTATCGCTGGTACATCCGAGGTCTCGCCGCGATGCTCCTCTTCCTGGTTACGACCGGAGCCGGCTTCGTCTGGTATCTGGCCGGCGTGGCCTTCCATCTCGAAGCTCACGGGGAGAAGTTGGAGAAGCTCGAACAGAAGATCGAGCATCCTCCGGCCTCGATGGAGAAGATCATCGAGGAGGCCGCGAACCGGGCGGCTCAGAAGACCGCTCAGCGGACTCAGAACAACCCGTGACCTGTCTGGTATATTATCAGTATGGGAGTGATACTCAGCGAGCGCTGCAAACTTTGTGGCCTGATCGACTTGGACGCGAACCTCTGGCGCGAGACCCACAGGCGCGTCTTCGACGAGGAACAGCCGTATGCTCAGATCGTCAGGTGGCTGAACGGTCGCCTGGAGATCAAGAACGAGCTGCTGCCGGAAGATCGGAAGATCACGCTCTTCACCAAGGCCAACTTCTATCACCACTTCAACAAGAAACATGTCTCAAACTTGGAAGAAGTCGATTCGGCGATCAACGTCGGCTTCGCCATCCAGGACCCGAGCAGCAGGCGCATCCAGATCCATCGGGCCGCGTATCGCAACATCGTCGAGCGCCAGGCTCTCTCCGAGGAGGTCGACGACTTCAAGCGGATGAAGGCGCTCATCGCCGCAGCCGAGCAGCGGCTCCACGGCTTCAATCGTCAGATGACCACCAAGGAGGTCGAGGCCGTCGAGGCCGGTGGCGAGGCCAAAGTGGATCTCAACGAGATAACCACGTTCCAGAAGCTCATTGCCGATCTGCTCAAGCTCAAGAAGGAAGCTGCGGCCATCGAATCCAGCAGCAAAGTCGCAGGGACGGCCCTCCAGGAGGCCGTCGAGATGATTGTCGAGTCCACTGTGACCCGCATCGAATCGGTGGCGGAGGAAATTCAAAGGCTCCTGGTACGAGAGCTGCCAGGGTCACGGTTGCCCGATCAGGTGGCGCAGATTATCCGGAGTCGAGTCGGTGACACGATGAAGCAGGCCATTCCGGAAGTTCTCAACGCTATCTCCGTGAGGTATGGCATCAAATGAACGGGCTGCCCAAGATGTTTCGGCATGATCACGTCCTGCGCGACCAGAAGGGGCTTCCCGTGGGCCGCGTCGTTCTCGTCGATGACAGCTCCTACGAGGAGGGCGAGCCGATAGCCGTGGCGCTGATGACTGTCCCGTTGGCGAAGATGATGAAGCTGAAGGGGCGTTTGTTCTACGTGGACGGGATCCCCTACAAGCTTCCCGACGACATCTCCGCTCTGAAGATGAAGACCAGCGCGGGAAAGCACTTGGTCAACAACTTTTACCTGGAGCCGGCATGAGTAATCACGAGTTCATCGACCGCATGACGTCGCGAATCGACGGCGTCATCAAAGGCAAGAGCCGCGAGCGTGACATCGATGTTGAATATCTGCGGAGGCCGGCTCCGAACATCATTGAGTGGATTACCGGTATCGACTACTGGAATGTTCCGAGCACGTTCGATCACAGTCGCCAGTATCAGATCCTGCGCGACGTCTTCAACCTGCGCTGCCCTATCTGCAACTCGATGAAGCCGGAGGACATCGATTGTTGGGGCAAGAGTCGGCTCTACCTGGAGTCGGAGACTCTGCTCGTCTGGAATGAGTCGGAGCAGGACTTCGTCTGCCCCCGCTGCCGCAGCACCCAGCGCGAGTTCTACGAAGACGCCATCCTGTTGCCGTACAACGAGATGATCGTCATCGCCGGCATGCGCTCGGGCAAGAGCTTCACAGGCGCACACATTGGAGGCTACTTCGAGCACTTCCTCATCACCCGAGGCGTTGACAGCAGGGGTGCGCTCCAGCGGCTGCTCAAACAGGAGAGATCCGAGTGGTTCGAGGTGACCTTCGCCGCATCGACTGCGACTCAGGCAGCTCAGACCATCTATGCCAAGTATCGAGAAATGCGGAACAATTCTCCGTGGATTCGCAAGTACATGGAGTGGGTCCGGGCTGAGGAGAAGAAGCAGATCGGCAACGCCGTCGATAAGTGGAAATATCGTATCAACGACGACGCCATCTTGGACGGTTACCTGATGTGCCGGTTCAACCGGATCGCCTCCGACTCGGCGGGCATCGCTGGCAAGACCAGGATCATGGCCTCCATCGATGAGTGGGCGCGTCTCGTCGACACCGAGGGCACCCGGTCTGCGCAGGAGCTGTACCGCGTGCTCAACCAGTCGTTGAAGACCGTCAGGGCCTCGCAGGAGCTGAACCACCTCCCTTCGTTCCTGGGCCTGATGATCAACGTCACGAGTCCGCTTGCCCAGGATGACCCTGCCATGCAGACCTACTACAAGGCCGAGGCCGGCGAGCTGAAGAAGACCTACGGCTGGAAGGGGGCGACCTGGGAGTTCAATCCGCACATGCCTCGACATCTCTTCGACGAGGAGTACGTGAAAGATCCCATCGCCGCAGAGCGCGACTTCGGGGCCTCTCCTCCGAATGCCGACATGCCTTACGTCGATGATCCGCTCCGGTTCTGGAAGAGCATCGACTGGGAGAGGGAGCCCATCGCCACCTTCGCCGAAACCTACTTGAACGACGCCACTGGCAAGCAGTACGTCGGCATCGATTTGGACCGCTGTCAGCTCGATCAGGTCAACACCTACTACATTTTCGGTGACGCCGGTCTGAGCTGGGACTCCTTCGCGCTCGTCTGCGCCCATCCCGAGTGGATCAGTGCCGAGGACCTCGAAGAGGAGGGGGATGAGGATGAGAACGGTGACCGCAAGCTCTCGAAGATCGGGACGGGTCGTGGACGCATCGAGCCGGTGACCCCGTTCGACGTGGTCCTGGCCGAGGACATGGGCACTTATCTCGGATCCGGGATGGCGGTCGCCGCCGACGCGCCGATGATCATCTCCTCGCAGCAGGAGCAGCGCAGGATGATGCGCGCATTCTCGGCGATGCCGTCCGGCAATATCCCCTACGATCATCGTGGCGAGATGATGGCCACCGTCATCGATTTCGCCGTGCGCATCGTCCCGACCAACGAGCGCGACATCTGGTTCAACTCGGTGGTCAATGTCATCGAGCAGCTGCGCAAGAAGATCAGGATCGCCTCCATCGCCTTCGACCGCTGGAACTCCGAGTCGACCATCCAGCAGATCAGGACGATGGGAATCATGGCCACCAAGGTCACGCTCAAGCCCGAGCACTTCATGGGATTCCTCCGGATGACCTACAACGGCAGGGTGAGCCTGCTGGCCCCCAGGACGGACGATATGGTCGGTTTATCCGACAAGGGTAGTCTGGTCGTAGGAACGCCTCAGGAGCAGATGGAGGGCCGCTCCGTGGCTCTGGTGGAGCTTCTGAAGCTCTCTCGAACTCCTGATCTGCGGAAGTTCCACAATCCCAACAAGGGAAAGATGCGCGGTCGCGACTCGGACGACCTGGCCCGCTGCTACATCGGCGTCCACCAGCTGGTGCAGAACTCCATCGTCGACGAGCTGGCCGAGACCAAGAAGCGCCGGGCCGTTCGGAAGCGCCAGGTCGCCACGGATACCTCGATGGTCGGCATGAACTTCCGGGGTCCGGCGAACTGGTAGGTCAAGTTCGGCGATTTTTAGAAAAGCCAAAATGATCATGATATACTGGCGCGGAATCATGGGAGAGACTTCCCGGTAGGATCGGCAAGGAGAGCGAAAATGAATCTCTACATCGAGGGTCTGACTTCGGGGAACATCAGCATTTCGGGGGACGAAGGTCTTCCGAACGTCAAGATCGTCGGCGCTTCCAGCGCGACCGTCGACGTGAAGGACGTGCTCGGCAACAAGCAGTTCTGCGAAGACTGTGCGACCTTCATCACCAACAACAAGATCCGGGTCCGCGTGGGCAACGCGAGCGGTCGCATCCTGACTGCTTCCCAGATGTCGGCGATCCAGAACGGCACCTTGTTCGATCTGGACTCGGACGGCGTGGCGGACATGGCCGAGGGTATCGCCTCGGTCATCGTCCAGGGCATCGATCTGAAGGATGCGGTCACGGAGTGGACCGTGAACCTGCCGGGTGATGGCAGCCAGAAGTTCCTGCCGCTCCGCGCCACCGCAATTTGCCGCTCCGCGACTGCCTTGGTCGGGGATGCCACGCTCAATCTGGGAACCTCGACCGGCGGCACGCAGTGGCTCAACGCTGCGGCTCTCACGGGTCTCGGGGCGGTCGGTGTCGGCGAGGCTATCGTCAAGGAGATCGATGTCACCACGACGGCGATTGCCACGGTGGACGACAACGCCACGCTGTACGTCGGTGTTGCCGGGGCCGACAGCGGAACCGCCGGTACCTGCGATCTGAAGATCGAAGGTATCTTCCTGTAGGATCTCCGGTTTTCTGCCAGCTCCTCTTCTTGTATCTTGAGAAGAGGAGGCTGACATGGCCAGACGCAAGCCAGTTCCGAAGATCGAGGTCGAGGAATCGGTCGACCTTAACGAAACCCAACCGCCGACGTGTTATAACCAGAAGTGCTCCTTCTGTCGGAAGGATCTCTGCGGCGACTGGTTCGAGTCGTGCGAGGAGGGACGTGATGATCACGCTGGATGAAGCAATCGAGTCGGCCAAGATATCTGCCGGAGCGGAAAGAATCTTGCGCCAGCAACACTACGAGGATCTCCTGTCCCAGCTCTCTGAGGAGGAGCACTATCCCTTCACGATGGCGCTCGTCGAGCTGGATATCGGCACCCGGACCGGAATCCGCTCCGCCGCCGTCGATAGGTTCTTCGGCAAGGAATCTTTCGAGCCGCTCGATCCCCATCCCTTCATCGAGGACCGAATCGTCCGGGCCGCACTCCGACGCAATGCCGGCTGGTGGGACAATCTCAAGCGCAAGATCAAGGAGTGGACCGGCTGGGGCGAGGAGGAGACCGAGGACTTCATTGAAGAGGAATACGATGTTTTCGAACCACCTCCCGAAGCTCCCCCAGGTCCAATCCCGGAAGAAGTTCCCACTGTCGAAGAAGATATTCAGGAGGACATCGAGGAGAGCGATGAGCTGTACCCTCGCTTCGAGGAGTACGTTCCTCCACCGGTAGGAGAACCAGAAGCCATTCCTCCGGGTGAACCGATCGAACCCTTTCAGATGCCTGTCATGCATCCTGTCGAATCTTCGAATCTGGAGGGGGTGGGCTACGACGAGGAGGAGGAAATTCTCTATATCTCGTTTCGTCCCAAACGAAATACGCCGCGCACTCTTTACCGGTACTTCAATGTTCCGGGGCAGATCTTTTCGGATCTCTTGAACGCGGAGTCCAAAGGCAAGTACTTCCATCGGAACATCCGCGAAGTTTTCCCCTACGATGGTCCGCTCGATGTAGGTGCGCTCGCCAGCTGATTATCGGATTTCAGTTTTCTCCCCTCATCTTTATAAACGAGCAATGCTCCTGAAGTATACTATGACGTCGACAGGAGCAGATTACCGAGATGACTACGATCTGGCCGTATCCGAGCACCTATCCAACCTCCTTCGACAATTTCTCGACGGCGATGATCGACAACGTGGACGAGGTCATCGCTAACCACCCGAATTCACTCTCTTCCGCCATCACCTCCTTGGAGCAGAAGCTCAATCTGGACAATCTGCCGATCATTGGAACCGGAGGTCTCCAGTTCGACCCCACCGGTCACGCGTCCTCTCCGGGTCCTCCTGGAGCGCCCACTCTCTGGATCGATACTTCTGCCGGACCTGCCATCGGATATCCGATCAAGTTTACGGACCAGCTGGGAGTCACCTACGATCTTCGAGTCTCGGGCGGTGTAGCCTTCATCGGGACGGGATTCACTTGCTCTCTGGGGACGGCGGTCGGAGATCTGGTCTATATCAGCGCTGCCGATACCGTGAGCACGGCGGATGCCGTCGTGGGCAGCGCGGCTCGGGGAATGGTCATCTCCGTCTACGGGGGCGGCACGACCTGCGACATCGCTTACGGCAGTGAAATCACCAACGGGGCCTGGTCGCTGACTCCCGGCGCTACGTACTTTCTGGCGGCGTCGGGAAGTTTTGCGACGACGCCTCCGGTTGGCTGGACGGTTCAACAGGAGATTGGTTTTGCCCGGAACGCCACCACGATGGTTTTCCGGCCCACGATCACGACGAGGTGACGATATGACGGTGCGTAAGTTCAGGTTTTTTCTGTCGGAGACTCCGTCCTCGATTCAGCGGGACGCCAGCGGGGACACTGTTCTCAAGGTGAAGGTCCCGACCAAGACCGGCAAGAAGTTGCTGGTAATCCGGGATCAGGAGGTCGTTCGCACCGAGGACGATCCCATCGCGGACCAGGCGCTGCTGAACTACCGTCCGCCGAAGGTGCCGCTCAAGCACCATCCCGGAGGAGTTCCTACGCACGCGTACCACAACTACGCGGATCACATGGAAAAACGGCCTTTCGTCGAGGTCGCTGCGAACACGACGCATCACCACATCCTGTAGGAGGGTGGTGAAGAAGATCTTCTAGGAAGGAGAAGGGAAAATGGCAAACCTGTACGCGCTGGCGAGGGAAGGCGGTCAAATCAGGAATCTGATTTCGACCGACGCCCTGATCGCGGCCAGCATCCAACGAACAGCTGCTGACAGCGGTGGGATGTCCATCGGCACGGACGCCAACACCACGGCCATCGACATCGGCTCGACCGGCGTGCTCACGACGGTCAAGGGCAACTTCGAGGTCGAAGGTACGACCACCCTGCTGGACACCAGCACCTTGGAGGGTGATGTCGATCTCGGCAACGGAGATGGCGACGTCATCACCCTCGGCGGCTCCTACGTGAGCGCTGTCGACGTGGTGAACATCGGCACGGCTCACGCCTCCGGCGATACCGACGTCAACCTCCGGGTGGACATGGGTGTCGATCAGGACAAGAGCATCATCTTCGACCGCACGGCGGATTCGGAGTCGGTGCTCATCCTTCCGGACTCGGACGACGCTGCCGCCGACTTGGCGACCGGTGCGATCCGGGTGAACGGCGCGGGCGCGCTCCAATGGTACAATGGCGCGTCCTGGCAGACGGCGGGCACCTCGGCGGGCAACAGCCTCCAGCAGGCCTACGCGCAGGGCAACACCATCGCCGCCACTTCCGGCGATGGCGCAATCGCGTTCTCGGTGGCCGATACCCAGAACATCGCGGTCCTGACGCTGACCCAGAGCGACGTCACCAACAACCCCGACGCGCTCATCGTCTCCAACGCCGGTACGGGGGCAGCCATCGATCTCCAAGGGGCCGGCTCCAGGCTGATCACTTCCGATTCGGCCAACCTCGACATCACGACCACGACCACGGGCGACATCAACATCAACTCCGTGGCGGATCTCGACCTGGACGGTGCTACCGTCAACATCAATTCTGCCGGCGCGGCCACCCTCGACGCCGTGGGCGCGCTGTCCATCGGGGGAGCAGGGGTGAGCATCTCGGCGGATGGTGGCGCGGGTCTCTCCATGACCACCAACAGCGGGAACGTCATCCTGAACAACACCGGTACCGGTTCCGTGAACATGAACTGCAACGATACCGGCGCGTTCAACATCTGCACCTCGACTTCTGCCGCCTACGGTTCGACGGCTGTCAACATCGGTACGGCCAGTGAATCCGGCGGTCAGCGCACGATCACCATTGGCGAGGTGGCCGACGCCAGCAATGGGTCTCTCACACGGCTCTACGGCTACACGCTCACGTTGGACGACTACTTCCGGACGGGATCCACTTGGTCGGCGTCCTGGACCCTTTCCGACGCCGCTTCCGAATGGGATGACCTGGAGACGGCTCTCGGCGGCGAGATGTCCCTCGTCGCGGCCATCACCTACGCGGTCACCGAGGGAAGCTCGTACTGGTCGGAGTCGGCTGGCGTCCTGAGCCCGAAGACCTCGGGCGATGTCGTGGCGATCACGGTGGACGACACCGAGAACGCCATCCCGCTCACCCTGACCCAGAACGACGTCACCAACAACCCCGCTGCGCTCTCCATCGTCAACGCCGGCACCGGCTACGGCATCAAGCTTGCTGGTGCGGGGACCACCGGTCACGACATCCACTCCGAGTACAACAACGCAGCGGATCAGACCTTCACCATCTCGGCGGCGAACATCGGCGCGGGGGATGCGAACCTCTATCTCAATTCCACCCAGAACACCAACCTCCGGGTCAGCGGCAGCAACCGCGTGAGCACGAGCGCCACCTCGGTCAACCTCCAGGACGGCACCGCCTCGTTCCAGCTGAGCAGCGGCGCGATCAGCACCAGCGGCGTCACGACCATCGATCTCGACGGCTCCGGCGCGGTTCAGATCAACTCGTCGGGCGGCTCCATCGGCATCGGCAACGACGGGAACGCGCAGCCCATCAACATCGGCACGGGCGCTGCCGCCCGGACGATCACCGTGGGCAACTCCACGGGTGCGACGGCGGTCGATCTCCAGTCCGGGACTGGCGGCATCAACCTGAACGACGGCGTGGCCCAGCTCGACCTGGACGGCGCGGGCGCTCTCACCGAGACCGCTCTGGTGAGCGCGGACATCACACCCTCCGGCGCGTTGACCCTGCGTGGCGGCGGCGTGAGCCAGTTCGGCGACGACACCGGCTACTTCAACTTCGACGGCTCCGGCGCTCTCACCGAGAGCGGTATCACGGGCTTCACCATCGACGTGGCGAACGCCTCCACACTGTCCGTGACCGGCGCGACGGCGGACCTGACCCTCGGAGGCCGGGCTGCGACCATCACGCTCAACGAGGCCGGTGACACCACGCTGAGCGGTTTCACCGCGACCTCCATCGTGGGCGCGCTGAACGAGCTGAAGGGCGAGATCAGCGGTGTCGGCGTGTGGACCGGTGTCGTGGACACGGTGGCCGGCATCAGCGCGAACGACGTGGTCTGCCTCGACGACGCGAACGCGGCGGGCATCCTCGATCTCGCGGACGCGAACGCGGCGAGCAAGAAGTTCGTCGTGGGTGTCTGCACCGTGGGCGCGGCCCAGAGTGCCACCGCCTCGGTGGCGTCGGGCGGCAAGGCGACCGTGGCCACCTCGGACGTGGGTGCCTGGGCTTGCGGGGACGCGATCTACCTGGCTACCACGGCGGGCGAGGCTACTTCGACCGCGCCGTCCGCTTCGGGCGACGTGGTGCAGCGGATCGGCTGGGCGACCGGCTCGGGCCGGGAGATCGTCATCACCATCGGTGAGCCGACGCTGATCTAGCGGCAGGAGCCTTGAATGGCTGATCGGTACCTGTACGGTTCGGTGACTTCGCCTTCTGCTGGCGAGAATATTCGTCGGCAGTTGGCGAACGCCGATCATGCCTTGATCGCCGGCCTCAAGTACGGCTCTGGCACGGTCGAGCTGACGAGTGCCGGAGCCGTGCAGGTTCTGCCGGCGACCGGACAGGATCTCACTCTCAAGTCGAACGGAGCGGGTTCGATCCTCGCCGATCTCAATTCGGTCAGCTCGAACGAAGGCTTCGACATAGATTTTACTACCACTGGATCTTCCTATTTTCGACTTCGCAGCGATGGTTCCGAGCTGGACTTGACGTCTCGGATAGATCGTTTGACTTATCGCGCCATCGGTTCAGTCGTCATCGAGGCCGACACCGATGGGGGCGCTTCTGACACGCTCGATCTCCAGGTCAACGGTGCTTCCCGATTCCTGGGCGGTGTCACCGATACGACGATCAAGAGCGGTGGGGGTGGTGACCTTCATCTCCACTTTGATGTAGGTTCTCCAGGTACTGGTGAATTCAACATCTTCCAGGACGGGACCGCCGTCCGGATGAATATCTCCACTGTCGGACAGATCACTTTCACACCGGTCTCCGGTCAGAATTTCGAGGTCTCGACCGGGGGAGCGGGCGATATCGATCTGAACTCCACAGACGCGATTACGCTTGATGCCGGTGGAGCTTCCAACTTCACGGTGGCCGGTTCCTCCTTGACGCTGTCTACCACGACATCGGGAAACATCGTCGTAGATGCTGCCGGAGCTGTTACCATCGACGGCACGGGTGTCAGCATCGACGGAACGTCTGGCTCGAATTTCACTGTTACTGCCGCCAACCGGAGCTTGAGTCTGGAAGCTCTCGGGGGCGGAGCGAATCAGGTGATCCTCAACTCCGCCGGTACCGGCGCGGACGCGCTTCGGCTCTACGCCAGCGCCGGTGGTCTTGACGTGGACATCGCCGCAGCAGTGTCGTTGAATTACGACACGACTGGAAGCGGTAGCATCTTCGAGCTTCTTCGGAACGGCAACGGTGTCCTGGAGGTGGATGCATCTGGGAATGCCACCCTCGATTCCTACAACGCCGTCGCCGCGACCAACATCGAGACCGCCATCCGCGCGACCAACGTAGGCGCGACTTCCGGGGACGCCACCGTAGTACTGCGAGCCGACAGTACGAACGGGACCGCTATCGTGGGTGTCAACATCGATGGTTCTCCCACGGTGGCTTTCTACGGTGATCGCAACGAGAGCACCGAGCCTTGGCATCTCGGGAGTGGCAGCATCAGCGAGCCTTCCTATTCTTTTGGTGCCGCCACCACTACGGGGATGTACTACCTGACCGTGAGTGGGTCTCCTGCTTGCGGATTTGCGGCATCGGGGGCTGAAGCCGCCCAGATTCTCGGCAGAGGCATCTTGCTCGAAGCAGAAGGGTCTGCTGCCGCCCCTGCTTATTCTTTCAGTGATTATCCCACGACGGGTCTCTACTGGGCGATGTTCGCCAGTGCGGAAGGTCTCGGGATTACCACTGGGGGTACTGTCCGCGTCAGCGTCAGCTCGGGAGTCTTCTCGGTCCAGGATGTCGGTAACATCGACATCGACAGCGACGGTGGCATCTCTCTCGACGCCAACGGAGGCGTCTTGACTGCCACGGCCACGGGGTCGATGACGCTGACCTACGACAGCGACGACACCGGGGATACGGCAGCGATCAAGCGGACTTCGGCCAATACGCTCGTCGCCTTTTCCAGTACGGGGGGTGTCGCGGTCACGCCCGAGAGCGGCGCGAACTTCACGGCCAATACGACGGGGGATGCCTGGTCCGAGATCGACGGCACCTATTACGTGCCTCCGGGTAACGGTTTGGAGCAGCTCCTGAGCTACCTGATCGTCACCGCGACCAGCGGGGCGACGATCATGCTCGGGATGGGTTCCTACACGATAACCTGGACCACGGCGACCTCGATCAACCAGTCCATCCACATCATCGGGATCTCCTCGGCGGACACCGAGATCCGGTTCACGCAGGACGACGCGGACAACTACTTCTCCATCGCCGCGCCGTCCCACATCGAGAATGTCAAGTTTACCGGTGCTGGTTGGAGCGCCACGCCGCCCAGCTACGCGATCAACTTCTCTTCGGGGGCTGCCGGGTCAATTGTCGAGAACTGCGAGTTCGACGTTTCCGGAGCATCTGCGGGTGTCATCTACGTGGCGAGCGGTTGCGACGAGGTGGTGATCCGCAACAACAACTTCAGTTCGACCCCCTCCGGGTCCGGAACCGCCGTGATCACGTCTGCGGGAGCGGACCAGATCCGCGTCCTGGACAACTACAGTGCCTCGTGCGACGCTCAGTTCTTCTTCCGGATCCCGGACGCGACCACCACTTATGGCCCCATCGTTCGTAGTAACCGGGTAACGGGGGCCAGCGGAGCCGCCTCGACGGCGAAGATCTACTTGGGGAGCGCAGCTCGGCAGGGCGTCATCGAGGAGAACTACCTCGACTACACTTCCTCCGCTGCGGATACCTTCATCTCGTTGGGCGGCAGCGGCAGCGGTTCTGGAAACATCGGAAACCATCGGTTCATCGGGAATCAGATCCGTTGCGAACGTTCCACTTCGACTTCCTGGAGCAGCGGCGTCAACATGATGGAGGTGACAACGCCGCGCAACATCG